GCCTATGGGTTGCTGGTGGAAATTTAGGACAAATGCGCACCTCCACCAACGGCTCTACTTGGACCACCGTCACCTCAAACTTTGGGAGTACAGCCATCCGTTCCATCGCCTACGGCAACAACCTATGGATTGCTGGTGGAAATTTAGGACAAATGCGCACCTCCACCAACGGCTCTACTTGGACCACCGTCACCTCAAACTTTGGGAATACAACCATCCTCTCCATCGCCTACGGCAACGGCCTATGGGTTGCTGGTGGAGATTTAGGACAAATGCGCACCTCCACACAAGAACAATTAAACCTAAACAAATTCATAAAATCTGAAGACGAACAAAAAGCAGCATTTTTAAATAACAACGGAATATTATTCAGTTGGAACGGCATTGGATATGAAAGAATATCAACAGGAATAAATGATAATTTTGTTAATGGGGGAATTCAAACTGACACTACCCGCCCTGATAATGTAAATACTGGATCAACTTGGACCACCGTCACCTCAAACTTTGGGAATACAACCATCTTCTCCATCGCCTACGGCAACGGCCTATGGGTTGCAGCAGGATATACAGGCCAAATCCGCACCTCCACTAACGGCACTACTTGGACCACCGTCACCTCAAACTTTGGAAATACAAATATACGATCCATTTCCTATGGCAACGGATTATGGGTTGCTGGCGGAGGTTTAGGTCAAATGCGTACCTCCACCAACGGCTCCACTTGGACCACCGTCACCTCAAACTTTGGAAATACAGTTATTGTTTCTATTGCCTACGGAAACAGCCTATGGGTTGCTGGTGCATATTCAGGTCAAATCCGTACCTCCACCGATGGCTCCACTTGGACCACCGTAAACTCAAACTTTGGAACTACTCACATTTCCTCCATCGCCTACGGCAATGGTCTATGGATTGCTGGTGGAGCATCAGGTCAAATGCGTACCTCAACCAACGGCTCCGCGTGGACCACCGTCACCTCAAACTTTGGAAATATATGGATTAATTCCATCTCCTATGCTAACAACTTATGGGTTGCTGGTGGAAATTCAGGTGAAATGCGTACCTCTACCAATGGCTCTACATGGACAACCGTCACCTCAAACTTTGGAACTACAAGGATTAATTCAATCGCTTATGGTAATGGTATATGGGTTGCTGGTGGATATAATGGACAAATCCGTACCTCCACCGATGGCTCCACTTGGACCACCGTAAACTCAAACTTTGGAGTTACAAAAGTCAACTCCATTGCCTACGGCAACGGCCTATGGGTTGCTGGTGCATATTCAGGTCAAATCCGCACCTCTCCACAACTATATAACTACAACTACAACATAGTAGGACAAAATGCAACATATTATTCTACTAATTTAACAACATGGACAACTGTCTCTGTACCCCCTGCATCTTCAATCAATGATATAATTGCCAAATAGTCTAGTAGAAAGAAAAAACACATGAAAAAGTTTCACTTTTTGAGCGGTCTTCCACGATCTGGTTCCACTCTATTATCTTCAATACTAAATCAAAATCCTGAAATTTATTCAGGTCCAAACTCCCCAATGTGTGGGATGATGTTTAATTTGGAAAGAAGCATTCTTGCTTCAGAGCAGTACCGCTCATATCCAAAACCAGAAGTTCTTCCAGCAACGGTATGTGGAGTGCTTGATAATTATTATTCTGATAGAGAAGAAGAAGTAATTATTGACAAGTCAAGAGAATGGTCAATCCAAGAACATTTCGGGGTACTTTTAAGAAACCTTCCTTATGATCCCAAAGTAATTCTTACAGTAAGAGATATCAAAGATATACTTGCATCATTTATCTATATGGTGAATCAGAATCCACAACAGCCATCATTTATTGATCAAGAAATTCAGGCACGACAGGAATTCAATTTTTACCGCCCAATTGATGATATTAGATGTGATCATCTTATGCGTCCAAAGGGATTGATTGACAATGCCCTGTATGGCATTGCTTATGCAATGCTGGAAGAAAATCGTGAATATTTCCATGTAGTGGAATATGATGATCTAATTAATAATACTCAAGAAACAATGGACGGTATATATGAGTTCCTTGGTTTACAGTCATTTAACCATGATCTAAACAACATTGTAAATGTTGCACCAGAAGATGATCGTGTATATGGATTAAAGGGAATGCATGATGTTAGGTCATCAATATCTCCTCGCAGATTGCCAACAGAAGAAATACTTTCTCCATATGTATCAAGTAAGTATTCAGGACTAGAATTTTGGAGGGAAGTTGAGTAAGCCACATGTAAATGTTCTTATCTGTACCCCAGGAAGAATGATGGAGGCAGAATATGTCAAAAGCCTTGTAGCAACGCTAACTCATCTAAATAATAATGGAATTTCATACTTATACCTAAATGAATATTCTTCTCAAGTTAATGCTGCAAGAGAAGCAACTATTATGGGGTCTAGATTCTTAAGTGCATTTGCTACAGAGCCACTGTCTGGGGAAGTAACATATGACAAGATAATTTGGATTGACTCAGATATTTCATGGAACGTAGAAGACTTCATGAAGTTATATGAATCTAGATATGACGTTGTATCTGGAATATACTTCAATGAAGAGGGAGTTCCACTATTTACCTTTAAAGAAGATGATGTATATTTTGACAAAGAAAAACTAAAGCACAAAGAATACCCATTTGAAGTTTTTGGGGTAGGCTTTGGATTTGTGTCGATGAAGTCTGGTGTCTTTGAAAGTTGTAAAAGACCATGGTTTGAAACAGAATTTCAAAGAATTACAAATGAAGAAGGAAAAGAAATGTTTCTTCCTTGGGGAGAAGACTTTTCATGGTGCATTAAAGCACATGAGGCAGGGTACAAAATAATGCTTGACCCAAGTATTAGAGTAGGACATCACAAGAAGATTAGGATTGCACTATGAATAAGCCACACTTTAATGTAGTATTTGCTACTCCAGGAAATTCATTCACGCCTGGATATGTAAGAAGTTTACTGCTATCTACAAATGCTCTAAATCAAGAAGGGCTTACCTGGAACTTTCTTAATCAGGGAGGATCTCTTGTAGCAATGGCTAGAGAGTCAACAATTGGTGGATACGATACAAACAATATTGACATGACTCAGCCATGCAGCGGTGATTTTACTTATGATATGATTATGTGGATTGATTCTGATATATCTTGGATGCCATCAGATCTATTTGCTATCTATAATTCTAATAAAGACATTGTTGCAGGTTGTTACCTTATGGAAGATAGGCATATTCCTATTTATCAACAACCACGCGGTGGAATGATGCCAGAGCAATTACTTGATGATTATAAAAAGCCATTTAAGGTTGCTGGATGTGGATTTGGATTTATAGGAGTAAAGTCTGGGGTATTTGAAAAGATGCCTAGACCATGGTTTGGACCAGTTCCCATTGCATCTTTTGATGAAAAAACAGGGGAAAGAAAAGAAGACTTCATTCTTGTTGGAGAAGACCTGTCATGGTGTACAAAGGCAATAAATTGTGGTTTTGATATTTGGGTTGATCCAGATGTTCGCGTTATTCATCAGAAAACATTTCCACTACCATTTATGTCACAAATGAAAAAATGAAATCAATACCAACATTAATTATTCCAGTACTCAACAGATTTGATTTATTAGAAAATGCACTAGCATCTATTGACTACCCAGTTGATAATATCCTTGTTATAGATAATAGCAATACTTATAAAAACGATAGGGTAAATGTTCTAAATATGCCATCGAATATGGGGGTAGCTGGATCGTGGAATCTTGGAATAAAATGCTACCCACATTCACCTTACTGGGTATTTATGGGAAGTGATGTTGAGTGGCTTCCAGGAACATTACAAAAGATATCTGTACTGAGTGGACCAGAAAGATTCTTGATCAGCAACTATGGATTCAATGCATTTTCTCTTGGGTCCTCTTTTATAAAAGATGTTGGACTATTTGACGAGAACTATTATCCTGCATATTATGAAGATGAAGATTATGAGAATCGTGCAAGATATATGGGATTAGGAAATAAGATTCTTTATCCAGATATTCCAGTAAAAATTTATGATAGTTGCACAACGGCAAAATCTGGCGGGTATCTAGAAAAGAAAAATAAAACAGATATATCTAATAAAAGATATTATGATAGTAAGTTTGCTAAAGATCCTTTAGAGTGCTACAATTGGGAACTACAAAGACGTATAGATAATGATTGGATAGTCAATGAAAATTAAGTTTGAGGCATTTGACAAAGAAACAGAAATTCTTTTTGATATACCAAAGCCTGCTGCACAATCTATTCCTCAATGGTATAAAGATATGCCAGTTAGGATGAATGGTGAAAAAGAAGATGGTCTAGCAAGAGATGGTGTTGCAGTAAGTAACCTTACTCTTAAGGGATGCTCACCATTTCTTGATGCTCTGACCTCTGGATATATGTTTACACTACCATTTGATCTTGAATTTAGAAAACACCCAGGTAAGGGAATCAACATTCGTTGGGCCACAAATATTAATGCAATAGGATCACATGGTCCAGATCAGGCTCCAGGACTACCAGCCCCATTTGATGGAAACGAAGATCTACTTAAGTGGAGGCCAGGATTTAGAGTCATTACCCCAAAGGGATATAGTTGTTTGTTTACGCACCCAACAAATAGACACGATCTTCCATTTAGAACATTTTCGGGAGTAGTTGATACGGATACATACCCACTTGGAGTAGAGTTTCCATTTCAACTTCTTAATACTATTGACAAGGATATCTTTATTCTTGAAAAGGGTACCCCTATATGTCAGGTAATTCCATTCAAGAGGGAAGACTGGAGAAGTGAACAGGTTGCATTTGATGAAGATGCAAATAAAAAGAATGGCTTCATATTAAAGTCAAAGATCATCAGATCATATAAGACACAGTTTTGGAATAAAAAGAGTTACCTATAAGGAGACAAATGGCTGACTGGCTACAAAGAAAATCAACTGGAGATTCTAATGCTGTATTTGCAGCAAAGGGTGGAACTGAATTATTGAAAGAAGGATTAGAAAAGCATACTAATTTTAAAGAGTATGATAATATAAATCTTTTAATATCTACCCCAAATCAAGATAAACTTAGATATACAAAGAAAAACGTTTTGTGGCAGCATCTTAATTATATTGATGAGTCTCTTGCCCCAATGAGAGATCCAGCATTTATGAAGGCTATTAATGCAACGGTATATGTATCTCATTGGCAGTTAGAAAAGTTTAGGTATTTATTTCAAGTACCACTTCACAATGCTCATGTTATCCGAAATGCAATTGAGCCGATTGAGTTTAAGCCAAAGTCTAAGGATGGAAAGCTAAAATTAATTTATACCTCCACACCATTTAGAGGTCTATCAATTCTTCTAGATGTTTTTGAAATGTTGAATCGTGATGATATAGAATTAGAAGTCTATTCATCTACTGCTATCTATAGTTCAGGATATCAGGCAGCATATGGAGATTTATACAAAGATCTTTTTGATCGTGCAAAGTCAATGAAAAACGTTAACTATCATGGATATGCAGAGAACAAAGATATTCACAAGGCACTACAAGAGGCACATATTCTTGCATACCCCAGTATTTTTGAAGAAACTGCATGTCTTGCAATGATTGAGGCAGGGGCAGCAGGATGTTCTCTTGTTACAACAGATCTTGGTGCATTGCCAGAAACAGGATCTATGTATGCCAACATGATGACAATTAAGTCGGATGAGAAAGACATTAAGGTTGCATATGCACAGCACCTAAATCAAGCAATCAATGACTATTGGGATAAATCAAATCAAGAAATGCTAAGAGAGCAGTCAGACTTTTACAATAAATTTTATTCTTGGGAACGCAGAGCAAAAGAATGGAATGAGTTTTTTGAAGAAGTTTCTTAATGATCGTTGATTGCACAATGTTCCACTGGGAGTTTGATCTTCTTGAAATAAGAATGAGAGAACTATGGGATGTTGTTGATTACTTTTATGTAACAGAGTCTGTATGCGACCATAGAGGAAATGACAGAGAACTAATTCTTTCTAAAAATATTGATAGGTTTGATTGGGCAAAAGAAAAACTGGTGGTTATCACATCTGATAAGCCAAAAGATGCTGTAACCTCTTGGGATTATGAAAGATATCAAAGATTAAGAAGCGTTAAGGCCTGCAAGAATATAGTCCAAGAAGATGATTTAATTTTAATATCAGATATTGATGAAATAATGAATGCTGAATCTGTTTTAAAGGCAGATAAAATTGGCGGTATATTTACCATGAAAATGCCAATGTTTTATTATTATATGAATCTATATGTAGAAGACTGGAGTTATCCAAAAGCAATAACTTATAAGTATTTAGAAGATCCCAATATTCTTAGATCAAGAGATCCAAACAGGACAGCCATAATAGAAAATGCAGGGTGGCACTTTAGTTACCTTGGAACACCAGATCAAATAAGTTATAAAATAAAAACATTTGCCCATGACGAATATGACAAAAAAGACTTTACAGATGTTGACAAAATAATGGAAAGCATCTACAATAGAGAAGATATCTTTAAAAGATCAAGTAAAAAATTCATAACAGGGGGTATAGAAAATTTACCTCAATATGTATTACAAAATATAGATAAATATAACAATTTTATTTTAAGGAGTGAAAATGAGTAATCCAAATATCACCATTTCAGGAAGAATTGGCACAGACATTGAAGCACGGAAAATGCCAGACGGTACACAAAAGGCAAAGTTTCGTATCATTACATCAGATAGAAAGAAAAATGATAGAGGAGACTGGGAAGATTCTAATGTGTCTGGATGGACAATTGTCGCATGGGATAAATTAGCAGAAAAGTCAATTAGAAGCCTATCTAAGGGAGATCTAATAACTGTTCAAGGACAAATAAAGGAAGTATCTTGGCTTGATCCAGATGGTAACAAAAAGAAGTCTACAGAAACCAGGGCATCAGAAATATCAGTTAATATCTATGGATTAAAAATAGAAGAAGATTCTATTCCAGAAAGAGATGACGAAATTCAGTGGTAAATATTGCAGTTTATACAATTGCAAAAAATGAATCACAATTTGTTGAGCGGTGGTATAACTCTGCAAAAGATGCTGACTATCTTTTTATATTGGATACAGGATCTTCAGATAATACAGCACAAGTTGCTAAGGATCTTGGGATAAATGTAAAAATACAATCCTTTGATCCTTGGCGCTTTGATGTTGCAAGAAATACAGCACTAAATTCTTTGCCAGAAAATATTGATATGTGTATTGCTCTAGATATGGATGAAGTTCTTATTGAGGGATGGAGAGAGCAAATAGAAAAAGCAGTATCTAGTGGAGTTACCAGGCCACGATATCAATATACTTGGTCTTGGAATGAAGATGGATCTCCAGGATTAGTTTATGGAGGGGATAAAATACACTCTAGGAATAATTATTTCTGGAAGCATCCTGTTCATGAGGTTTTAATGTGTTCTGATCAAGAAACTCAGGGGTGGTATGACATAGAAATCCATCACTACCCCGACAAAACAAAATCACGTTCTCAATATATGCCACTTCTAAAATTAGCGGTAGAAGAAGACCCAGAAGATGATCGTAATGCTTTTTACTATGCTAGAGAGTTGTTTTTCCATTCACGACTAGATGAGGCTGCCAAGGAGTTTAAAAGGCATCTATCACTTCCTAGGGCGGTATGGAAGCCAGAACGTGCTGCATCTATGAGATACCTTGCCAAAATACAAGATAAAGAGTCTTGGCTTTTAAGAGCAATTGCAGAATGCCCTGATAGAAGAGAGGCTATAGTAGAATTATCTCAATACTATTATGAGACTCGTCAATTTGAGTTATGTTATGCATATGCCGTAAGAGCATTGTCAATTAAAGAAAAGCCACTAGAGTATTTATGTGAGGACTTTGCTTGGGGGTATATCCCGTATGATCTAGCAGCAATTTCTGCCTATAATCTAGATATTAAAGATAAGGCCAGAGAATATGGTAGTAAGGCATTAGAATTAAACCCCAATAACATAAGGCTTTCAGTAAATATGGAATGGTATAATAAATGAAGGTGATTATTAGATGAGTTTTCCTGCTACGTTCAATATTAGATATTACAAGGGTGATTTTTATCAGTTTGTCATAAGACCAAAAACTTCCACGGGAGATCCATTTCCAATATCTGATACAACACATGATGCATATTTTTATATTTCTTCCTCAAGAGGAGGAAACTCATCTTCTACAATTCAGGCTTCAGCACAAATAGATAATGGAAATGTTGTTGCAACAATTCTTCCATCTATAGGAAATCAGTTGAGTCAATCAACTACATATTTTTACGATGTTTCTGTTGAAAAGAAAGAAGATAACACAGAACTCTATACCCTAGTTACTGGAAGCATATCTGTTACTGCTGACATTACGGGGCCAGGAGCATGACCGCTGTATTTGATGTTTTAGTTGAAACTGATGACATCGTTGTTCTTGGTCCACCAACAAGCATAGATTTATCCTTAGATGTAGGACCAAAGGGTGATAGGGGTTCAAGGTTTTTTGTTGGCTCTGGAAATCCAAATCTTTCTGGAGTAATTCCTTCAGGACAGGTTCCAGCAGTTGGAGATGTTTTTGTAAATTCTTCTACGGCATCTGAGTATGGATGGTTGTATCTTTATATCAGTACCCCATCTGGAAATTCTTGGGTTCCAGCATTAAGACTACAGCCTTCAATTTATTCTACAAACGTAGGAATATTATTTAATTCAAGTGGCGAAGGAACAATAACGATTCCAATTGCTAACATTGTTGCAGACGTAACTATTTTAGATGTAGAAAAATATGTTAGTCAAGTTACTGCAATTAATTCTAATCCTGTGGCACTCTCAATTACCTCAAAATCAATTCTTGGACCCAATCTAAATATTTTTGTCAAGGGTATAGAGTACTCTGGATCTTCTTGGTCAAACCTAGAAGGTATTATTGATTTAGAAGTAACCATTTCAGTGATATAATGAGAATGGTGATATAAATGTCTCAACCTATAGGATTAAACTTCAGAACCAGAATACCAACATTTTCTGACGATGCATCTATTGAAGAAGCACTAAAGGTATACCACTATGGAGTAGATAACTACTCTAGTCAGGCAATTCCAGAAGATAGCATTGAAGGACACTTCACAGCTCTTCAAAGTAGAATTGCTGCAGCAGAATTTTCACTTTCTCAACTATCAGAGACATTTATTGAAGAGGTTTCTTCAGCAACAGATCCAAACGAAATAACTCCTGCTAATGCAGGAATTGTTCCACTTACAATAAAGGCGGCAGCAAATCAGACTGCGGCTCTTCAAAGGTGGCAAAATAATTCTTCAGTAAACCTCGTCAGTATATTCCCTAATGGTGGAGCATCTTTTGCAAACTATGTTTCGATAGGAGACATTGCTCAAACAGTATCAAATGTTTTAAATATTCAAGTTGGAAACTCATCACATATAGGCATTGTTATAAAAGGTGCTGCTAGCCAATCTGCCAATCTACAAGAATGGCAAAACTCGTCTGGCTCTATTTTAGCAAGGGTAAATAGTTCTGGAACAATGTTCTCAAATAACGTTGAGGTTGTTACCGTATCTCAATCACAGACAATTACAAATAAAACATTAACAAGTCCAACTATAAATGGTGGATCTATAGTAAATGGTTCTTCAATAACTCTATCTGGAGCACAGGATAATTCATCAAGAGTAAGAAATATTACTTTTTCTACCCTAGACCCAAGCGGTGGAAATGATGGAGATCTCTGGGTCAAGTATATATAATGTCTGCAATTAGGGTTAACAATGCATGGAAAACCCCAGGAACAGTATATGCAAGAGTATCTGGAGAGTGGAAGATTGTTGGTCAAACATTTTCAAAAGTAAATGGTATATGGAGAACAACAACCTTTGGCGCTCCACCAAGTAAGCCAATAATGAATTGGTACTCTACTGGAGTATTTGAAATAACTAATTATGACTCTAGTCTAGTATATGAGGCACAATTTGTTAGTGGTTCTGGATCTGCGTCCTTAAATACTTCTAATGGTAGATATACCTTAAATGGAGTAAATTCTGCATTTAATGTTGTTGCTAGATACGGAGTAGGAGCACCAGCATCTGAGTCAGGGTATATGGAAAGAAAAGCAAGAACTACCAAATATGTTCAAACTGGTGTAAACTGTTATGGCACAAACTGTGTTCCAAATAGAGTTGCCACATGCAATGAACCACCATTCACTCCTGGATATTGCTGTACAGAATGTCCAGCACCTTCATATGATGGTCAGAATAGATGTATTTGTTGGAGTAAGGGTCTTCCAGATCCTTTGTGTTATGGACAACAGTGTGATCCAGTTTTTGGATATGTTGATGACGCACAGTGGGGAGGATCTCCATATTTTTATACAGATAGAGGAACAGAATGGAGCAAACAATCATGACAGTATACTTGTATAGAGATAATGAACCATTTATCTCTTATCCATTACCATTTGATAAAGATATACAAAAATTTCAAGAATTAAAAATAAGAAATATTTTGATATCATTAAATAAAGAAAAAATTTATAATCAAATAGGTATGGGAGAAAAAGAGATTTCTATATCAAAAAGGGGCTTATGGTACGCGGAAATAGAAGATGGTAGTTTTTTTGAATTAAAAAATGGTGAACACGAGTTATCAGTTCAAATTTTTGATATGGATGGAAATGAAATAGTAAACAATAAAACAATACTTACCATTTATGATAAACAAGAGGATAGAAAAGATGAAGATGGACACGAAGATGTTACACCACTAGACCTACTTAGTTCAAAGAATTATACAACAAAAGAAATAAGAAATGAACGCTTTAATATATGTAAGGCGTGCCCAAGATTGTTTAAGCCAACAAGAACCTGTAAGGAATGTGGATGTTTTATGGCTGCAAAGACTTGGTTAAAGGAAGCATCCTGTCCAATAGGAAAGTGGTAATGATATAATAAGATTATGGCTAGTGGAAGAACTACTAATTTTAATTTTCCATATCCATTTTCTACAGATCCAGTAAATGTTTCTGGAGACATAGAGCAACTTGCAGTATCTCTAGATACATTTTTAGAAGAAAATGTGACACAAGAGTCTGCTGCAAATACTTTATATGTGTCTAAAGATGGAAATGATAATAATAGTGGAACCTCCCTTTCTGATGCCTTTTTAACTATTCGTGCTGCTGCTGCTAATGCTGTTGCAGGAACGACTATTTTTGTTAAAAGCGGAGACTATACAGAAAATAATCCAGTAACTATTCCAGCAAGGGTAGCCATAGTGGGAGACAATCTTAGAACTGTTACGGTTCGACCAGCAAATAGAACAGCAGACATATTTTATGTAAATAATGGATGTTTTGTAACTGGAATAACTTTTAGAGATCATTTATCTCCTGCCGCTGCATTCGCTTTTAATCCAGATGGATCTGCTGGAAATATATTTACTAGTCCATATATCCAAGATTGCTCATCAATTACAACTACTGGTAAGGGAATGTATGTTGATGGATCTGTTGTTGGAGGACAAAGATCTATGGTTCTTGATGCATACACACAGTTTAACGAGGGCGGCATAGGAATTCATATTGATAATGATGGATATGCTCAACTCGTAAGCATATTTACAATCTGTTGTGAAGTTGGAGTTTTATGTACTAATGGTGGATATTGCTCTGTAACAAACTCAAACTCATCCTTTGGAACTTATGGATTAAAGGCAGATGGAGTAGGTCCAGTAAAACTTACTGGGGCAACGAATAGAACAGATCAAGTAGGAACAGAAATAGTTATTGATGGGCTTGCTGCTAGACCAGCAGTAGGCAACGTTGTATCTTTTGATGGAGGAACTGTATTTTATACTGTCGCTTCAACCACACCTCTATCAAATACTCAAACAACTGTAACACTTATAGAAGAGGTAGAAACTCCACTGCCAATTGACACACCAGCAACGTTTCATGCTAGAAGTTTTATATCAACATCTGGACATACATTTGAGTATGTTGGTGCAGGTAATATCTTGGCTCAGGCACTACCAGAAACTGGAGGAGTTCCTATCCAAGAAAACGAAGTAGTTGAAGAAAACGGTGGAAAGGTTTTCTATACAAGTACAGACCAGTGGGGCGATTTTAGAATAGGTGGAGACCTAACAATTAATCGCGCAGATGGTACAATTACAGGTAGGACTTTTGACAGAAGTCTTTTTGCTGTCTTAACTCCTTACATTTTGGCGATTGAGGGATAATTATGGCTACAGTACCATTGAATGCGTTTAAAACAGTTACGGCAAATCTAACAACATCTATGACAGATGTTTATACTGCCCCAGCAGGAGTGTCATCTATTATTTTGACTGCTCAAATAGCCAACGTTACAAGCACATCTGGAAGTGCTACTTTTGCACATGTTTCTGGATCTACAGTCACAGAACTAATCAAAGACTATGAGATTCCTGGAAATGATGCTGCATCAGCAACAACTGGAAAGTTAGTTCTTGAATCAGGTCAAAAAATTAGGGTGGCAGCAAATACTTCAAATAAAATGAAATTAACGCTAAGTATCCTTGAGTCGGCAAATGAGTAAAATATTATCTGGAAAACAAAAAGTAAAGTCTCCTACAGAAGTATCGGAAGACAGATATAATTTTTTAAGTCTTTCTGAAGCAGAGCCAAATTTAGGTGCTCCACTATCCTCAAGTGCTGTTTTAATATCTGATACTCAGGGTACTAGACTGTGGGTAGAAAACGTTAGCCTTATCGGATCAACTGGACCCACTGGTCCAGCAGGACCCACAGGACCATTCGGTGCCCCAGGTGCCCCAGGAGTTGGAATTAGAATCTTGGGATCATACGATACATTACAAGACTTAATAGATAATCAGCCTACAGGACAGGTTGGAGATGGATTTTTAGTAGGACAAAACCTATATGTATGGAGTAGCATAGAAAGTACTTGGGTCTTGGCTGGTCAAGTTCAGGGTCCAACAGGTCCAACAGGCCCAACAGGTCCTACGGGTCCAACTGGACCAAAAGGAGATGACTCTTTTGTCACGGGTCCAACTGGCCCTACTGGAGCAACTGGAGCAGATTCTACAGTAACAGGTCCAACAGGACCAACAGGACCAACTGGGCCAATTGGAGATACTGGTCCAGTCGGGGCAGCATCTACAGTAACTGGTCCAACTGGTCCAACAGGAGCGGCAGGGTATTCATCAACATACTTTGAATATCAAGCAAAAACAACATTGAACTCTGGAGATCCAGGAAACGGCTTTATTATTTGGAGCAACTTAAGCCAAACATCTTCAACACAATTAAACATTAGTCATTTAAATGGCCAAGGAATAGATATAGATCAATTCTTGTCTATACTAAAACAATATGATAAATTAATTATTCAGGATAAGAATAATTCAAACAACTATCAAGAATGGCAGGTCTCTGGTCAGCCAACAGAAACATTAACATATGCTCAAATACCAGTAACAATAGTAAGTTCTGAAGGAACTGGAACAACTGGATTTTCTAATAATCAAAATATTATTCTTGCTACTGTAAGTATAGGAGCCACTGGCCCAACTGGTCCAACTGGTGCTACTGGTGCAACAGGTCCATCTGTGACAGGACCAACAGGACCAACAGGGGCAACTGGCCCAACTGGTCCCATAGGAGATGAGTATCAAACATCAAGCACAACAGGTTTAACCATTGGTGCTGGTACTAAAACATTAACGGTAGACGTAGAACTTGCATATAGTGCAGGACAATATGTAGTGGTTTTTTACGATTCTAGTAACTCAATGGCTGGAGAAATAACTTCCTATAATAGTTCTACTGGTGAATTAGTTTTTGTTTCTAGTGTTTTTGAAGGATCTGGATCTTATTCAATATGGTCAGTAAATCTTTCTGGAGTTCAAGGACCAACTGGACCTACTGGTGCCACTGGTCCATCAGTAACTGGACCAACTGGTCCTACTGGAGCAACAGGGCCACAAGGAGACATAACAAAGGTAATTAGAAAGCAGGTAACTGGACCATATACCTTGCTACAGGAGGATGCTGGCAAGATAATAGAGGTAACATCTTCTTCTGCAACAACAATAACTATTCCAAACAGTAGTGAATCAAGCATTAGTGTGGATTCAACATTTGATATTGTTCAATATGGGGATGGTCAAGTAACAATATTGCCTAATAATATTGAGCCAACATGGACTACTATGACTATAGATGCGTCGTCTGGATATGAAGATATTATTTACTCAAATTCTCAATGGGTTGTAACGGCTGGTTCATTTGCTCCTCAAGGAATATTTAGTTCCACAGACTCTATTACATGGACAAGCAATACATATCCAACAGCATTTAACAGATATACAGATATAGCATACGGAGATAGCAAATATCTCCTAGCAATAAGATTTGACAATGAGTTAAGATCTTCAACAGATCTAAACACATGGACAACTACAACTTCAACCTTTGCTCCATCAACAACCATCTGGTCTATTGCTTATGGAAATGGCTTATGGGCAATTGCTGGATCTTATGGACAAATTGCTTCATCAACAGATTCAATAACCTGGACAACTCAGTCATTCTTTTCTTATAATACAAATAATGAAGTAAGATCTATTTACCACGGTAACGATACTTGGGTACTAGGAGGAAAGTCTGGTTCTGGATCTGTAAATGGAGTAATAGCATATTCTACAGATGCTGTAACTTGGACCACATCATTATCATCAGTTAACAATATAACCTCTGTATTTTATGGAGGAAATATGTGGGTCGCTGGAGGATATTATCAATCAATATTTACTTCTACAGATGCCATAACATGGACTACAGCAACAGTTCCTTCTGGAACTTCATTGATAAAATCTATTACATATTCTGGATCAAACTGGTATGCAACTGGTGGATATTCTCTGTATAGGTCAACAGACACCGTAACTTGGACTACATCTTTTGACTCTCCAAGTGGACAAAGCATAAACTCTATTTCTAGCAACGCCCTAGGAAATATTATTTCTGTAGGAACAAACGCATTGGCTAGATCTTATGATGAAAATAATTTATTATCGGTTACGGTAAGATCTAAAAATAATGCACTAAAGTTGTCTTCACAATATTCCGCTGTAACTTTATACAAAAGAGATGAAGAAGAATGGGTTGCAATAGGAGATCTCGAAGAATAATGTTATTTTTATCATAACTAAAATTTGAATATTTTTAATAACGGTGATATACTCAATATCTATTAAACCAAAATAAAGGAGCGTGTCCTATGTCATTTATTGATGAGAATGGATCAATTTCAGATCCATATAGAAACTTCATTCATGTTTCACGATATGCAAGATGGATTGAAGATAAAAACAGAAGAGAAACTTGGGTGGAAACAGTTGATCGATATATAAACTTTATGAAAAATCATTTAGTTGAAGATTATAATTATGAAAAAGATAATATTATTTTTTCTCAAGTAAAAGATGCAATTATTCAACATAAGATAATGCCCTCTATGCGTGCTTTAATGACCGCAGGACCAGCATTAGAAAGAGATAATATCGCAGCATACAATTGTTCTTTTATCGCGGTAGATAGCCTTAGATCCTTTGATGAGGCCATGTATATTCTTATGAATGGAACAGGAGTAGGATTTTCTGTTGAGCAGAAGTATGTTAATAGTCTTCCTATTATTGCAGAGGAGTTTTATCCAACAAACACAACAATCGTTGTTGAGGATAGCAAGCTAGGATGGGCAAAATCATACAAAGAACTTATTGGACTTCTTTCTATGGGACAAATTCCAAACTGGGATATGTCTAAAGTTAGACCAGCGGGGGCACGGTTAAAGACCTTTGGTGGAAGAGCATCTGGACCAGAACCCCTACATGCACTATTTCAGTTTACCGTAGATATTTTTAGAAGAGCAGCAGGACGTAGACTTAAGCCAATTGAGGCACACGATATTATGTGTAAAATTGGAGAGGTTGTTGTTGTAGGAGGGGTGCGTCGCTCTGCCTTGATCTCGTTATCAAACCTTGATGACTTTGAAATGGCAAAGGCAAAGAGTGGAAATTGGTGGGAATCAGAAGGACAGCGTGCTCTAGCAAATAATTCAGCAGTATATAACGCAAAGCCAAATACTGCACAGTTCCTCCGTGAATGGAGAAATCTTTATGAGTCAAAATCAGGAGAACGTGGAATCTATAATATGGATTCAGTTCGTAAGCATATTGATAAGTTTGATCGTCGTGACTCAAGCAAGGTAGTTGGAACTAATCCATGTGGAGAAATTCTTCTTCGTGCAAATGAATTTTGTAACCTTACTGAGGTAGTAATTGAAGCCTCAGACACTGTTGAAGATTTATCAGAAAAGATTAGATTAGCTACAATTCTTGGTACATGGCAGTCAACACTTACAAACTTTAAATATATTCGTAAATCCTGGAAGGATAATTGTGAAGAAGAAAGACTTCTTGGAGTGTCTCTAACAGGAATTTTTGGCAACAAGATTACTGCAACAAATGGAGAAAAGTTAGCAGGAATTCTTGATGCACTTAGAGAAGAGGCAGTTATGACAAATGCTAAAGAAGCAGATAAGCTTGGGATTAACCATTCTGCTTCCATTACTTGTGTTAAGCCATCTGGAACTGTTTCACAGCTAACAGGAGTATCAAGTGGAATTCATCCATGGTATTCTCCATATTATTTGCGCTCAGTTCGTGGAGACAACAAAGATCCTCTAACAACATTCTTAAAGGAATCTGGTGTTCCAAATGAACCAGATGTTATGAAGCCAAATGACACAACAGTATTTTATTTTCCAATTAAAGCACCAAAGGGTGCTGTTGTAACTAAGGACTTAACTGCTGTTGATCATCTAGAGATGTGGAAGACATATCGTGAGCATTGGACAGAGCATAATCCATCAGTAACCGTAAACATTCATGAAGATGAATGGTTGCGTGTAGGCGCTTGGGTGTATGATAATTTTGACAATGTTGGTGGAGTATCTTTTCTTCCTGCATCAGAACACACATATAAGCAAGCACCATATCAAGAAATTACAAAAGAAGAGTATGAAGAGTGGATAAAGAAGATGCCATCCAGAATAGACTGGAATATGATAACATTATATGAGACAGAGGACGGGACCACAGGAAGCCAAGAATTGTCATGTACTGCTGGCGTTTGTGAGATCGTAGACATTACCACCTCTGTGGCAACCGCCTAAATAGGTCGGTTTAAGTAAGGGGAGGGGCCATGAATGAGGTGGCCTCTCCCTTTGCTATAATTAGTAAGAGGTAAACATGTCAACATCATCCAATCTTTATGCAAACGCTATATTCTCAGAACATCCCATAGCAATCTATGCATTAGATGACAACGTTAAATATATATCATTGATATCAGACGCACAAAGATACTTTGGGTCTGGAGGATGGTCTGCATCTGCAAATAATTCAGCATCTGTATCTTTTAATGATTCTCCAGTAATACCAGAACTTGCCTCCCCATTTGTTGACAATATTTATTCTCAGATATCTGCATCAAATGTTAACTCTGATGACACAATTATTGAATGGAAAAGTCCAGAACTTTTTTCTTTCAACGAACTCAATGAAGAACTATCAACATTTTCTATAGCGCTCTATTTGTATCAAACATCATTTTTTGTAAATTGGTATGAAATTGGATATACATACTATGACAATTCTCTTGGACAAGATGTTGAAGTCGTCAATAGGGTTGAGTCCCAAGAAGGAGAGTCTTGGATAAACTTTGACTTCTCATTTTTGCCTAGTGAATATGATTCAAATAGTGCAAGAATATTAATAAGAGTAAACGTAGATTCTGGGGGAACACCAGAAGATTATAGGTTTATAGTAAATGGAATAACTGTTGGACAGTGGTCAGAAACATCATCAACTGAGTCTTTGGGGCAACAGCCATCACAAAACTCCTTGGGGTACGATTCTTTAATTGCATATGAGTATGGAATACAAGAAAACTCTGGATATTATATTGTAGAAAACAACAAACTTTTGGCAGTTAATGAAGGATTGCCGTTAGTGTACGGATCTCAGAATTGTACAAGACTGTATCCAGCAATAAATAATGATAGGCCGTCTATGATTTTTCCCGCTAGAGGATTTTTAAATCCACTGGGAAAATATAATGAATACAGTATAGAGTTCTGGATGAATATAGATCCAAATACCTATGAAACAATAAGAATTTTTGGAAATACTGATACAGATGATGGAATATATGTAAACAATGCATTTCTATCAATAAAAGTTGGAGATAATTTTGGATCTTACTCAGTTTCTGAGTGGTACAGACCAATGCTCGTTCACTTTATTTTATCAATAGATACCGCAAATATTTTTATAAATGGAGAGCAAGTAATATCAATTCCATTTGATAGAAACTCTTATCCATTCTCTTCTACAGAAGATTGGGTAGGCTTCTACTCTCATCAAAATATAGAAATGTTTTCTATAGACTGTGTTTCTTTTTACTCATATTCTATTCCTTTACAGGTAGCAAAAAGAAGATTTGTTTATGGCCAAGGAACAAGTGCTCCAGAAATAGTCGCAGAATCATTTGATGGAAAAAGTGCTTATGTAAATTATTCAAATGCCAACTATAACGTTAATAAAATATATCCAGATACCTCAAACTGGGAAGGTGGATATTCTAACAACATAAACAAAACAAGAACATCTCTATCCTTGCCAAACTATTCACTACCAGAAATATATATTGGTGGAAGAAATCTTGAATCTTTATATGAGGATAACAAAATAGTGAATGAATTAGAGGGAGATAAATTTTTTACTTTTAGGCCACACGTTTCTGATGGAAAGTTTGTTACAGAAGGAACTAAGTGGACAGAGCCAGGGTACATATTTTTTGATTCATTAGGAATAGTTGATTCCCTCTCTTCTATGTATGGAGTATTTTCTACAAAAAAATTAGAACAAACATCAACGCTAATGTTGATAACAAGATCAGATAATCCAGATAGACTTCATGTTTATTTAGACAATGGAACAATATACTATGACTTTAATGGTTCAACAATATATTCAGAGCAAATAGATCAAATTTATTATGACGAATATTCCTATGATCTTTATTCGCAGTACGAGTTTGACTATGAATATAGTTATCAAAGTGGATATTATTATAATGAAATTATAGGATGGGAATATTCCTTTGCCTTTGGATTAAAAATTAAAGACTTTGTAAATACATTTGGATATAGTCTAAAAAAGTTTTTCCAATCACCAAACAATCTTCAGGTATACTTTGGCGGGGATGGAGAAAATACATTTGAGGGCAAAATACACTCTATAGGATTTTCAGACTTAAATAATGCTAATGAAACTTCTGATTTGTTTTTAACAAATGGAATCGTTGATTATCTTGAGTATGAATTTTTATCTAATCATTTTGCTACATATACACTTACCCCCATAATTAGGTTTAATCGTTACTTCTTGGATATATCTGTTTCCTCACTATGGGAAGAATATTTTCCTTTATCAATATTTGCAGGATATGTAAATAATGCAGATGGTCAAAAATATTATGATATTGACTTCTTGCAGGTAAATCTTGGATACCCATCCATTTATGAAATAGTAGAAAAACTAATAACTAGGTTTAGTTGGTCATATGTTGAATTATTTTCAGAATATAATTTCCCATCACAAAAAGGTTATGACATTCTGGACAATGAAAACTTAAGCGGATATGAAACATATGAAGACTTAACAATAAAGAATGAATTGAAAACTTTTATTAATACAGATAAGTCAAGTTTAAAATCATATATAACATTTCAACTATTGTCTGAAGGGGCAAATGAGCCACTTTCTAGTTTTCCATTTACAAGAGATCCATATGAATCAAAAATTGTTGATGCAGACTTAGAAAATGATCCATCAAACAGAAAAAGACCATATCTTACTAAGTTTGAATTTGTTGATAAAACTATAGTTTTTCCTCCAAAATATTTTGACTTTAACGATGTTGCTGCCGTCTTCCATTTTGTTTTCAAGCACGAGGGTATACTTAGCAATCCCCTATACATAAGAGATTTTGAAATAGTTTCAAGAGCACTAGATCATAACACCTTTAATGCAATTGGCTCAGAAAGTGGTATGCCATTCTATCCATATACAAGGTCTGGAGTTTATTACGAAAGCAAAACAAAGAACCCAATGATAATTTCAAAGAAAAGATCCCCATATCTTTATCTCACAGAAAGTTCTGGAATTAGTCTATTAGGGGATCAGACAACTGACAGAGAGTATGGAGTATCAGTCCCAATCAATCAAGAAAAGAATTCTGATTATGAAATCAATGCAGTCCAACTTTGGATGAAATATGATAGAAGATCTCTTCCATTAACAGAATATCCTTTATTTGAGGTTCAGGCTTTAAACAAAACAATAGAGTTTATCGTAAAGTCAGATGCATCTGGAAAAAGAGGAATGATTACTGCAAGGAATAAGTCAAACAGATTCCTAGAAGAAGGTGTTGTTTTTTATCAAAACGGCATAAGGGTAAAGAGTCCAATGATTCAGTTTAATCAGTGGGACTCTATTGGGGTATCATTTAAACAAGAACTTTCCTTTAATGAATATACTGGATACGTTAATATATTTAGAGGGGCAACCTTTAACAATATAACACATTATAAAACAAGCGGTCTTGGAAAAACTTTAGAGATTATTACAAGACCTTGGCGCAGAGTGCTTACAGAAAATGATATTGACAACCTAACGTGGGCATCTTGGTATGTTGGACCCAACACAGAAACAAGAACTAGAACAAACATTGCATTTAATCCAAGTTTTGAGTCTAATACAGATGGCTGGATTGCAAATGGTACTGGAACAACAATAGAAAGAATATCTTCTGATTCAAGATTTGGAGGATACTCTTTGAAATGTACAACTGGATCTGCAAATAATTCAGGAGTATTGTTTGCTAATACAAGTGGTCAAAGAATGTCGATATCTCCCAATACATCTTATACTGTTAGTGCATATGTTAAGATTCCACAGGGATCTCCAAATAAAACATTGAAACTTAGAATTAGGCAGTATGAGGCAGTAACTGGGGGGTCTGCTTTGCCAGTTCAAGATCAGCAGCCTGTTACTTTTACAGGATTAGATGGATGGACAAGATTGTTTTATACTTTTACATCCAATTCATCTGCAAACGCTTTAGGAATTGAGATAAGTCAAGAAACTGGAAATCAAGTAGGCTCTATATTCTATGTTGATGCTGTTCTTATTGAAGACACATCTTCATTGTCACCACAACTAAATAGATACTTTGATGGTGGAACTGCATCCCCAGGAACATTTTTTGAATCGTTGGTATGGAATGGAACAGAAAATAACTCAACGTCAACTGGAGTATATTATGTACCATCAGAAAATAACATTAGACAATGGGTTAATGTTTATGCAATAAGCGAAGACATAACTTTTGCTTTAACTCCAGCAGATATTTATAAAGCATTTGTTGGCACAAATGGTTTCGTCATAGATGACAACACTTCCTTAGTTATAGATGCAGACGAAATGAACGTTTATAGTGACCTTAGATGGTCCAGATATAGCGATACACCAGCATAATCTGGTATAATTATGACCATGAGCAATACTAGAAAAGCAAAAGTTGGTAAATCAAAAGCAACTTGGATACCAAAAGGATATGATTGGGGTCTATACTTTTGGAGATTACCAAACGGACACCTGTTTCACGACGGTCAAGGAAATCTTCTAAACATTCCATCAATGAAAAATGATATTTCAAAGATAGCAGAACTAAGAAAGGCCGCTGCTCACTATGGTCAGCCAGATGGTGAGCCATGGTTCTATGCTGGAATTAAAAGAGCGACAGATGAAGAACACTCTGAGCAGGTACAAAGACTAAAAGAAGGATATATTCCAAACCTTAACGATCTTGGTGCGGTTCATGCTGCCCAACAAGGTATTAGACAGCATGGGAATCAAGAATAATGCATTACGAAAATATCTATGCATTTGAAGATGAACCAATAGAGAAACTAAACGAGTTTAAAGACTCAGATCCATTTTCAAAATCTTGGGAAGACTTAAAATCTTTTGATGGAATTGATACTAACTTTAAGCGTAGAACAACTCGTAATGAAAATAAAATAGACAAGGTTTATGATGTTCCACGAAATAATCAGGGACAGATATCTCCAGAGTATGCACAGGCAGCAGGGGTAAGGCCAGTTGGTCAAGATGATACGGGATCAAAGCAGATCAATCCTGGTGAAGTTTGGAGAAACGGTTACGGTATTTTTGACGTAATTACTCCACCATATAATCTTTATGAACTTGCAAATTTTTATGATACAAACTTTGCCAATCATGCCGCAGTAGATGCCAAGGTACAGAACATAGTTGGTCTTGGATATATGTTTGAAATAACAAATCCAGTAAAGTTAAGACTTGAAGATGAAGAAGATGAAGGAAAGGCTAGCAGAGCCAGAAAAAGAATTGAAAGATTAAAGATTCAAACAAAAGACTGGCTAGAAAGTCTTAACGATGAAGACAGTTTTATCAACATCATGGAAAAAATTATGACAGATGTTGAATCTACTGGTAATGGGTATATGGAAGTTGGAAGAAAAGTAAATGGAGAAATTGGCTATATAGGTCATATTCCATCCACCACTATGCGCGTTCGTAGAATTCGTGATGGGTTTATCCAGATTATTGGCGGCAAGGTTGTGTATTTTAGAAACTTTGGTGCAACTAATCCAAACCCTATAAGTAACGATCCTCGTCCAAATGAAGTAATTCACTTTAAGTCATACTCTCCACTAAATACTTTTTATGGTGTTCCAGACATTATTTCAGCCTATACTGCTTTGCAGGGTGATCAAATGGCTGCTCAGTATAATATTGATTACTTTGAGAATAAGGCTGTGCCCCGCTACATTGTTGTAACAAAGGGAGCAACCTTAAGCGGAGAATCTCAGGATAGACTATTTAGATTCCTACAAACTGGTCTTAAGGGTCAAAACCATAGAACTCTATATGTTCCACTACCATCTGATCAAGATGGAAATAGTCCAGAGTTTGAGATGCATCCAGTAGAAAACGGTGTACAAGAAGCATCCTTTGATAGATATAGAACAAAGAATCGTGACGATATCCTTATGGCACACCAAGTTCCTCTATCTAAACTTGGAACTGATTCAGGATCTTTGGCGGCAGCATTAGCCAATGATAGAACATTTAAAGAGCAGGTAGCAAGACCAGCACAAAGACATTTAGAAAAAATACTTGCAAAGATAATATCTGAATTTACTGATATTGTTGAGTTAAAGTTGAATGAATTAACCTTAACTGATGAAGTTGCACAATCTCAGATACTTGAAAGATATGTAAAGAATCAGATCATGCTTCCAAATGAAGCAAGGGCAAAGATAGACCTTCCTCAAATTCCTAGTGGAGAAGAACCACTTGTTCTTGGAGCAAGACAAGCGGCAGATGCAAGAGCAAACACTATGCAGAACCGTGAAAGAGATGCAGAAAGAACAAACAATGCATCAGATAGTGTAGCCACAACAACAGGAAGAAACCCTCAAGGTGAGGGTAGAAGAACAACATAGTAACAATTTGATAAAAAACTAGAAAAACGTTTGGTATAATTAAGGTAGTATGAATATTTCTAAGGCTCATTGGTCTAGCGACGGTAATGGCATTAAACTATCTATGCCTATTGCTAAGGTAGATATAGAGAGAAGAACAGTTTCTGGATTTGCTACCCTTGATAACGTAGATCGACAAGGGGATATTGTGCCGTCAGAGGCATCTTTAAATGCTTTTAAAACATTTCGTGGCAATTTAAGAGAAATGCATCAGCAAATTGCTGTTGGAAAAGTAGTTTCTTTTAAGGAAGATAAGTATTTTGATCCAGAGACAAAAAAGTTTTATAACGGAGTATATGTTTCAGCATATGTATCAAAGGGTGCTCAGGATACATGGGAAAAAGTTTTAGACGGAACACTAACTGGTTTTTCTATCGGGGGAAACATCAAAGAGTCAGAAGATGTTTATCAAGAAGATATGGATAAATCAATTCGTGTAATTAAAGATTATGAACTATATGAGCTTTCTTTGGTTGATAATCCAGCAAACCAATATGCAAATGTCATCAGTATTGAAAAAAATCATGAGGGTGGTTATCTTGCTAAGGCATCAATAGAAAATGTTTTTTGGTGTAACAGCGATGATCTTGTTCAACTTTCTGCCAACGCCTCTTCCGACTGTCCACGTTGTGACAAAGGTATGCAAAACATAGGGTTTGTTGAGTCCAATGATGCAGAAAAGGCAGATGTAGTCAAGACAATTCTATTAAGAATGAAAAATGATGAAAAGGAGGTAAGCAAGATGGCAGAAGAAAATATTGAAACTTCAGAAACAGAAGAAGTAGTTAAGTCTGTAGAAGAAGTCGAGGAGGCGGAATCCGCTCCCATTGAAGAAGAAACTGTTGCTAAAGCAGACGAGGAAACAAGTTCTGAAGAAACAGAATCTGTTGAAGAACAAGAAGAAGTAGTAGAGTCAGCCGAAGTTGTTGAAGAAACTGAAAAATCAGTTGAAACAACAAATGAAGATGTTGTAAAGACTATTACTGAAACTGTAACTTCAGCCATAGAAACTCTTGCTGAGACCATGAAGGCTCTAAACGAAAAAGTAGAAGGTCTTCATAAGACAATCGCTGGTGTATCCCAAGAGGTTGCTGGCGTTAGCCAAGAGGTCAAAGAAGTTAAGGGTTCATATGAAGAGTTTGGAAAGCGTGTTGATGCAGTGGAAAATGATACCGCTTTCCGTAAGTCTGGAGATCTCGGAGAGATTATTCAGGAAGAACCTGTAAGGGTTCACAAATCTCTATGGGGCGGTCGTTTCCTCAACAAGTCCGACCTATTTAAATAAAGAAAACAGGAGGTGAAAGTAAATGTCAGAAGAAATTTTAAAGAATCAGCCATCAGACTCAGGTCAGTACGGTGATCCAAACCCAGGTTTATACCAAGGACAGGGCGCAGTAGCAGCAGGAGGTATTGGTGGCGTATCAAGCCCCGCTGATGGCGTATTGGGCAATATCCCAAACGCTAACTACGGTGTTACATCAGGTCCAAACGCTGTAAATCCTACAGGAACTCTAAGTGGTCTACTCAACCCTGAGCAGGCTAACCGATTCATTGATTATGTATGGGACGCTACCGTTCTTGCTAACGATGGTCGTAGAGTTACAATGCGTGCAAACACAATGGAAATCGAAAAGGTTAACGTTGGAGAGCGTGTTATCCGTGCTGCTGCTCAGGCACTAGGTACATATGATAACGCTGGAGCAACCTTTACCAAGGTAGAACTTACTACAACAAAGATCCGCCTTGACTGGGAAGTTTCAACAGAATCACTTGAGGATAACATCGAAGGTGGAGCATTAGAAGATCATCTAGTTCGCTTGATGACAAATGCATTTGCTAACGATATTGAGGATCTTGCTATCAATGGTGACAATGGAGCAGACCCATTCCTAGGAATTTGGGATGGATTCGTTCATCAGGTTACTAGTGGTAGCGATGCTCATGAGGCAGTAGTTTCTGTTTCCAACAACGCTTGGACACCAGAAGTAATGCAGCAGATCATCTATGCAATGCCACGTAAGTACCGCGCAGTTAAGAGCAATCTTAAGTTCTACGCAGGTACAGACGCATTCGCTGGTATCGTTGCCAACAATGGAACCCTTGCTGATGCTATTGCAGCAGCATTTGATCCACGTATTGCTGGCACAGAACGCAACCGTCAGGCTTACCTAGACGGTGCAGGCCAGACACTAGGCAACGCAAATGTTACTCGCGTTCTCGGTATCGATGTTCTTGAAGTTCCCTACTACCCTGCTGATTATGTCGATTTGACATTCCCCAGCAACCGTGTATGGGGCTTCCAGCGCGATATCACTGTTAACCGTGAGTATCAGGCCAAGAAGGACACAATTGAATACACAGTATTCGTCCGTCTAGGTATCACATGGGAAGAGCTTGACGCAGTTGCTTATGCAGATGCTTCAGCACCAACTTCCTAATAATTAAATATTGCACTTGTTGGGGGGTAGGACAAAAACCTACCCCCCTCAAGCATATTCTGATATAATTAAGTTTAGACACAGGAGGAAATAAATGGAACATTTATCATCAAAGACCGCAAAAGAATTAAGGGACTATGCCCTTGAAAATGGTATAGATATCGGAGAAGCAAAAACAAAAACAAAAATTCTTTCTATCCTAATGGATATTGAATCAAACATTACTGTGCCAGAACAGGTTGTTGCAGAAAATATTATTTCTGTTCCAGAGCCAAAAAAGTCATTTGCTACATCTAACACAAAGTCAAATGAAGATGGAGTAATTACAGTCAGATCAGCAGAAAAAAACTATCCACCTGTAAAGGCTGAGAAAAAAACTCCAGAAGTTTCTGAAGACAAGGTTGCTGTTTACTCAGAAAAAAATTTACACTGGCAAGGGGTAGGAAAGTTAACATTTGGTTATAACATTATTACAAGGGAGGTTGCCGAAAAGTGGCTCACAAACAAGAATGTTCGTGAAGCAACACCAGAAGAGGTGGCCACATATTACGGTAAGGCATGATAATTCTTAGACAGCCATCAGAATTTCCTATTACTCTTAAATATTCTAGTTTAGATCCATATACAGATTATGCTTTAAAAATTTATAGCACAAAGTCAGAACTTGTTGCTGAACATGAAGTATCATCTGACGACTATGGAACAATTTCACAACAACTTGATCAATATTTTGAAAAATTTGATGATGAATATGTTGTAAATGTATTTTCCTTAGATGAAGGGGGAAATCCAGAAGACACTGTAGTAATAGATAATCTTGCTATTAAGCGCCCATATGTTAATCCATATACATTAGGAGAAACAGAAGGAGAAGATGAAGAGGCAGTCTATAATGAAAGAATTGCAAGGTCAATAATTGACTCTATTACGGGTGGATTCTATTACACATATGATACTTTAGATCTCGTGGCACTTGGTGGAGATTATCTAGCAATTCCAAATAGAATAAATAGGATAAATCATATATACAGAAATAATGTTTTAGTATATGATCGTTTTGCTAGTGCTAGCGTTGTTCAAGATACATATTTTGTTACAGCAGACCATGCTGCCATTACCATAAGGCAGGAAGGGTTATATAATAGATCTGAATCAAAGCCAGTAGATTTACCCTTGGCAGCATCAGACTCCTTTAATCTTTACAATGATTCTGACGATCCAATTGCTGCTCTTACAAAAGTAAGAGAGTTTGATCTTTTCCCAAATGGATATGACTTCACCATATCAGCAGAGTTTGGATACCCAGTTGTTCCAGTAGACATACAAGATGCAACAAAGATGCTTATGTCAGATATAAAATGCGGTAAATTAGATTATGTAAATAAATACATAAAAGAATATACAACTGATCAATTTACAATAAAGTATGGAGATCTTGCGTGGTCTGGAACTGGAAATAGAATTGTTGATCATATTCTTCAGGGATATGCAACTAATTTTTATAAACTAGGAGTTCTATAGATGGAGTGCTCTAATTTTTTATTCCCTATGTCTTTTGATGTTTACTATGCAACAGAATGCCAAAACAAATATGGCATGGAAGAAAAAGATTGGAAACTAGATCAAACAATAGAAGGATATGCTGAAATACTTGGATCAGTAAGTAAAAATGCACTAAAAACTCAGATGTTTAATCAGTATGAAGATAAGTTAATTGGAAGAAGCAGGGTAGACCCAAGAATTTCTCTTAACGGAATATACTACCCCATAACCAGTATTTTAATAACAAACATAAGAAATACAAAAACTAATGAAGAGTACTACATTGAGGTAGCAGGAGAAAGAAAAAAAGAATCCACTATTTATGAAATATTTGCTATAGAACCTTATGTAAATCCATGGAACCAAATAGAGTATTGGAAAATACTTTTTAATAGATCAGATACTCAGGCGCTGACTGAAATATGATAGGAATAAGATATGATAAAAGAGATTTCAACAAGGCTCTTAGAAATACAGTGGATTATTCCTTAGGATTTTTGGACGGAACAAAGGCTGGGACAATTATCTTTAATACTAAACTTGCTCAAATAACAGAAGAATCTCTTAAACAGTATATTGATATAAAAGCAAAAGCAAATCCAGAATCATTGCATCATGTTTATGAATGGAATAGGGTGGGAGATTCATCAGCCAGACTTTTTGAAATTAAGGCTATTGCAAGTAAAACAAATATAATTATTACTGGAGAATTTATTGCCTCAGAAAGCGTGAGCGAAAATTCTAATGAGCCATTTGTAGACAAGGCAAACGTAATGGAGAATGCAATATCAATTTTAATAGAACCTAGGTCTTCTGACTTCTTGGCTTTTGATGTTAATGGAGAACAGGTTTTTACTGTTAATTCAATATTTATTGACAACCCTGGTGGAGATCAAGTGGCTGGAAGTTTTGGAAGAGCAGTAAATGATTTTTTTGAGGTTTACTTTACAAGTACAATACTAAAGCAGTCTGGAATATTTGATCAATTATCTTTTCCAAAAGAATTTGCTCAAAATTTTGCAGAGGGTGCTAAAATAGGTAGAAGTGCAGGAAGAAAGGCAGGATTAGAATACATGAACATTAAGGGTGGTTTGCTATGAGTTTAGAATCTTTGTCAGTTCCTATTCTTGCTGTGAACGGATATTTTTGGGATACCATGAAACAACTTGACCCAACTCTTACACAAAGCAAAAGATACGGAAGCAAGATACCACTTTTTCCAATTGGAGATTCTACTACTGGTCAAAAGCAATGGGAGAATAAGGCATACTTCCTTTATGACAGAGTATTTAGGTTTTCCTCAAGTCCGTTTTATCCAAAAAAGAGAGAAAGTTTTCTTTACTATTTAAAGGCAAATCCTTTAGAAACAATACAGTGGTCTGCTGCTCTTCAAATTATCCTTGACAGAGAAGATGACTCTGCAAAAGATATTAATGAATGGATAAGAGAAAATGGTGGATGTGAAGAGTATCCAGTGTACTTCCATACACTTAGAGTTTATCAAGCCAGATCTGGTGCCCCAAGTGCTGAAGAAATGTTGAGACAAGAATCATCTAGACCACACAACATAACAGAATTTATGATAGATGTATGCTATCATCATACAAAATCTCTTGAAGATTATTTGTCATAAATTGCTGTATAATTATAAATGAGGAAACACCCCATAGCACAAAAAAAACTATGGAAAAGAGGTGAAATATATGGCTTATACACGCGGAGATTCAAAGCAGATTATCGTAGGCGCAGCAGCCATGTTCGTCAGCAACACTGGTGAGTTTGATTCAACAACAGCACTACCAGACTTCGTTGCTGGAGAAAAGTATCAAGAAACACTTTCAGGATCAGCAGGAACAGCAGTAGTTCGTAACGTTGGTTATACAATGAACGGTCTAGAGCTTCAGTTCCAGCCAGATTTTGGTGAGGTACAGGTTGATCAGGTTCTTGACGTTGCTAAGTTGTACAAGCAAGGAATGCAGGTTAATCTTGCAACAGCCTTTGCTGAAGCATCACTAGAAAACCTTCTGGTAGCAATTGCAGCATCTGATACTGACTACGATGCCGATGCCACCATTGATAGCCCTCTAGGGGCAGATGGAGGAACAAAGGCTACAGCATCAGTTATGAACCTTTCTGCTGGCTCAATTGGAGAGTGTCCTGTAGAACGTGGTCTAGTTGCAGTTGGACCAGGTACAGGAGATTGTGATCCAGGAGAATATGTAGAAAGAATTTATGTTGCTTATCGTGCATTATCAATTGATAACGTAACCGTGTCAGCAAAGAGAGACGAAGCCTCAATGTTTGAGGTTTCTTTCCGTCTACTTCCAGAGGACGCATCTGGTTCATATGGAAAGATTGTTGATCGCACAGTTGCTGCACCAACAACCTGATAAAAAAATAACTTAATAGTCGACGGCCCCTAGTGCATTGCACGGGGGCCTTCGTCATGCTATAATATTTCTACCACAACAAGGAAAGGGAGTAACATGGCAACAACAGTATATGAAACAATGGAAATTGAAATGATGGACGGAACAAAGGTTAAAATGCGTCCTTTAAAGATTTCTCTTTTAAGAGAATTTATGAAAACATTTGAAGGAATCACAGATGTTGCAGATAGCAATGATAAATCTATGGATCTTTTGATGGACTGTGTACAAATTGCTATGAAGCAATACGATACAAAATATTCAGATGATCGTGTAATGCTAGAAGATAATATCGATCTTCCAAGTGTATATCAAGTAATTGAAGCAGCCGCAGGCATTAAGCTGGATTCCCAGGGAAACGTACTGACGGCGGGGACACCTGGAGCGAACTAGATCTCGCCAAGATCGAATCTGAAGTTTTCCTTTTAGGTATATGGAAAGACTATGAAGAGTTGGAAAGTAGTCTTTCTATGCCTGAGCTTACATCAATATTAATTGCAAAAAGAGAACAAGATTATGAAGAAAAAAAGTTTCTTGCTGCAATGCAAGGAGTAGATCTTGATGCAAACAATAAATCTTCTGATGGAAAAAATCGTGGACAAAAAGAATGGGAAGACTTGAAGGCAAGAGTTTTTAGCGGTGGAGCAACAGGAGACTCTAACGATATCATTTCTTTACAAGGAAGCAGCGCCATAAAAGCAGGAATTGGCATAGGGATGGGAATAGATTATTACTCTGTTTCTGATAAGGATGGACCTAAAAATCCACTCGGATAATGGTATAATTTAATAAGGTGAAATTTTAAATGTCTACCCCAGTAAATGCCAGTATTAATATATTAGTTAATACTTCTCAAGCAACTGCTCAGCTAAGATCTTTACAAGCACAGATTGCAGCAACAAACAAAGGCATAAATTCTGGATCAGGGGCCGCAGCAGCACAACAAGCAGCTCTAAGCAAAGCACTGATGGATAGTGCTAATGCTAGCCGTATGTGGAATGCAAGGGTAGTTCCAGTCACTACTGCCACACAACAATTTTCTGATGCACTTGATAGAGGCAAAATGTCTCTTGGTCAGTATACAAGGTATGCATCTTCACAACTTCCTGGGATGAGCAGGATATTCAAACGAGAATTCGATATGATGTCTCGTGTTGCAGAGCAAAATGTTAAAAGAATGCAAACACAATATGTTGCATTAGGAAATAACGCTGCTGGAGCTGCCCAAGCAATGGCAATGACTCCAACTGCTCTAAACAAACAGGCGGCAGCAACTCAAATTGCAGCTCAGCGTCAGATGATGATGAATAGAATGATCGATCTTGGATCAACTAAGCTTTTAAACTGGGGTAAAAATACACAATGGGCTGGTCGACAGTTGATGGTAGGATTCTCCCTACCTCTAGCAATGATGGGGGCAGCAGCAGCAAAAGCTTTTAAAGAAATTGATAAGGCAGAAATTTCTTTTAAAAGAGTCTATGGAAATCTTGAAACAACAACTGCTGAAATGGAAAGAAATCTTGATGCAGTAAAAGAACTTGGTGCAGAATATACTAAATATGGTAAAAGTATGGCTAGCACTATTGATATTGCTGCACGAGTAGCAGCAACAGGAGCACAGGGGGATGCACTAGTAGCTGGAACAGAACAAACAATTAGATTAGCAACACTTGGATTAATGGAATATGATGAAGCTCTTGATGCAACAATTGCCCTTCAAACAGCATTTCAAACTAGTAATGAAGATTTAGCACCAACTATTGACTTTCTTAACATTGTAGAAAACGAAACAATCCTTACTATGCAAGATATGGCTGCTGCAATTCCTCGTGTTGCTCCAGTAATTAAAGGATTGGGTGGAGATGTAAAAGATCTAGCAGTAATGATGACTGCCTTACGCGAGGGTGGTGTAACTGCAGAGCAGGGAGCAAACGCCATTAAGTCTGGTCTTGGAAGACTTATTAATCCAACTAAGGCTGCAAGAGAAGAAATGGCAAAGTACAACATAAGTATTGATGCTATCGCCCAACAAAATAAAGGCGACCTTATGGGAATGCTGAATGATTTTAGTGATGCATTAGTTAGACTTGGAAACTTTGAGCAACAACAGGTCTTGCAAAAAGTTTTTGGAACCTATCAGTATGCAAGACTTGGAGCTCTATTTAAGAACTTAGCAAATGACTCTGGTCAAGCAGCAAGAGCCATTGAGTTAACATCCATGTCTGTCGAAGATCTTGCAAGAGTGTCTGATAAAGAACTTAGCAAGATTGAAGAAGCGACTAGTGTCAAGTTTCAAGCGGCAATAGAAAAAATGAAGATTGCCATCGCACCAGTTGGAGAAACATTCTTAAAAATTCTTACTCCAGTGATAGACATAGTAACAAAAATTGCTGATAAGTTTAATAATCTTCCAGATGGTATTAAAAACGCAATAACTGTAGCTATTGCTTTGATTGCAGGAATTGGTCCAATTGTTCTAATGGTTGTTGGTTTATTTGCTAACGGCATAGCAAACATAGTTAAGTTTGTTCAGATTATGAGAAAGTTTTTTGCTAGATTAAAGGGAGATTCTTCTGCATTTGGACACCTTGCTCAAAAAGAACAGGAGGCAAGACTTGCTGCAGATGGATTAAGTGGATCAACCGAAAAGCTTACAGGTAAATTTGTTATACAGCAAAGGGCACTAGAAAGGCTTATTGAGCTCCTGTCAATATATTCTGGCAGGTTAGGCTCAGTTGCAGGCATAGCTCTTCCAGCAACTGCTCCAGGAAAGACAGGATTCGTACCAGCTGCAAAGGCTACATCAACACAGCCAAGATCTTTTTTCACCCCAATGGGAAGAATGATTCCTCCAAGAAAATATGCTGGAGGGGTGACAGGTGTTCCAGGAACAGGAAACAAGGATACTGTACCAGCACTTTTAACTCCAGGAGAATCTGTTGTAACAAAATCTGCAACACAAAAATATGCTCCAGTTATTGCTGCAATGAATGCAGGAACCCTTCCTGGATTTAACGGTGGACTAACCCCATCAACAACGCAGCTTCGTACAACAGATTGGGCCGCAAGATACGCTGGGATAATTCCAGGAAGAAGTATCGGTCCAATTGCTGCAAGGCTATCTGGTGCCGAAAATGAGCTAAACGAGGCAAAGGCACTTGGTAAGGGAGTAGAGGAAGCAAGAAAAAAACTTCGCAGATTGCAGCAGGCTCTAAGGGGTCTTATTGCTCAGGGAATATCTCCTACAGCGGCAGCACTTGATAAATCTGTTGCAAGAATGAAAAAAAGAGAAAAAGAGCTTTCGAAGCCACCAGTTATTAGAAGATCAGCATCCAGAGAAGTAAGTCCACAAGCAAGAGCCCTTGGCTACGATAGGCCTATGCAACAGCTTCAGATGACAGGTGACGAAGCAAGACAAAGAGGACATCTTGGCGGAGCAGTAAGAATGCCTATAGAGCGGGCAGTAAGAATGATCGAGGCCAATCCATCAATTTATAGAGAATCTGCTAAAGAGGCTATAAGAAATCTTCAAGCATCAGGTGCTAAGTATGTTAACGTTTTCAATAACGGAATTGCGTCTATAAGTCAAACCTTAAATGCTGCAATGAATAACAATAAAGCAACAATTGATATGGCAAAAAAGGAATTGGGAAATCCAAAAAACCATGTAATGCTAAGAGAACAATTAAAAAATCTAGGAATGTCCGATGATGAAATTGAGAAAAAATTAATTCAATATACAGCAAGATTAAATGCAGAGCTGGATGCCGTTGCAAAACAAATTGGAGGATCAAACATACCTCTAAAGAGAAAAGACATGGACATGGCCTTACGTCGTGCAGCAGGAATAGCAGCAAAAGAAACACTAAGCTCTAGCAAAGATTATTCAGGTGGTAGGTATATTGGCCCAGGAATGGGTACTGAAAGTGAAAGAACCGCCAATGCTCGCATGATGCAAACAAGAGGAATTTCTGTTCCAAAGGGTGGGGACAGATATGACAGACTTCCGTTATATGCTAGCAACCAAGGAAAACCTTTTTATACACAAATGCCTCAAATGGAAAAATACTTTCCAACACAGGCAAGACAATTTCCAACAGATGATTTAGCAAAAGCAGGAGTTCCCAGAAAAGAGCTGCTAGGAGCTTTTGGATCTCTTGCTAAAACACCTGCTGGCATAGGACTACAAAGACAGATTTTAGCAACACAGGGAGATGTTGAAAAAGCTTTACCACTATTCCAAAAGGGAGGACAGCTGCTTGGATACACATTTGCTCGTTCAATGAATAATGCCGCTGGACTGGAAAGTAAAAAATTAATTCCAACTGTTGGAGCGCAGTCTGGCCATGCTTCTCCAGCCCCAGCAATGGGTAAATATGGATTACAAGATGGAACTCTTTATGCACAGAAATGGATAGAGGCAGCTCAAAAATATATAGGATCTTCAAAAATTGCCACATCTCCAGTAAAGGGTCAGCCAGTTGGAAAAGAAGATCTTAGTGGTGTAAGAATGTCTACCAAAGTATTGGCCTCAACCTTGATTGCCACCCTTGGAGATGCAAAAACATCTCTGCTTGCAGCATTTAGACAAATTCCTGCCTTTGCATGGGAAGCGACAAGGGCGATTGCCCCAATTTTTGTAGCTCTTGGTCAAGCATTTATTCAATTAAATCCATGGATTACTAAATCTGTTGATTCTATTAAAAGATTTTTAACCCAAATTTCTTATACTTGGATGGGCTTAAAACTAACGGGTGCAGAAGCTATTAAAACAACTTTAGCAAAAGCAAAAGCGGCATATGTAGAAGTCATGCTTAAAACAATGATAATTTGGGAAAAAGCAAAGACCCTTCCCATGAAAGCAAAAAATGCATATGAAACAGCAATGATTAAAACAATGCTCGCCTGGGAATCAGTTAAAAGAATGCCAGCACAAATAAAAAATGCAGTTTCAACCTTTATGTCAGACTTACCAAGAAATCTTCAGAGATTAAGAAATCAGGTATTTTATAGAGGACAAGATGTTTCTAGAAGAGTATCAGAAAGATTGCGTCCAGTTAGAGAAAGATTGGCAGGAATAAGGGATTCATTCAAGAGGGCTGGAACAATAGCAGCCAATCCAGTTCCACGGGCAATGACAGTAACTATTGCAGGAATGGTTGCACAAGAAAAACTTAATTCAGCAGTTACAAAAGCGTCACAAGCATTTGATCCAATAAAATCAAAGATAGTACAGTTTGGACAATCGATTTCGTCTGCTGCTCAATTTGTTTCAAAAGGATTCCAATTACTTGCAGATCCATTGGGAAGAGCAGTTGTTGTTGCCACCATCACCAGGGTTTCTCTAGAAAAGCTTAATGCAGCACTTGAGTTTGTAAGGCAAAAATTATCTCCAATAGCAACTGCATTTAATTCTGTGGTTTCAGCAGTAAAGGGTGTAGCAACAAAAATCTCTAGAATAACCCAGCTTCTTATGGACCCACTTGGAAGAGCTGTTGTTATCTCTACTCTATCAAAAAGAATGCAAGAGGCATTCTCTAGTGCTGTTACGGCAGTAAAAGCGGGGGCAAATAAGTTATACGAGTCACTTCTTTGGGGTGCTATTAAGGCTGTAACTGGTATTGAAAAGGCTACCATTGCCATTAGAGGAGTTATTGTAAATGTTTTCAATGGTGCTGTTACGGCAGTAAAAGCGGGGGCCACCAAGCTTTATGAATCTATGATCTTGGGTGCAATCAAGGTTGTGACTGGAGTAGAAAAAATTGTTGGGGCTTTTGCAGCCATGAGAACGATGGCAGTAACTAAGTGGAACAATGTTCTTGCTACGCTTAGAAGTGTTAACCTTAAGCAAGCATTCATTGATGCGGGTAAAGCAATTAAGGGTGCCGCAACAGGCGGAGCAGATGAAATCAAAAAATCTTTGAGATCCGCAGCAATATCCATTAGAGATGCGGGAAGAATTGCTGGTGCAATAATTTCTAATGTTGGAGCAGCAGGAAAGGGGGTCGCTCAAGGAATAGGTGGATGGCTTGGAAAAGTAAATGAAAAAACTGGACAAACACGGGGACAAAGAATAAGCGGTGTAGGTAATAGCGCTGTAATGGGTCTTATGGGTGTTTCAATGGCTGCAAGCTTCCTAGAAGGAGAGCTTGGAGAAATGGCTCAAAAAATAATGCCAGTGACAATGGGCTTGATGGGTCTTCAGATGCTTCTCCCAATGCTTACAAATCCATTTGGGTTAGCAATTGTTGCAGTTGGTGCTCTTACAGCAATGTTTGTAAAAACAAGAATGGATCTAGACAATCTTGCAAGGTCAGCCGCAGAAGCTGGAGCAAATCTTGGTGGTATAGCAAACAGACAACAGGAAATGAGTGCGGCAACTGGATATACATTTGCATCACAAAGAGCAAAAGATAGATTGTTTAGAATTAACCCAGATCAAAAAGAATCAATGTCTCAATTCTCAGAGTACTTTGAGTCTGAAAGAGGAACAAAATTCCTTGACAATCTTAGAGAATTAACCTCTGCTGAAAGATATACCGAAGTAGCAAAAATGATCTCTATGGCAATTGCCGATGGTATGGATGAAGAAACAGCAAAAGCATATGGATATTCTGTAGCCTATTATCTTAATGATGCTGTTATGCAAGAAAAATTAAAATTAGATTTTGCTGCAGGTAATTTTGCTAAGGGAATTGATAACCTTATTGACATTATTGCGGAAAGACAGGCTGCCATTGACGCACTTGGTGGATATAGGCCAACAGATGTTGGTCAATCTGGTGCTTCACGAAGTCTAGCAAATATGACGGGAATAGGAAAATATGATACTCAAAAATCTATGTTTGCCGAAGGTCTAGGAAAGACTGGAGCCGCCGCTGGTGTAGGAACTCTTGCTGGCCTTGGAGTTGGTCTTGGGGCAACAATGGCAATGTATGGGGTTGGTTTGGGTGCAGCCCTGTCTGCTGGTGTTGCTGGTGCTACAGCAGGTTCTGTTGTTCCAATTGTTGGAACAGTTATTGGGGCAATTACTGGAACACTTATCGGAGGCTTGGTAGCATGGAAGCAATATCAAGATCAGGTTGCAAGACTTAATGAAAATATTGGCAGTGCTGCAAGAATAATGGGTGGGTCTATCCAAGTTTTAGGAGAACTAAGAGGAGCAGAACAACTTCTTATTGAAAAGAGGCAAGAGGGATTAATTTCTGCTGAAGAATATGCTACTGAAATGGCAAGAGTTGATCAAATAGAAGCTAAGGCAACAGCAAATATGTCATCTGTTATTCAGTCTATGATGATGGGTGGTCAGGTAGATACTGGAGCATTAAACGAAGCACTTAAGAGCCAATTAATTGTTTCTGGTTTTGAGGGTGATCTTGCTGGAGCAGTAGTTGGAACAATAAATGTAGAAAATATCGCTAAAGCTCTTTTCCCAGAAGAAGACCTTGACACAATTCTTGCAGATCAAGCAAAGAGGTCAGCAATAACGGCAGTAATGATTGAGTCTCTTGCTGGAATTACCCCAGAAAATGCAAAACAAAGGGTATCTGATGTTACATCTCAATGGTCTAGCATATCAGAGGAGCTTCTTATTGCTGCTGAGGATGGACTGACTCAAGACGAAGCAAGGGCGGTTCTTGCAGGTAAAAGGGCTGGACAAATTGTTATGGATAGGCTACTGGGTGGAGCAGAAGGATCAATTGAGGGATATTCAGCAGGAACAACTGCATCAGATTATGAAAAAGCAGCAGATGCTCTTTCAAGAATTGCTGCTGGAAATACAACAAACCTTCCATCGGGTGTAAAAATTGTTGAAGGAAAAGAGGGAGATCCTGATCGTGTTGAAGTAAATGGAAGAGTCTATGAGGCAAGTGCCGCTGGAGAAGAAAAAAAGAGTTTAGCAGTCAGAGTAGCTGAAGGACAACTTGGAACCGCAATTCCAGAAGATGGGGCGACCCCCGCGCAAAGCTCCACATTAAATTTTGCACAAAATGATTTAGATATTATATCTCGTAGTTATGGCTACAATGAAGATGCAATAAATTTCATAGCCAATAGTGCTAAACAAATGGGAGTAACGGTACAAGAGTTTTTAGCAGATGCCATGGCAGATCCAACCTATGGACCAGCCTTTGTAGAAAATATGGAAGCAGCACTTAAAGATGAAAACTTTGATTGGATGCAACTTGAAGGTTTAGGAATAGGGACAACGGCTGAGCAAATTAAAGAATCAATCATGCTTGCCCTAGATCTATCTGATGTAAAAATAAAATATCCAGAACTTGAGGTCACAGATGTTGGAACAACTGAGCAGTATATATCTGGTGCAGCAACAGCCTGGGCAGCATTACCAGAAACACAAACAGCAATTGAAGAAAGAGCTATAAGTCCAGAACAGCTAGATGTTGGTTTGGCTGCTGCAACTGATGTGTTGGGAGCAGAGGGTTTAAACGAGCTGCTTGCTACACCAGATGCAATGAACGTCCTGCTTGATCTTATTGCCAAAATGAATACCGCAGAATTTGCAGGGATGGATATGGCAAAAGCAATTGAAGAGGTTTTTGGAGGCAATACAACACAAAATGCTGAAGAATTAACAGATGGTCTTAATAAGTTTGAAGATTCGTATTCTGGAATGGGCCCAGCATTTGGAGAAAATGCCCAAATTGTTATAGATTATTTTAAGGGAATGGCTGAAGAATCAAAAAATGCTGGAGAAACATCAGAAGACTATGTTAAGAGAATGTCTCAAGAAGCAAAAGGATATGCGGAAATAATCAAGGGGATGCCAACAGATATGACGGCAAGATTAGGAATAAATATAGAAGATCCGTCAACATTCATGGAGATTGGGCCCCACCTTGATCAAGTTATAAAGATGTGGCCAATCTTGTCTAATTTGGATAAAGGCATAGACCTAAAAGCAGCAATAGAGGCTGGGTTGCTAACTACTGAAAATGGAGAATACAAATCTCCAGATCAACTTGCAAAAGATGTTAAAACAACAAATAAAACTTGGAAGAATTTTGGAAAAGCTGAAACGTTAGAAGCTAAGAAAAAAATACTTTTTGAAATGACAGTAAACGAAAATGATCCAGAAGCCGTTAAAAAAGCAGATGAAACATGGAATAGTCTAATAGACAGGTTCGGTGAGGCAAAAGTTCTAGACATGGGTACGGATGTATTTAAAAAAGCTTGGGATCTTCAAATCACTTTAACTGGAAATGCTGACAAACTAAAAGACTTAAAAGATACCTATGCCTCTTTAGCTGTAAGACCAGGTTGGGCCGCAACCGAGGCAGGAAAAACTATGGCGGCTGACATAAAAGCCCTAGAAATAGCAATAGCTCAAGGTGAGTCTGAGATGGCCAACATTAAAATAAATCCTTCTGGAGGATCTGACACAGGTTCCAGTGGCAGTAGTGGTGGTGGAGGTGGAGGAAAAGAATCACCTCTAAAAGGATTTAAAGAAGAAATTCTTAACATGGCTAAACTTTGGACAGATGCCACCATGAGTATGGAAAAACTTAATAATGCCAAAATGTCTTTTGCTCAACAAGTTTTTAAAGGACAAGGAATATTTGATAAATTAAAGAATATAAAAGGACTTCCAAAAGATGCAATATCTCAAATTATGGAAATGGGTCCAGAAGGTTCTGAAGAATTTATTAAAAAATTTACCAAGGGTAACAAGATAACTGCTGCAGGAAAAGGATTCTTGCAGGCACAATCAGCAGCAAGAATAAACCAAATGGTTGGAGAAGATAGGCTTTCAAATATTGATACTAGAAAGAGGACTAGGGCAGCAAGGTCGCTTATGGGTGAGCAAGGGGTATCAAGAGAAACATTTAACTTTATTGCTGAAGATACAGACAGACTTGATGCATACTGGGAATTAAAAAAGAGGGCAAATAAGGGCGATAAAGAGGCAGTCAAAGATCTTGAAAGATTTTTAAAGATTCAACAAAGAAAGGTTAACTTAGAAGAAAAGTTTAATGATTCCCTAAAGACTGGTATTGAATTAGCAAGAGAAGAGTGGGATGAATATGCCTCTAAGCAAAATGCCTTCTTTGATAGAGAGTTTGCTGCTATTCAGGTACAGGAAGATATTCAATTTGAAGCAGACTATGGAATGTCAGTCTCTGATATGGAATGGCAAATAAAACTTAATGAAGATTTAATTGATGGATATAGAGAAAGAATCCAGGTAATTAATGATGAAATTAGAGCACTAGAAACAAGAAATGGAATTGCAAGTGACTACTCCGACTGGGGAATAGAACAACTTCAAAAAGAAATTGATTCTAATCAAGATTTAATTAGAGGGTATGAAAGACAAAATGAACTAGCTCAAAGAAAAATAGACAACCTTAAGCGTGAAGATGAATTAAGAATGAGAGTTTCTGAAGAACTTTCTCGTGACCTTGAAATCATGTCAGAGGCTGAAACAAAAATTGATGAAGCTTACAATAAAAGAATTGAAGCATTAGATAAGGTTCAAAGCATTAATCAACAAATTATTGAACAACAAAAACAACAGCTTAATCTATCTCAAGCAATATCTGAGGGAGACATTTATGCTGCTACCGCTGCTGCTCAAGAGATGAGAGCATCTGCTGCATCATTTGCAGTGGAACAAGTAAGAACATCTTTGGATAAAGGAAGAGAAAATGAGATAGCATCTTTAAGAACTTCTGGAGGGCTGACAAGAGAACAAGCAGAAAAACAAATATCTGATATTAAAGAGCAATCATATCAAACATCTTTAAAAACTAGACTGCTTGAAGATGAAATTTACAATAGACAAATAAATGACATTCTTCCACTTAAAGATAAAGAGTTTAACCTTAATAAAGCACTTGAAAGCTTACAAGATTCTATTGCAACAAAACAATTAGCTATTCGTGATATTGAAAGATCTAAAATTGAGCCACTTGAAAGACAAAATGCTTTAATGGCAGAACAGGTTGATGATCATCTATTAAAGATAGAAGGAAAGCAAAGGGATGTAAAGAATGAGGTAGGACTAACAAAAGATGAATTTGAAAAAATGAATAATTGGATGCAAGCAGATCTGGCCTGGCAAGAACTAATGACAAAGGAAACTGAAAGAGCAGAACAAAAGGCTGCAGACTTAGCGGCGCAATGGCAAAATGTTGGAGAACAAATACAGGCAGCTAAAAAAGCTTTAGCAGGAGATTTTGCAAAAATAGCTCTTAAACCACTAGGAAAGACATACACTGAAGAAGATAGAAAAGCAGAGAGGGCTGCAGCGCAGGCAAGATATGATAAAGCAGTCTCTGGATATCTTTCTTCCGCTGCATCTCAAACATCAGCTGCTTTAACAACTGATGGTTCATCAGGAGAAACTCAGGGATCTTCTGGAAAAACTCCTAGTCAAAATTCTAGATCAATAATGATGCCTGGAATGAAGATGCTAACTGGTCAAGCATTAGATGAAGGTATTATTTATATGGATAAAAATGGAAGGTTTAGGTGGACTAAAACTAAAAAACTTGTTCCAACTATGCCAGAGGGAGATTTATCTAAATATTTCAGTGGTGGAATGGTTGCTGGTAATGGATCAAGAGATTCTATTAGAGCAATATTATCTCCTGGAGAATTTATAATTCGTAAAGCAATGGTAGATAAATATGGAACACCATTGATGAATGCACTTAATCAAGGATCTTTTGCTATGCCAACATATAATACTGGACCAGAAACTCCACAAATGAACTCAGTAAATAGTACTTCTATTTCCAGCACTAACGCTCCAGTGTATAATACATATGATATGAAATTCTCTATTAATGGGGCAAGTCAGTCTGCTGATGATATTGCTAATAAGGTTATGTTTAAAATGAAACAGTTACAAAATCAACAGGTTAGAGGTAACCGTGGCTACTAGCTCGTATATGGCTGGAAGAATTAAGTGGCAAAGGCCACAGGCAGTCTTATTTTCTGATAACCCAGGAACACTACAAGACGGACTATATATTCCACAGGGTAATGAATTTGAAGACTTTATAATCCTATCTGATCATAACAGATCTACTATTTCTATATCAAATCAAAGGATAGAGACTAGAAATAGAATGGTCAATGGAACAATGAGGTCTTACCATACCGCAGACAAGATCAATGTGTCAACATCTTGGGCCAGACTTCCTTCAAGAGCGTATGGATCATCTCCAGTATATGTTGATGGAGAACTAGAGCAGACAAATATTTTTAGTCCTGATGGAAAATATTTAGGAAAAAATCCAGAGGAGTATACAGCAGATGGTGGTGCAGGAGGAGCAGATCTATTAGATTGGTATGAAACACACTATGGACCATTCTGGGTATTCCTATCATACGACAAGGATGGATCTGGAAACCTAAATAGATACACCCAAGTTGCTCAAATGTATTTTGCTTCATTTGATTATGACATTGAAAAAAGAGGTCAGGCTTGGAGTAATGGAAGAGCAACTGGATTTGATATGTGGAACGTAAGCATGGCTTTGGAGCAGGTATAATGTTTCAGTCTGAAGAATTAGACAATCATCTAAAAACATCACACACTATTAAAACAGAATCAATTGTCTTTGCCGAATGGAATATGAATGATTCTGAAAATATTGAAAAACTAGGAAACTACAGATACAGGCCAAACACAGTAGACAATAAGTTTTCTATAGTTCCAACTACTTATGATCCAGTAGATGACGGAGGATACTACACAGGTGCCACAGACGCAGATATAACAGTACAGTCTGGTTTTGCTGATGAAGATCAGCCAGTATTTCTTGCAACAAGAAATGAAAAAATGAATCTTCTATATTCTTTAGAGGATTGCATTAAACCACATAGACCAAGATCTGGAATCAATAAGTTATTATATCTAGGAGATGCAGCAAGTCAATATTTAGATATGGGCGGTAGAGATGACTCATCCCAAGAACTTTTAAATATTGCCAATAGGCCAAGATACTATATGTCATCAAGAAAAGATCCATTCAAATATTGGACTTCCTATAGAACAGAGCAAGAAAACGGGGAGCAAAAAGAATACGGAGTATCTTTTCAAACAAACTTTGGAAACATTTTTTATATCTATGATGCCGCTCCATTTGTTGTATATAAAGATTTAGTTCCTACAAATAAAATAGTCATCAAGATGCAAACAAACGTAGGGGATGTAAACCTAGGACCATTTAGATATAACAACCAACAGTTTCAAGATCCACTTTTTGGATATGAAAATCAAACAACTCCAATCAAGTGGAGGGTAGAGGTCTTAGATGATGATAACTGGGTAGAAGCAATATCTTTTGATGCTAACTCAAGAGATGAAAATAATGAACCAGTTATTAAAAGTGATGGATATGTAGAGATCTCGTATGGATTACAAATTCCATTTAGATATAGAGATTCTTATGTATACGCTGGAGTTTTATCAGATGAATCTTTGCTGCCAGAACAAGCAATAGATGGAGATACATTTCTTATAAAGCAGAGCAGCAATGATAGGGGAGTTTTAAAGATCTATGATTCTGGACAATGGGAAACTTTTATTCCAGAATATAATTGGCAATTATCTAGCCAAACAATTGATATTAGAAGCAGTGCAGTTACAGAACTTACAAATCCAGACTACTTTATTAATGAAGAAGGATTTGTTCAGTTTAGAGAGTTTCAATTCATTCGCGGTATAAGAGTTGTTGTTGAAACAATGAATAAGCCAGAATGTACATTTGATCTTATTGAGTTTTCTCCTAGATTATTTGCAAATATTTCTGATAACGTATCATCTATACAGATAACAAAAACAATGTCAGACTTAGGAAATGGATCTATTCCAGTTGGAAATATTATTGCATCCACAGGAAGCCTAGATATTTTTGATGACGATTTTTCTTTTAACAGAAACAATGTTTTTAATTTTGAAACAAATGAAGGAAGCATTGTTGCAAAATATGTTGACAAAAGAGTTAAGTTTAACTTCTATCAAGTGGTAAAAGATGTAAATAGTTTTGACTATTTTATTCCAATAAAGATAATGTATACAGATCAAATACCACCAGTATCTCAATCTACTGGCTTGATTAATACCTCATTAAGAGACTTTTTCTTTAATCTAGAGTCATCAAAGGCTCCAGAACTATTAATGACTGATGTATCAATCAGTTATGCTGTCACACTACTTCTTGACTATATGGGCTATAGCAATTATGTATTTAAAAGAATATTAAATACTTCAGAAATAATAATCCCATTCTTTTTTGTGGCACCAGATCAAAACGTGGCAGAAGTTTTACAACAACTTGCAGTAGCATCACAGACAGCAATGTTTTTTGATGAGTACAATAACTTGGTTGTAATGTCTAAAGAATATCTTTTACCAGAAGAGGGACAGAGAGAAGTTGACTCATACCTATATGGTCAAGAAGAAGGAGAAAATCTTCCTAACATTATTAATCTCTCATCTGAAGAAAAAAGAGTTTACAACGATGGAAGTATTAACTACACAACAAGGTATATTCAAAGAGAAATCTCTGAATACTCTCAAGCACCGTATACTGATAAATATAAAACATATGGATACAAGCCTGTTCTTCTATGGGAGGTATCGGGAAAAGAAACCCTCAGAACAAAGAATGATTTGGCTGGTCAGTCATCTGGATATACTCTAAGCGCTGCTCCATTAAATTCTAATTTATCGGCAGATGTTCCAGTAGTTGAAAATAATCAAGTCATCAACAACATCCTTGATCTTGGAGAAAATATAGATGCTGGATTTGGAGGTTTGTCTTCATATCAAGGATATTTATATGCAAATGGAGAGATCATAAAGTATGATGCTATAGAATATTCAATCTCTGGAAACCTTAATGATGGACAGTCTGGAAATCTAAGGTGGATTAGTAGCAATCAAGAATATCAAAGATATTTTTCTAAACTTCCATTTAATGGAAAGATTTATCCAACTGGAAATGTAAGAATATACTCAGAGCCAGACTATGAAACCGTTAATGGTATAACTCAAATGAAAAATGGTGCGGTAAAAAAGCACGGTAGAGGACAGTTTGGTACACCTATAACTAGTCATGGAGCAGGGTTAAACGATTATTGGTCAAGCGATGATAATGTTTTTGGCTGTGTGCAAGAGTCAAAAGAATATCTTTTTAATACAGACCAATATATTAATTATCCAGAAACACAAAAGGATATTAAGGCTGGAAAAACTAAAGAAATTTCTGGCTTAGGATTTTTTAATGCAGATGTTCGTGCAGAAAACTCTACAAGAAATGGAATAATTAAGAACTTTAGAGCAAATAAGTATTACACAGAAAGAGAAGTTAATTACTTTAGTACTGCAAGAACAGGAACGATGCAGTCTTCTGCTCTAGTTTTTCAGGGTCCAGAAATTCCAAGTCAGATAAGGGCATCAGACTTTGTATCGTATGTCTATAAAGATCTATCTTCTGGGTCTAGAAACCCTTCTGCAACAATTAGATCTTTTATAATAAAGTATAATGATGGATACTCCCCTTATCCATTAATATCAAATAGATATCCTCAAGGTACTCAGGCTGCCCAAGATAACATAGAACTTATAATAGATAAAGAGTTAGGTGGTCAGGGCATGTATCGATTAATTTCTGATCAAACTAATCAAAATTATTATGATGATTCTTTTGTTAATAACATTCTTGAGCAAATTAGACAAGAGGAATCAGTAGAGTATATTGTTTGGGATCAAATAGTTACAATAAATAAAAATGAACAAACTCCAGTACCTGCACAATACACACACTTTGGTACAAGAATGAGAATTGTTGGAAAGATTGAATCAACAAACCAAAAATCTGAAACACCTTTTGGGGCATTTCCAATATACGAAACTCAAGACTTAAATATCGATGACCCAGAAAAAAATATACAGATACTGGGTGGATCTGGTGGTCTAGGTATTAACGTAAATAAGGAAAGAAATACTGGGTACTTTTTTGAAATAGTTTCTCTAACTCAAGATAATATTAATCAGTATACAAACAATAACAAAGAACAGTTTGTTAGTTATCAAATTTTGAGCGATCCCGCTCCTTCTTGTGTAAACAATGTTGTGACAGTAAGAAGCAAGAATAATATAGAATTTGTTGTTGGACAAAAATTAGTTATTTCTGGCATGGTAGATTCATTAAATCCAACAGATACAAGAACTCCATTAAATGGAGAGTATCAAGTAACAGCAATTAATGAAGATGGAAAAACATTTCAATACATAATTCCAGGTGATCCAATAGCAAATAGAACATCCACCACTGGGGCAACAGCCTTTGTTTCTACAAATGCACCAAATAATATTGCAAATATATATTTTTACAAGGTAGTTGCTGATAATAAAAGAACGGTTTTTCATAGTTATTCAATAGAGAGCAATGTCTTAACCCTATTTTCTGAATCTCCTGCAAGATTTGTTGTTGGAGAAAAAATATATATTGACTACCCAGCAGGATTATCTCCAGTAGACCTTAGTGGAGAAAGAACTATCTCTGGAGTTTCTGGAAATACAATATCAATAAATCTTCAATCTGACTTAAACCAACCAAAAACAGAAATGAAAGTCATAGTAAATCTTGTGGAAGGGGCATTGGCAGTACCATATAGGCTTTGGAGTGGAACAGGAAATATTACTGTTGATGATGGAAGATTTACTGGTCAATATAGATTTGTAGGAGAGGAAAATCCAACAGTATATGATTTAGCAGCAGAGTATACAACAATTGGAAGTGCAAAAAGATTTTATCTTTACATAAATGGCAAGCAGGTTGCAACAGTTACAGACACAGACCCTCTACCAGACTATAATGGAATGTCTCTTTTTGTTAGAGGAAGTTCAAGGTGTATGTTTGAAAATATATATGCCTTGGCAACAAATGTTAGCGATAACAGCAAGGTTCCTGTAGCATATCCAGTATCAAAGGTCTGGGGGGATGAAGAGGTAGATGCCTCAGAATCTTTAAAGAAGTATGCAATTAGTGGGATGATCCAAAAAACATATTTGTCTGGAATAAATACTGAAGGAGAACCTTCTCATAACTTGTATTTTGATGAGTTTGGAACTATAATGAGAGAGGCGGCATACCTAAATATTAAGTATGATCGTGCCTATCCAGCACTTTATGCAAGAATGATGAATACATTTAACAGACTAAAAGGATATTCCGTTTCTGGATTCTACGCTGGGTCTTATGGAGCAGAGTTCTTGATCTTTAACTGTACAGATACTAACATAAACCTAGATGATACAACTGGAAACTTCTTAAGAATTCAAGGAATAGCATTCACTCAGTCAACAAGCAAAACTTTGACAGTAGATGATTATTATAATAAAATGTCATCATTGTCCGATCCTATTTATAGAAATGACAATACTTTGTATAGCCCTTTGATTGCAAGAGAAGAGTATAACAAAATTGTTAATAGTAGATCAAAGCATGGCTTAAATGAATTTAGCATAGACAGTAGTTATATTCAAACAGATGAAGCAGCAGAGGATGTTTTTGGGTGGATTATAAGAAAGATTTCTTCTCCAAAAATATTGGTTGGCCTTAATACTTTTGCAACATTTAATCTACAACTAGGAGATATTCTAGAAGTTAATTATAAAAATAATGACGGACTAGATATTATTTCAGATTCTTCAAAAAGATTTGTTGTTTATAATATGGAATATAATAAAACTTTAGGTCAAGAAACTATGACAATGTATTTAGCGGAGGTATAATAAATATGGCAAAAACTAAAGGTGGGGGCCCAAACCCTAACAAAAATATTGCACAAGCAGAGGCAATATTAAACTCTGGAGGAAATACTAGCAACTTTACTGCTGCAACATGGGAAAAATTAAAAGAAATAGAAAGGCAAAATAATGCAGCCGCAGCTCCTGCTGTAACACAGCCCCAAAAAAGTTTTGAAAATATCCCAAACCTTAATCCAGGTGGACTTATTCCATCAACATCCCCAACATATAGTAGCCCAACAACTGAAGCACCAGCCCCACCACCAGCAAAACCAGTAGACCCATGGCTTAAGTCTTCAAACTACGTTGCCCCTGTTGGAATAAAACAGGCAGACCCAGATATTGTTTTATTTGATTCAGAAAGTATAAGTCCAGAACTTTTGTTAGAACTTCAATATGAAGATATTTCTGGAATGGAATTAATTAATATTTCTAGATCAGATATAATAGATGGACAAGATGTTATTTATTCCCCAGTTAAAAATCTATCTTCAATACGAAGAAGATATAATCCAAACAATATAATTTCTTCTCCAGAACTTTCTTCATCGTTCTTTTCTAGATTTGGAATTGATTTAATTCAGAGAGGAATGAATGATCCATATTTTGATGAGCAGGGCAACTTAGTAATTGAGATAGATGATATCAAAGAAAACGAAGTAATTGAGGTAGAAATAGACACCAATGGTACAATTGAAGAAGTGAATTTTATATGATTACTAATAATGGCAAAGACATAATTTCTAAGTACCTTTTAGGACAGGCTCCAGCCTATGCAACACATATATCTATTGGATGTGGAGCAACCCCATTAGATCCAACAGATCCAGAGCAGGAAGACATAGCCACAAAAAATACGATGGACTTTGAAATGACAAGAGTTCCAATTAGCTCTCGTGGATTTGTTGAAGAAGATGGAATTACAAAGGTTTCTCTTATTGCACAATTGCCTACAGAAAATAGATACGAAATTAGCGAGGTAGGTCTTTGGTCAGGTCCAAGCAATTCCTTAGCAAAAGGATTTGATAGCAGAGTAATCTTTGATTTCCAAGAAGAATGGCAGGCACATGATGTATCAGTAGATCCAATTGACTTAGTAGAAAACCTAGGGTCTGGGGGAACCATTGATGATGGTGGAAGAACTGTTTTTAGAGTAAACTCTGGAAACTCACTGCTAGAAGAGGCAGCAAGAAAGGCAAGAAAAGAGGGTCCAAGATTTTTAAATAGTTCTATTTTTATGAGGGGTGATTCATCAAATATAGAATCCTCTGATATAGAAATAGTTTCTGCATCTGCGAATGGAACTCAGATAATATATACCGCAACAAATTCATTTGTTCAAGGAGATAAGATTACAGTTTCTTCTTCAAGCAATGAACTTTTTGATGTTATAAATGCACAGGTTGTTTCTGCTTCTGCTGGTGGATTCACCATAAATAAAAATACAAGTGCTTCTGCATCATCTCTAGGAGGAGTAGCATGGAAAACAGGAACTTGGTCCCCTGAAGAAGACTTAGAAGGATTTACATCAAAGCACATTCATCTTAATGGAATATCTTTGAACATTGGAAACAATAGCCCATCGGACATTTTAACCCTAGCAATAAGTCTTGTTGACAAAGACTCAGTAGGAAACGGTAATCCAGAATTTGTAAAGATTTTAGTTGAATTTTTTAGGAATGAAATAAGTCAAGATAATGGATATGCCAAGGCAGAAATATATATTCCAGGATCAGAGTTTACAGACAGATATAAAGCAATCTCTTTTCCAATATCCAACCTAATAACATCCCCAGACTTTTCTTCCTCAGAAGTAAGAATTGCTAGAGTTTTTTGCTATGTTGGAGTAACAGATGGGCCATCTATTGTAGGGTCTACAAATCATTATGTTTCACTAGATGGATTTAGGCTTGATAATATCTCTACAAATAATCCTCTTTATAAGATGGTGGGATACTCATCAACAAGAACAGCAGATGGATCTCCAGTAATTAAGTTTAGAAACACAAATAATTTTGTTGAATTTAGGTTCGCTGTCGGGGTTACATAATGTCTAAACTGATTAGAATTCCATATCAAAATCTTCCAGATATCAATGCATTAACAGAACAGTATCAAGTAAGATACAGAATAAAATCTGACGATGGAAACAGAACATCTGCTTGGTCTCCCATTTATGGAATAAATCCAAACTTTACCTTTCAAACAAACGTAGACATGGTATTTGAAAAAGAAACTGGATATACTCGTGCTGTTTGGGACCCTGTTAGAATATTAACAGAAGATGAAAATTTTGTTAATGATTTAACTGTTTATGATATTTGGGTAAGATATAGTATTGACTTAGGAGATGCTAGAGAATGGCAGTATCAAGAAAGAGTCTTTGGAACATCTCTAAATATTTTTAAGCCACCAATGATATCAACAATAAAATATATTAGCATTGAGGTTTATAGACCAAGCGTACAAAGTGTCACCATGAGAGCAAGAAGATTTGATGTATATCAAGATAGCGCACATATAGACTTAATTAAATACAGAATAGAGTTTGATCAAGATATAGATTTTGAAACTGGGGAAGAAATAGTTTATGAAGTAAGGCAAGAAACTGGCAATAATCCAGTAGGTGGACTATCCAACAATGGTCATTATTTTGTTAGAAGAGTAACACCTCTTGGAATAAACACGATTCAGCTACATCCAACAAGGCAAGATGCAATTAATAATACAAATGTCATTAATTTAACATCTCATCCCAGTAGTATTGGATATTTCACTGCTGCTGACTGTACACTTTGTGATCATCTTCTTTATTCACAAGCATATCTAGGCATATAGTGGTATAATTTTATAGGAGAAATTATGGCAAGAATACCAACACCAGACAGAGGACAGCCAATAGATGTACCATACCTATATCAGTTGGCAACTGCAGTAAACAATATTTCTGATCAAATTGATGCCTCTTCACAAAAATATACAACAGTATATAGTAGAGAAGCACAAAAGCAAGATCTAAGAACATCTGAAACAAAGTTTTTTGCATCATTTGCAGACCTTCCCCAGCAACTAGCAGTTACTGCGGGAGATACAAGAGAATTTGCCTTTGACATATCCAATCTTGGATTTAAGTATCCTCCAATCGTAACTATGACACCAGTTAATACTGGAACTAGCACGGCAAGCAATGATGTTTCTGTAACAGTTAGTTCTGTAACAACATCAAGAATAGATGGATTTGTTAGATTTAATTCAACTGGTCAAGTCGATGTAGCAGTCAATGTCATCGCCATCGGCATTCCAGAATAAATGATATAATTGTCGGCATGTTGAAGTGCCCAAAGTGCAAAGGAAAAGTTTTTGTTGATAGCATGTTCAATGCACAAAATCATATTGAAACCTTTTGCATTAGATGTGGCAGAAGAAAGTTTTACCATAACTTTGGTCCAGAAGATAAGGAAGCACAGTGGCTTCTAAAAATAGAGCAGATGAGAGCGGCAACCTCAATCTCAAGCCTGTAATTAAACCAAGAACAAAGATTTGGTTTTTAAATGGAGATCTTGTTCGTGTTTTGCACACAAGCAGGGCGGCAGGAATAATTACCCTTTTTAATAAAACAAAAGATGAAACAATGACTACAACTATTGTTGAGTTTAAAAAGAAAAGAAAAAAGGCTTTTACAGTTAAAGAAACAGCACAGTTATTAAACTGTCATGTTAAGCATATTCCAAGATTAGTAAAACGAGGAGTCATTCCAGAACCAGTTGGTGAACTTCCTGGTGGAAAAAGAGCGTTTCACTACTTGTCATATTACTCAGAAGATACTATAATGGAGGCTAGGAGGGCCATGGCGATGATTCATCAGGGTCAGCCTAGAAAAGATGGTCTCATCACAAATAACAAAACTCCTACAGAACAAGAGTTAAGATATGCAATGGGTGATGGCATCCTTTTATATACAAGAGATGAGAATGGAAACTTCATTCCCATCTTCTCTGAAACTATCTAAAGAAAGGTATTTTTATGGAGCCTACTAAGGTTCAGTGGTCACTTGGATATACCCTAAATACTGGAAATTTCCAGTCTCTTAGGCTTGATTGCCAAGTAACAGATTTTGTTCGTGATAATGAATCTACAAAGGAAGCGTCTGATCGTGTATATGCATTTGTAGAGCAGCAACTTATTGAAAAACTAAGCGAGGCTAAGGAGGAAATGGCATGAAGGCATATGTAGCAACAGGTGAATATGCACAGTTGGTTTGTGCGTTTGATAAGAATCCAGCAAAGGCTCTTAAGAAGGCAGCAAAGAAGATTGATGAGTTGCAGAATGACAACGAGTATCTTATGCTTACTGGAGTAAACATCAACTATGATGATGAAGGATTCTACTATGTGACTGCCACTGTATCAACAGCGGTACTATAATGGCTGATCGCAAGGAAAGGTTCGCGGTACTTAGTAGGTTTGAGAAGCATTGGAACATAAACGGTTTTCCAAAGTTACAGATCAATAAGTACAACGAGCAATGGGCAGCAGACGCATTACTTGAATCTTTTCCGATGGAAGATATTTATGATGCCATGACGTATTATTTTCAAGTAAATCCTCGTCCATCATGGAAAGGATTTGCCAACAACGTTGATCGTCTGCTACAATCAAAAGCAGAAAAAGAAGAAGACATGCGACTACGCATTGAGCGCCGTGAAAAGGCAAAGGAGTGGTTAAGTGAATATTGAGGCTAAGACTTTATCAGCGGTACTTAATGACAAGCAGACACATGTTCTGTTGCAGGCTAATGTTGATTCTATGCTGCAAACACATAATGATGTATGGAAATTCATCCACAACTACTATGAACAAAATAAGGCTGCTCCATCCCCAACGCTTGTTAAGGAGAAGTTTCCAGATTTTGATTATATATCAGAAACAGGTGCGACTAAACATCATCTAGATGAACTGCGCCAAGAATATCTCAATGAGAGTGTCAAGGTTATGTTGCGTGATGCGGCAAACAAGGTTATGGAGGGAGATTCGCTTTCAGCACTTGATGCTTTATTGGGTGAGACAGCACGACTAAAGCAAGTTACCTCGCCTGCGCGTGACTTGGATGTGTCTAATATTGATGATGCACTAGCATATTTTGAGAACGTAAAGCGTCAGCAGGAAGCGGGTAACTACGGTATTTATACTGGAATTAAGGGCTTTGATTCCTTTATGCCGTCTGGAATTATGCCAGGAAACTTTGGCATTCTTCTCGCATATCCTGCTATTGGTAAGTCTTGGATGGCCCTATACTTTGCCGTTGCCGCATGGAAAAGGGGAAAGTCTCCACTTATTGTAAGCCTTGAGATGACTGAGACAGAGGTTCGTAATCGCATATTTACAATTCTTGGTGAGGGTCTTTGGTCGCACAGAAAGTTATCTCGCGGTGATGTAGAGATTGATATGATGAAAAAGTGGATGAAGAAGACGTTTGACGGTATGCCACCACTTCATATTATTTCTAACGAGGGTATTGGAGAAATTAGTCCAAGTGTTCTTAGAGGAAAAATTGACCAATACAGTCCGTCAATTGTCTTTCTTGACTATCTCAATCTCATGACTAGCAATCAGCGCACAGAGAATGAAGTTGTTAAGATGAAAAACCTTAGCCGTGAATTAAAGTTGCTTGCTATTAGCGAAGAAATTCCAATCATTGCTATTTCATCTGCAACTCCAGATGATGTAACCGATATGCACAGTGTTCCAACACTTGGTCAAACATCTTGGTCACGACAAATCGCCTATGATGCTGACTTTTTGTTGGCATTGGGAAGGGCAGCAAATAGCGATGTAGTCGAATGTGTTTTTCGTAAGTCAAGAAACGGACCACTAGGAGACTTTTTGGTACAGGTTGATTTTGATCGCGGTATGTTTAGGGATAAAGCGTTTGATGATAACTGATCAATTTTATGGTATAATTGATCTATGAAGATTTGTGGTAGGTGTAAAGAAAAAAAGCCGTTTTCCGAATTTGGGAAAAAGGGCAGTGGATATCAATCATACTGTATTCCATGTAGAAGAATTGCTCAAAAGGAATGGCTAGAGGCTGATCCAGAAAGAAAAAAGAAGGCAGTTCAAAGAGCAAAAAAATGGGGTATAGATAACCCAGAAAAAAGAAAAGAACATAGAAGGAAATATATTGAAAAATATCCAGAAAGGGTGTCTAAACAAAGGCTTAAGCAAAGGCTTAAAATATATGGATTAACTATTGAACAATATTATTCTATGCTTGATAATCAGAATAACTGTTGTGTAATATGTGAAAAAGAAAAAGACTTATGGATTGATCATAATCATATAACAGGAAAAGTTCGTGGATTGCTTTGTCCAGCATGTAATAGCATTGTAGGATATTTAGAAACATATGGAGAAATTATCTGTGTTGCAGAAAGATACATTAAAGACTTTGAGTAAGGTGGTATAATTAAAACATGGCTAGTCATAAAATATATACATTAAATAACTCTACACCAACCAGAGTCACTCCCAGACCAGTTCATTCAGGTGTTGACGTAACAGTTCAAAATCTTGATGAATCAGCATTTGTTTATGTTGGAGTAAACGATACACTTTCCACTACAAATTATGGATTTAAGGTTCTGCCCAACAGTGCTATTTCTTTTGAGTTGCCAGGAAGCGATACAATCTTCCTTATTGGTTCTGCCGCATCAGTTGAAGCAGCAGTTCTTATTATAGGTCTTGAGGAAGGCGACTAATGTCTAGATTTACTTATCCTGTCGGCAGTGGTGGCGGCAGTGCCTCAGCAGATATTGCTGATTTTATATTTATCAATGAAGATGAAGATAATAGCACCATGACCTTGCCAATCAACAAAGAAATGACTATTGAAACAACAAGAGATGATGATGGCGATGCAGACATAAATATTTATTCTGCTGATGATATTTTTATTACAGCACGAGGCGATGATGTAAACATAAGTGCGTTTAATGAAGTATCAATAGAATCTGATGACGAAAACTACACATGGACCTTTACTAATTCTGGAAATCTTGATCTCCCAGGCGATGGGTACATTTCAAATCCATCAAGTTCTTCTGGAGACCCAAACACACCATACGTTGATACTCTTCATTTAGTTCCAGACAGTGATCTTGACAATGATCGCTATATTATTCTTGATCCAACATCTCCAAACCACATCCATATTCGTGCTGGTGGAGACATGGACAATTCCTTGGCACAACTTATTTTAGGTGGAGAAAAAGCCAATGTATCAGTAACTGATAATTCTCATGATGTTGGTATTAGCACATATGATGCAGAAGGCGACAATTATTATGGATGGAATTTTGGAAATGATGGAGTCCTTGCTGGACCAGCAATGGGTGGACTTATTGTTAACGGTTTGTTTGGTGCAAATGAACAAAATTTACTAATATATGGTGGGGCAAGTGGCGCTATTGTTTTAAGCGGGGAAAATGGAGAATTTCTTAATGATCCAGATATTCCAGCAAATCAAATAGCAACAATTGGCGATGTTAATACTGCTACTGATAAGGCATATATTTCTTTATACAGTACTGCTGACCAAGGTCCATATACAGCAAATACAATTCAGCCATTTACATACACAAACGTAGACTTTTCAAATGATATTTCTTTAGTAGAAGGATCATTAATTACTTTTGCAAAGGCAGGAAAGTATAATCTTGCATTCTCTGCACAACTTCATCAAACAAACTCATCTGGTATTGTGAATATTTGGTTGAGAAAGAATGGCAACAATATGCCAGCAACAAATACCAAGTGCTCTATCACAGCCAATAACCCCTACTACGTTGCTGCATGGAACTTCTTCATAGATGCAGCGGCAGGAGATGACTTTGAACTTATTTGGTCTTCTGATAGCAGTCATACTGTAATAGAATACGAAGCCGCTACAGGATCTGGAGCAACAGAACATCCATCAGTTCCTTCAATTATATTGACTGTAAATGAAATATCATAATCCTGTATAATTAGGGTATGAAAAACTTCATACATAAATCTATAAAACGTTTCCATTTAGATGGACAGATTTATGATGATGCTTTAATTCCAAGATTACAACTTGAATATATAAAAATAATCAACACTCAGATGCAATTGCAAGGATATGCACCAAGGCTAGATATTGACCCACAGTTCACAATATCATATAATGGAAACTCATACGATTTTATTTTATCGGTTTACGGTACTTTTGTAGGGAAAAGGAATGCAGAATGGATAGAAGGTTTGGACGGCAGCAAGCCAATATATATACAGCAGAGCAAGTCAAAAGAATCCTCAATGGATCAGGAATCTCAATCGAATCAGAAGTAGATTCAGACTTTATTGTTTTTTGTCCATTTCATAATAACTATAGAACCCCTGCTGGAGAAGTTTCAAAAGAGAGAGGAACATTCTTTTGCTTCTCCTGTCAAACATCAAAATCCCTTGTAGAGTTTGTTATGTTTGTTACTCAAAAAAGTTACTTTGAATCGCTAAGATTTATTGAATCATCTTCAACAGAATCTGATATTGTTGATGTGATTGATAAGGCATTGGTAAAAGAGCCAGAATGGAAACCCTTTGACGAGATATTAATTCGTAGACTACATGCTCAGGCATTAGATTCCCCAAGAGCAATGAGATATTACGAAGGAAGAAGAATATCAGAAAATTCAGTTAATAAGTTTTTATTAGGATATTCTGATAATCAAGATATGGTTATAATACCAATGCACAACACGGATGGATCAGTCTTAGTTGGATTTGTTGCAAGGTCAGTAGAGGGAAAAGATTTTAAGAATACCCCCAACCTACCAAAATCTAGAATTTTGTTTAATCTTCATCGTGTAAAGAAGTATGACACGGTATATGTAGTCGAATCATCTTTTGATGCTATTAGACTAGATCAAAATGGTATTCCAGCAGTAGCAACGCTAGGAGCCAATGTTTCAAAAAATCAAACAGAGTTATTGACAAAACACTTCAACAATGTTATAGTTGTAGGAGATAACGATGATGCTGGAAAGGGAATGCAGGACAAGATTCTAGATCGTCTAGGAAGTCGTGCTACACTTATCACTATTCCGTCACGATTCAAGGATATTGGAGACATGACGGATGAAGATATACAGAAGTTAAATACAAAAATATCAGATCCACTATTTTCATTATTATAAGGAGAAAAAATGAGTATTATGAAGGGACTAAAGGCCATGGAACAGGCCATTGATAAGCCCAAGGCAGCCGCAGAGTCAGGTGGCATGAAGGTTCGCTGGCTCAAGTTGGAGGATGGTCAATCAGCAAAGGTTCGTTTTATCAACGAACTAGACGAGGATTCACCAAACTATAATGAATCACGAGATGTTGCAATCGTGGTTTCAGAACACACTAATCCAAAGGATTACAAGCGCAAGGCTGTCTGTACACAGGAAAGTGAAGGACGATGCTTTGGATGCGAGATGGCTCGCAAGGAAACAATGGAAGATAGGAAGCGTGGAGGATCGTGGAGACCACGACTACGCTTCTATACAAATCTTCTGGTTGACGATGGTCTAGAAGATCCATACGTGGCTGTTTGGTCACAGGGTGTGGGAAAGCAGTCTGCTTTTAATTCTATTCGGGAATATGCTCTAGATACAGGAAGCGTCAGCAATCTAACATGGAGGCTCAAGCGTCAGGGTACAGGAACAGATACAACATATGTTCTTCTTCCTACGGCTCCAGATTCTGAGCCATTTGATTGGCCTAGCATTGATCCTTTCAATCTAGAAAAGGTTGTTAGGGAAGTTCCTTACGCAGAGCAGGAGGCATTCTATCTTGGATTCGATGCCCCAACAGGCTCTTCTTCATCTACCAATATTGACTGGTAGTTAACTAGTGGGGGAGGGCAATCCAACTGCAATAAATTTATAGCAGGCTCTCCCCCACTCTTATAATAATAGAAAGGAATATTTTGTACGTTCCACTTCACGTTCATACACACTATAGCCAGATGGATGGTGTAGCAACACCAGAAGAATACGTTCGTCGTGCTGTAGAAGTTGGTATGCCAGGAATTGCCATCACAGACCATGGAACACTGTCTGGACACAGACCAATGTACCGTGCTGCAAAGTCTGCTGGAATCAAGCCAATCCTTGGTATTGAGGGGTATATTACGGGTGATAGATTTGACAGAAGAGACAAGTCTGAAAGAACAACTCCATTAGACTTAGTTTATAATCACATTGTTATTCTTGCTAAGAACAACGAGGGTCTTGAAAATCTTGGCAAACTTAATGAGATAGCATGGAATGAAGGCTTTTATAGGAAGCCAAGAATAGACTTTGAAATCCTTGATAAGTATGGCGATGGACTTATTGTTTCTTCAGCCTGCATGTCTGGTCTTATTAATAAGGCAATTGAAGCAGATGATTATGCTGTGGCAAAGCAACATCTTCAGTGGTTTGGAGACAGGTTTGGGGAAGACTTTTATGTTGAGGTTATGCCACATAATCCTCCAGAGATGAACAAGGCTTTAGTAGAATTAGCAGATGCTGGCGGGTATAAGATTGTTGTAACCCCAGATTGTCATCATGCAACAGTAGACCAAAAGGTCATTCAAGAAATGATGCTCATCCTTAATACTCATGCTAAGTTAGAAAAAGATATTTCATATGAAAAGTCAAAGAAGTTTGACAATATGATGGATCGTCTTGACTACCTTTATGGCAAGGATCGTATGATGAGTTTCAACAAGTTTGACATTCATCTTCTTTCTTCAGAAGAGATGGAAGAATCCATGAACAATAATGGTGGATTCCGTCAGGATATGTTTGATAACACTATGGAAATTTTCAACAAGGTTGAGGATTATGATATTAAGCGTAACCTAAATCTACTTCCTGTAGAGCACCGTGATCCCGATGCTCAGATTAGAAAGTATGCAGAAACTAGTCTTATAGCCAAGAATCTGCATACTAATCAGGAGTATGTAGATCGCCTAGAAGAAGAACTAAACATTATTGCTCAAAAGAAGTTTGCCTCATACTTTATTGTTGTTCAGAACATGCTTAATTGGGCAAAGAAGAATGACATCATGGTTGGCCCAGGTCGTGGTTCATCTGCTGGCTCCCTTGTTTGTTATTTACTAGGTATTACAGACATTGATCCACTAAAGCATGGACTACTATTCTTCCGATTTATTGACATTGACCGCGATGACTGGCCCGATATTGATTCAGATATTCAGGATAGTCGCCGTGAAGAGGTAAAAGATTATCTAGAAAGGCAGTATCGACATGTCGCAAGTATTGCAACATTCCTACAGTTCAAAGATAAGGGAGTCATCAGAGACATTAGTCGTGCTCTCAACATTCCATTGTCTGATGTTAACCGTGCGCTTAAGGCAGTGGATACTTGGGAGGAATATCTAACCTCTAGAAATACAGCATGGTTCCGTGAAAAGTATCCAGAGGTTGAGCAGTATGGAGATCAGTTGCGTGGACGTATTCGTGGGACAGGAATTCACGCTGCTGGAGTCGTAACATCTAAGATGCCCATATCCAAGATAGCACCTATGGAAACACGCTCTGTAACAGGTTCAGAGGGTAGAATCCCTGTAGTTGCGGTAGACATGGAGGAGGCAGCAGACATTGGTCTAATTAAGATTGATGCCTTGGGTCTCAAAACTCTTACTGTAATTAATGACACTCTTAATATTATTGAAGAAAGAAAAGGAAAGAAGCCAGATCTTCATGAAATTAATATGGAGGATAAAAACATTTACGCTATGCTTTCTGACGGATACACAAAGGGAGTTTTTCAGTGTGAGGCTACCCCATATACAAATCTTCTTGTAAAAATGGGAGTTAATAAATTTGATGAGCTTGTTGCTTCTAATGCGTTAGTTCGTCCAGGAGCTATGAATACTATTGGTAAAGATTACATTGAAAGAAAAAGGGGTAAGCAAAGTATTGCTTATTCAAGCCCAATTCTTAAAGAATTTACCGAAGATACATACGGTACAATTTTGTATCAAGAGCAAGTCATGCTTGCTTGCGTTAAACTTGGTGGCATGACCATGGGTGAGGCCAACAAGGTTCGAAAGATTATTGGTAAAAAGAAGGATGCGAAGGAGTTTGACGAATTCAAAGACCTATTCATTAGGAATGCTACTGGGCCGCTTGGTGGGGCTGCTGCTGAAAAAATGTGGCATGACTTTGAGGCACACGCAGGATACTCGTTTAATAAGTCTCATGCTGTGGCTTACTCAACACTCTCGTACTGGACGGCATGGTTAAAGTATTATTATCCACTAGAGTTCATGTTTGCCCTTCTTAAGAACGAGAAGGATAAGGATGCTCGTACAGAATATTTGATTGAGGCAAAGCGCATGGGCATTCCATTGAGACTACCACATATCAATGATTCTGATACTGACTTTAAAATTGAAGGGAAAGGAATTCGTTTTGGGTTGGCGGCAATTAAGTTTATTTCTGATAAGATCGCTGGAAGATATATTGAAGGAAGGCCATTCCACTCTTATAAAGAAGTTGAAGAATTTACCTTTACTAAAGGAAACGGAGTAAATAGTAGGGCGCTATCATCCTTGAATGCAGTTGGCGCACTAACATTTCCAGACAATCCTAGGGATGATGAAAAGGTTCGTGAGAATCTTTATGAATACCTAAATCTACCAGAATTTACCAATGATATTCCACAGCATTATCATGCCTATATAAACAGTGTTGATGAGTTTGATGAGAAGGGTGTATTTATTCTCATGGGAGTAGTTAGAGGTATAAAGCGTGGAAAGGGCTGGAGCAGAGTAGAAGTACTAGATAGTACAGGATCGATTGGAATATTTGATGATGAAGAAACTAAGATTGAAGCAGGTAGAACTTATATTATTCTTGTTGGATCTAACAGAATTATGGAGGCAATTCCTGTGGAAGAGATACAGAGCAGCAAGTCAGCGCTCGTAAAGTTTCTTAACTATAAACAGTTGCCATATGGCCCAGATGAGCATTATGTGCTATCCTTTAGGCCAAGAGTAACAAAGGCTGGAAAAAGAATGGCATCGTTAGTTGTTGCAAATCATGAAAGAGAACTGTCGTCTGTGATAGTATTCCCGACAGCATTTGCCATGGCATATACAAGAATAGAAGAAGGAAAAGCCTTTAGTATGGAATTTAGCAAAACAAAAGAAGGAGATATTACATTGAAAGAGGTAACCAGTGCAGTTTGATCTAGATGATATAGCACATACAATTCACTCAAATGCAGTAGAAAAAGGCTTTTGGGAAGCAAATACAGAGGAGAACAGAACTATCTTCTATCTAAAGCAATTGGCAATGATCCACTCTGAGGTATCAGAGACCTTAGAGGCAATTCGTAAAGAAAAGGGCCATGAGGTTGTAGTAGAAGAATTGGCAGATATTATTATTCGCGTTCTGGATCTTTGGGCAGGAATGTCGTGGGATCAATATACAAATAAATCCCTTAAAAACTCAATTGCAGAAAAGGTAGAGAAGAATCGTTCTCGTCCAAAGATGCACGGGGTGTTGGCATAGTGTCAGAATTAATGACAACAGAGGAAGTATTGTCCCAACTTAATCCTAAGTTGAGGAAGAAGATTTCTCTTGGATCTGAAATTGAAAAGACTACCTATGCACAAACCCCAAGTTTTGGCCTTAACAGGGCTTTAAACGGTGGTCTGCCATATGGAAGACAAGTCCTGGTATGGGGCAATAAGTCTGCTGGAAAGTCCTCATTTTGCCTACAAACGATTGCTAAGGCACAACAAGAAGGAAAGGTGTGTGCATGGATAGATGCAGAAATGTCGTATTCTCCAGAATGGGCATCCACGCTAGGAGTGGACAGTTCTCTTCTTATTCACTCTACAGCAAGAACAATAAACGATATGGTAGATGTTGGTACAGATCTAATGGCAGCAGGAGCAGATATAATTGTCGTGGATAGTATCTCAGCACTTCTTCCAGCAATTTATTTTGAAAAGGACTCAACTGATTTAAAGCAGTTAGAGAACACAAAGCAAATTGGCGCGGAAGCAAGAGATATGACTAATGCTGTCAAGATGCTTAACTATGCAAACAATCAAGTAAAGCCAACACTTCTTATCCTAATTTCTCAGGCTAGGAATAATATTGGGGCAATGTATGTCTCTCAGCAACCAACTGGCGGAATGGCAACTAAGTTTTATTCGTCTACCATCGTTAAATTATTTTCCTCTGAATCTGATAATCAGGCTATTAAGGGAAAAATATATGTTGGAGATAAAATAATTGAAGAAAAGATTGGTAGAAAGGTAAGATGGGACGTTCAGTTTTCAAAGACGAGTCCAGCATTCCAGTCAGGGGAGTATGACTTTTATTTCAGGGGAAATGATATAGGGATTGACTCAATAGCAGATCTTGTTGATACCGCAGAAATGCTTGGGCTTATTGAGAGGGCTGGAGCATGGTATACAGTTGAGGGAGAAAGATACCAAGGAAGAGAAAAGCTAGTGCTTGGCGTTAAAGAAAACTTAGATCTACAAGATCTTCTCATAGAAAAAATAAAGAATGCCTAGATACTCTGTATATAAAGGAATATTCTTGTGTCAAAAATGTAAAGAAGAAGTTGCAGAGTCTAGATTCTATGGCCACTCTTACGATCTAACTTGGATGTGTAGTAATAAACATCTATCAAAAGTAAGCCTATATCAAAAGGGATACTAGGTTGACTGAAACTGGATTATATATAGTATGCCCAATATGTGGGTTTATTAGATCTAATGTGAGCCCAGAAAAACATATTGAGGAGGTGCATAAAAATGAGCGAGCGTAGTGAATCAAAAAGAATAGGTGCCCAACAACATAAGAACAGCGGTCGTGGGAATAAAAAAGGAGATGCAACATGGAAAAATTATGTTGTAGATTTTAAAGAATATGGCAAGAGTTTTAGTTTAAGTCAAGATGTTTGGGCTAAGGCTGTAACAGATTGTATGAAGGTAGATAGAACAAAGTCTCCAGCAATTATCGTAGTTCTTGGCGAGGGAAGTCGCAAAATTAGGCTAGCCGTGATAGAATTAGACGAATTAGAAAGGCTAACAGAAAATGATAACAACGATTGAGTTAGTAAACGAAGTTGCTGAGTTCTCTGATATATCGGAGATTATGAATGATGAACAACTTACAGATGCACTTGGAATTATTGTTAAGCTAATGATGACTCCAGATGTACCACCACAGAAAGCGGTAGGTCTTATAGTTCAATTAGAAGCATATGCGGCAAAGTTTAAGATGCTTGCTTCGTACTATACAAATGTAAAGAAAGATGATCGTGCAAAGAAAAATCTATACTATTCCGCTAACGAGGCGGTACAAAGACTGGTAGATAGTCTAAAGTATAGTGCTAAACTAGGGAGTTATTATGGCTAAAAATTTTTTAAAGCAAGTAATGGATAAACAACCAGAAGGTCCAATTGATACTAAAGAACTTATTGCAAAAATTGAGTCTGGGTATTTAGTTGGAAGAGATCCAAAGTTCGTACAGAAGAAAACCTTTAGTCCATCGACTCTAGTTTATGGCAACGGAGCATGTCCAAGATACTGGTACATGGCTTGGACTGGTGCTGAATTTGAGGATGATGCTGATGCATATGCTGTAGCAAATATGGGCAGCGGAACAGATGCTCATGAAAGAATCCAGACAGCAATTGAAAATGCTGGAATTATGGTAGAGAAAGAAAAAAGAATTATTGCATCAGATCCACCAATCTTCGGCTTTGCTGATGCCATTATTCAGTGGAAAGAAGAACAGCCCGTAGTTGAAATTAAGACCATGAGGGAGGAGTCTTTTGCGTATCGAAAGCACGCAAAGCCACCAAACTATCACTTAATGCAACTTATTATTTATATGAAGGTTCTGGGTAAAAAACTTGGAGTTCTTCTTTATGAGAATAAGAATAGTCATGAACTACATGCTATTACTGTTGAGCCTACAGAGGAATACAAAGTATGGGGAGATTATGCATTTAGTTGGATGAAGAGGGTAAGAAAGTCTTGGGAAGATGGAATACTTCCACAAAAGCCATATAGGTCTAATTCCAAAGTATGTAAGACATGTCCAATCCAAAAGGCTTGTGCAGCAGCAGATAAGGGTAAGGTAAAAGTAGAACCTTTGGAGTATCTTGGATCATGAAGTCTTGCGCTTGGTGTACAAATGAATTTGATCCTTCTGTAAGTTATCAAATTTATTGTTGTTCAAATTGTCGAGAGCAAGCAACAAAAGAAAAAATTTCTGAGCGATATCAAATAAATAGAAGAAAGAATAGAGCAAAAAAGGATCGTCGCTGTAGCGGAGGTTGCGGAACACTAATTAGCATCTATAATGAAAATGGATATTGTAACATATGCATGGTAAATAGACGCAAAGTAGATAAAACATTAAAAGAATTAAAGGATTTTTTTGATTATGAGCAAAAGTAGATTAACAGATATAGCAAAGATAAATGCCCCAGATAGCTTTTGCTGTATTGATGCGAGCACAAATAGTATGGCCTTTGCCATGTTTGTTGATCAAAAATTAGAAAGTTATGGCAAGATAACCTTTTCTGGAGATACTATTTACGATAAGATAGGTGACACTGCACAAAAAGTAAAAGGATTCTTCTTGGCTTATCCAGTAAAAACTATACTGATTGAAAAAACTATTTTTGCCAACAGTCCACTTGTTGCAGCAAACCTTGCACTAAGTCAGGGGGCACTTATAGGTGCATCAAAACTTGGTGGAGTAGAAAAAATTTATGGAGTAACTCCAATAGCGTGGCAATCATTTATTGGAACAAGACTTCTTACTCAAGATGAAAAATCTGCTATAAGAAAGAAAACCCCAGGAAGATCAAACTCTTGGTATAAAAATCAAGAAAGAGAAAAAAGAAAGAATAAAACAATCTTTACAGTCAACAATGAGTTTGACATTAATATTTCAGACAACGATGTGGCTGATGCCTGCGGCATTGGGATGTATGCCCTTAAAAATTGGATAAAGGTAATAAAAGATGAGAAGTAAGGGACTCCATCTATCTGAGACATATATGCGTAAGAGATACATCCTTGATAAAAAGTCTCCAGAGGATATTGCGAAAGAATGTGGAGTAAGTGTACAATTGATCTATCGTCAACTAAAAAAGTTTGGATTAAGGAAATAATATGAGTGATATGGTAAATAATCCACAACACTATACATGGCACCCATCTGGAATAGAAACTATACAGATTACAGAACACATGAATTTTTGTTTGGGAAATGCTATAAAATATATTATGAGATCTGACCATAAAGGTAAAAAGATAGAAGATCTAAAGAAAGCTATCTGGTACCTTAATCGTGAAATAGAAAGATTGGAGAGGGTTGATGGGACGAAAGAAAAAAGTAACTAGCCCACTTGGTCACCTTTATCATCGTGAGCCATTTTTTGCAATAGAAGGTGGAAGAGTAATTGAACGTGGAGAAATTATTAAGATCAAGGGCGTTCATGGAACAAAGTTTATGTTCAAGCAATATACAAGACGCACCGATACTGGAATAGACTGGATTGATTGCTATGAGTTAGATCGTGGCACTATGTGTGGAGAAAGATCTTTTAGAACTGATCGTATAAAGCCACTTCCAAAGACTCGTAGAAATAAAAAAATAAAAAATACTGATTCACAGTAAACATAATAATAGTTTTTAACCCATAAGCATTGTAGGGTGTAATAATTTGTGATACCCTAGAATAGTTGCCGCCGCAAGGAGGAAACAGATGACGAAAACGAAACTGCTAGGAGGTGTGATGATGGCGATGGTAGTGACTCTGGGACTTACGGGGTCTGTTTCTGCCTCACCTAGCACCCCTACCGAAACGGTGTATGCTAAGTCAAATGCACCCATTGCGACGGAGGCTTTGGAAAAGCCTGTCGTTACAAACAAGGCTGAGACAAAGCCAAACAAAAAGAAAGAATGCAAAAACTGGTTAGTGAAAGAACTTCACAAAACTGGTTTCCGTGGCAAGAACCTCAGGGAAGCCTGGGCTATAGTCATGCGTGAGAGTGGTGGAAGAGAAGATGCCATCTCTTCAACAAATGACTATGGAATGTTTCAATTCAATCAAGCTGCTTGGTCAGGGCAAGATTGGTGGGACAGCAAGAAACTCTTAACACGCGAATACAATGCTAAGGTTGCGTATCGCATTTCTCGTGGAGGAAAGACATGGTATCCATGGGATATTGATGGCCAAGGTCGTCACAAGGGGGCGTATACGTCCTCTGGAACATATAACACTTATTTAAAGTGGTATAACAAGTATCCATGTAAGTAGCAGCAGCGGTGGGGTGGGAAACCGAAATAAATGTAGGTGGCAACATTCCTACCCCATCACTGCTATAATTGTTGTCCAAAGGAAAAAGGATTATGGACAAAGATATTGTACTGCATTTAGAAGAAATAAATAAAGTTGCTGCTGAATACATTAAGGGCAATGATGAAAGCACAATTTCAAAATCATTAGACATTCCTCGTAATAGGGTAGTAGGACTACTTAACGAGTGGCGAGGAATGATCTCAAACAATGAAGTAATTCGTGCAAGAGCAAAAGAAGCACTTGCTGGAGCAGATCAGCACTATAATCATTTAATTAGAAAAGCATATGAGGTAATTGATGATGCTGATCAAACACAAAACCTTGGTGCAAAGACGAATGCCCTAAAACTTATTCTTGATATAGAAAATAAAAGAATGGACATGCTTCAAAAAGCTGGGCTTCTTGAGAATAAAGAACTTGCAGATCAATTAATTGAGCAAGAAAGAAAGCAAGAAATTTTGCTGGGAATTCTTAAAGAGGTAGTGGGTAACTGCAATAGTTGTAAAATTGAAGTAGCAAAAAGACTTGCTGGGTATGGTGGACCAAATGAGGCAGTTACGCTATGACGTTTGACTTTGGAGACTTTTTAGATGTTTTAGATGAAGATCCATTTAGTGAAATGCCCGTTGATCTAGAAACATTTCTTCATGATAAGAACTATCTAGATCAGCCACCTCTATCTCAAATTCAAAGAGATCTTGTAGAGGCTATGAGCCAAATTTACAAAGAAGAAGATCTTATTAGAATTATGGGCGAGGTAGAGGGAAAAAGACACTATAAAAAATATACCAAGGCAGAGGTAATCATGCAGCTTGGTAAGGGTTCTGGCAAAGATCATACATCTACAATTGGATGTGCATATCTTGTGTATAAACTTTTATGCCTTAAAGATCCAGCAGCATATTTTGGAAAGCCCCCAGGGGACTCTATAGACCTTATCAACATTGCTATTAATGCTGAACAGGCAAAGAACGTTTTCTTTAAAAACTTTATAAATAAAATAAATAGATCTCCTTGGTTTGCTGGAAAGTATAATGCAAAAGTAAATAGCGTTGAATTTGATAGTGCTATTACAGTCTATTCTGGACATTCAGAAAGAGAGAGCCACGAGGGACTAAACCTAATTCTTGCTATCCTTGATGAGATCTCTGGTTTCGCTCAGGATAGTGCTAGTGGTAATGAAAACGCTAAAACAGGTGATGCAATCTACAAAGCCTTCCGTGCATCAGTAGATTCAAGATTCCCAGACTATGGGAAGGTTGTTCTTCTTTCATTCCCTAGGTACCCAGGGGATTTTATTTCTAAAAAGTATGACGATGCTGTTGTTGAAAAAGAAGTAGTAGTCAGAAGTCATAAATTTATTTTAAATCCAGACCTCCCAGAAAGTTTGGATGGGAACTCTGTTGAAGTTGAGTGGGAAGAAGACCACATAATTGCCTACAAGTTTCCTGGAATCTATGCGGTAAAGAGGCCAACTTGGGAAGTAAATCCAACCAGAAGTATAGAAGACTTTAAGGTTGCCTTTGCTACAGACTATGGAGATGCAATGATGAGATTTGCCTGCAAGCCATCATTTTCATCAGATGCATTTTTTAAGCAGAGAGATAAGTTAGAAAAATGTATGACCTTAAGAAACCCAATTGACAACTTTAAAAGGCTTGATGCTGTCTTTGAGCCAGATCCAGATAAAGTTTATTTTGTTCATGCTGACCTTGCACAGAAGCATGACAAGTGTGCGGTAGCAATAAGTCACGTTGAGAAATGGGTAGAGGTAAAATCTTTCAATAATTATGAGCAGATAGTTCCTGTTGTTGTTGTAGATGCCATCGCTTGGTGGGAACCAAAGAAAGAAGGTCCAGTAGATCTTTCTGAAGTAAAAAATTGGATCATCCATCTGAGAAGGCTGGGGTTTAACCTAGGTCTAGTTACCTTTGACCGTTGGCAATCGTTTGATATTCAGCAAGAATTAAAAGCAGTAGGAATAAAGACAGATACTCTTTCTGTAGCAAAGAAACACTATGAAGATCTAGCAATGCTTATCTACGAAGAAAGAGTTGCTATGCCACATATTGATTTACTTCTTGAAGAGATGAGCGAACTTAAGATTGTTTCTGATAAAAAGGTAGATCACCCAAGGAAAAAATCAAAGGACTTAGCAGATGCCATGTGTGGCTCTGTATATAATTCTATTTCTCATACTAGAAGAGAAAAGAATCAAGAAATAGAAATACATTCCTGGAGTTCATCGTATAAACAAAGAAATAAAGAACAAGAAAAAATAAAGAATCTTATTGAGCCTCCCCCAGCGCCAAAAGAAGTAGACGACTTCCTATCTGGCCTAGGAATGATATAAAAATATTTTTTTGTTTTTTGACAAATAGGTTTGTTTAATGTATAATTTTATAAATAAAAGAAAGGTAAAAAATGTCTTTATCAGCTACTCTATATATAACTATTGCGGTTGTTTTATTTAGTCTTAACATGATTATTAATATTTTTGTTCTTGCTCTAGGAGAAAAAAAAGAATTACCGCTTAGCACATTTCTAGCAACAATTTTTGCTATTTTTCTTGTTGTATGGGGAATAACAATTTTAGTTACAAGTTAGATAATACACTAGAGTGATATAATAATAAAATGCAAATAAGAATACAGCCAGCTCCTGGCCATAGATATGACGCAACTCTATATATGAATGATGAACCAATAGAATTTGTCAATGATAAAAGACCAGGATGTTGTGTTAGATCTCTAATGAATAAAATGATGTTAATTCATGGAAAACCAACAGATGAGATAGTCATTGACATTGATGGTTGGTAGTATAAAAAAATAACCATAATAGTGCTATAATTATCTCTATGAGTATATTTTCCTTTAACCAAGAACCTATTGTTGTACCAACAGAAACAATAGTAGAAGAGCCTATTGTAGAGGCAACCGTAGATTATTATGAAGACGTATCTGATGAAGACTACACAACAGCAGAAGAACCACACTTTGGAGATGATGTATGATGGCTAGAGCGAGACTTGTAAAAGCTGGGGTAACCTTAAGAGATCAAGTAAATAACAAGTGGAAAAGCAGAGATAAGCGTAGCGATGGATGGATCGGCAATGCTGACCATCAGGCTAGGCCCAGTGATCACAATCCAGATAAGGATGGGTGGGTTCACGCAATTGATATTGACGAAGATTTCCTTGGAAAAGAACATGGAGAAAAGATAGCAAAAGAATTTGCTGATCAACTTATTAAGTATGCTAGAGAAGGGAAAGACAATGGCAGACTTAAGTATGTAGTTTATGAAAATAAAATTGCAAGCGGCACGTATCCAAATCAGTTTTGGGTATGGAGAAATGGAAGCTGGGGACATACCAAGCACATTCATGTTTCATTTACTGATAAGGCAGAGCAAGATGGATCTAAGTTTGATCTACCAATCTTTAGAGATGAAAATGCTCATACACCACAGAAGCCACAAGAAAAACCAAACAGTGGAATACCATTCCCAGGGGGTGCATTCATTGATTTTGGCAAAAGAAATGATTATGTCAGGCAAATGCAGAAACAACTAATTGCAAAGGGATATAAGATTCCTAGTGGTGCAACTGGACGCTACCTTTCTGAAACAGAAAACGCTGTAAAGCAATTCTATCGTAAAGAAATGCGACTAACCTCAAATGGAAAGAAAATGGGGCCAAAGGCGTGGAACAGGCTGTTTGGTAACTAATGTATTCAGTAGCACAAAATCATCCAGGATGCCAGGGAGGTTGGGCAGTAGTCGATGAAGATGGAAAACTAGAGGGATGCTTTGCTTCAAAGGAGCAGGCTGATGCTTATGCTGCCAAGGAAAACATGGAAGAAGAATACGAAGATAGAATTGATGAACTAAAGCGTGAGATGGAAATGAAGGAAGATATGATGGAACAAAAAAGTATTTGGGGTTCCTTCAATCCTAGAGGCATTGTTCAGAGGCCAGAAGTTTCTTTGTTCAAGAGAGATTACAGCACAGAGTCACGCCGTCAGATGGCTGCAAGTGGTCAAGCAATGCCAGATGGGTCATTTCCAATTGCTAATCGTACAGATTTAGGAAATGCTATACAGTCTGTAGGTAGGGCATCAAACTATGATGCAGCAAGAAGGCACATTATTCGTCGCGCCCGTGCTTTGGGGGCAATGGAAATGCTCCCAGAGGATTGGAAGTAGTGGCTGAAACATATAGCCCAACTGCTGGAATGAAGTCTGCTGCTCGTCGTGCTCTTAAATGGAAAGAGCAGGGCAAGGCTACTGGCGCAGGAACTCCTGTTGGCTGGGGAAGAGCATCTGATATTGTAGCAGGAAGGGCGTTATCCCTTGATACTGTTAAGCGCATGTATTCTTTTTTCTCTCGTCACGAAGTAGATAAAAAAGGTAAAGATTTTTATAATACAAGCAACCCATCAAATGGAAGAATAATGTGGGACGCTTGGGGTGGAGACGCTGGATTTTCTTGGTCAAGAAAAATTGTTGAAAGAGAAAAAGCAAAAAAGGCTTGGTCTGGATCAGCATTTTCATTTCAGACAAATGTTGACAAAACAGACACGCCCTGATAAAATTTAAGGGAGAGTGACAAATGAAGATAGTTGCTAAGATAATGCCATTTCTTCCACTATCGTTTATACTATTGCTCTCTTCGCTTGAAATAGATATAATAGAAGAAGATTTTGATTTTGATGATGTTTATGATTATGAAAAAGAAGAAGACGATAGATATTTAAAGGTAGCAATTGTAGACGATAAGGCATATTGGGTTGTTAATAATACTTTATATGAAGCAGATGTTATAGAAGAAGAAATTATAAAAGATGAGGCAAGACCAGTAAATGCTTTTCTTATGGACTTTAAAGAAGTCAATAAGATGATGACAATATTAGACAATATACAAGATTGGAAAAATTAATGAATGTGGCTATTCAGGGAACAAAAGAGTTCTCAGACTACAATGTATTTTTGCGTGCAATGGGCGTAGCCCTCTCTGATGTTTCAGACGGTGAGTTTAATGTATATACCGCTGGTCCTGCACAAGTAAACTCTTTTACTGCGGAGTTCTGTAACCGTTCTGAGAATAGTTTAAAGCAACGAGGAATCAAGGTTAGATTTTATAAGGTTCCTACCTCATATATTGAGGAAAATGCAGGATCTTTTAACTACTTTGCCTTCCTCTCTGCTCCTAATCAACGACCATCGCGCCTTGCTGCGTCCATGGAGTTGAATGGAGTAGAGGTTGGCATCTTTAAATACTAGGTGCTGTTTTGTTGAGTAAAAAAGATAAAGCATATCTTAGTGTTGCAAGATATTTTGCAACAAAATCAAAAGCTAGAAACACCCATGGCGCTGTTGTTGTTAAGGGTGGAAGAGTTATCGGCACTGGATGGAATAAAGATAGAAATAGTCCACACATTGTTTCTCCAGAAAATATAAAAACAGATTGTTCTTATCACGCAGAGGAAGTTGCTATTCGTGAATCTGGAAAAAATATTAAAGGGGCTGTAATTTATGTGGCAAGAGTAAATAAACAAGGTTTGGATAGAGACTCTCATCCATGCAAAAAATGTTCTGAGCTTATCAAAAGTGTTGGAATTAAAAAAATAATATATACGTCTGAAAAGGAATTCAATGTTTATTGATAGTCTAAATAAAATGGAAAAAATTGTGAGCGAATCATCTGATCTAGAATGGGATGGATGGAATGTAGTGAAATATACACCATCTCATAATGCAATGCTTTCATCGGATGGAGCATATAAGCAAGGACAATGGTTTAAGAAGAAGGTCTTTCCAATAACAGAACATGGGTGGGATATTCCAGAAAGCTTAGGAAGTAAATATGCATAAATGGAAAGATCAAGCAAAATGTTTAGGAATGGACACTAATTTATTTTTTGACTCTTATGAAGAGGATAAATTTTTAGCAGGAAGTATAGATAAACTGTGCCAGTCATGCCCGATCAACAGTAAATGTTTTGCAGTGGGGGTTTCTGGAAAAGAATGGGGAGTCCATGGAGGTGTATACTTGAAAGATGGTATGATAGATAAAGAGCACAATAACCATAAATCAAAACAAGATTGGTTTGAAACTTGGAAATCTCTTACTATGGAGTCATCATGAAAGTATATACGCCACAAATGAAGAGGGAAATAAAACAGTTAAAGGTCCCCGCTGATTTTGTCATGGACATTGTTGAGTATGACTTTTATCCACCATATATTGGTCTTAGATTCTATGAAAGCCACTGGAGACATATGTCAGAGAAAGAGAGAATTCGCTGTGTTCTTTATATGCAAAAGGTAAAAAAGATAATTGAATCTCATGGAATCCCAGTTACCCTTGATCCAGTCTATGATGTTCCAGGGGGGCAAAAGCTAGGATGAAAATATTTATTTCTATTGCAAGTTATAGGGATAAAGAACTAACAAAAACTGTTAGAAGCCTTATTGATAATGCAAGATATCCAGAGAATTTACATTTTGGAATTCTTGATCAAGCAGAAAAAAACAAGTGGGCAGATCTTAGTTTTGTAAAATCAAAAATCATTCACGAAAAAATGCACATGAAAGATGCTCGTGGAGCAGGATATGCTAGAAAAATTTGCATGGAAATGTATGATGGAGAAGATTTCTTTTTTCAAGTAGACTCTCATATGCGCTTTGCTCCAAACTGGGATGTTAGGCTTATTACGATGCTTGAAGAAGCACAAGGTCTAGCAAATAACAAAAAAGTAATTCTTAGCCAATTTCCAGCACCATATCAATTATGGACCAACGGCAAAGAATATTTTCCAGAAGGAGATCCTGCATTTTGGAGTGAACCATCATGGACAAGTGTGGTTTGGACATGGAAGGGTCTTTGGGCTGGCAACAGAGAGTACATGAAGGATAAAACAAAACCATGTCCATCCCAGACTATACTTGCTGGATATGTTTTTGCTCTAGGAAGTCTTGTTGAAGAGGTTCCATACGATCCACGGATTTCATTTATGGGAGAAGAACTTTGTTTTGCAATTAGGGCATATACCAGAGGCTGGGATATATATGCCCCTAATGAGATGCTTGTTTGGCACTACTATACAAGAAAAGATCATCCAAAAATTTGGAATCAAAGAGATGAAATTACAAGGCCCATAACTTGGAAACAGTTGGAAGAAGAGTCTCACTCCGTTCAAAGACGAGTTCTTACTGGAGAAGAAGAGGGCATCTATGGAGTTGTCAACAACGAAAGATATAAGAAATATCAAAAAATGGTTGGTAAAAACTTTAAACAATTTTATAAAGAAATTGATAAAAAGTATAAAAAGTGACCAGACTATTGATATTAACCTATACTTCCTGATAGAATTAGAGGTATGGATGAGCCATATGATGAGGAGTATCTTTCATCATACTATGAAGGAGATTTAAATGTTGGATGCAAGAGGAATACCGACAAGGGAGTGCCCATCGTGTGCATCAACCCTATTTACGATACAAGCAACCTTTGATGAGAACTATGAGGTAGGAATGTATCTTCTCAATGCAGAGTGTGCTATGTGTCATACCAAACTAACAGCACCCACGCCGCTGGATCTTGCATATGAATGAAGAGTTTTGGATTAATATTAAAAAGCCTTCAATCCTTTATGTTGTAGAAAAATGGTGGACCGTTGGCGATGACAGAATTCTTTATGTAGAAAAAAAGAAAAGATTGACAAAGTGGGGGGCAAAAAGATATGCCCGTAGGTGTATAATTGCTAACGTTTGTAATGCTTATATAAAGGAGAAGTATGACGAATGAGGAATTGTTGCAGATAACTCTCAACAGCACGATAGAGAGACTTGGAAAACAGGCTACTGCATATGAATCAGAGATAGCAAATCTTAATGCACAGATTACGCTGCTAAATATAAGAATTCAAGAGTTAGTGGAAAAGCGACCTATAGATGCTAATTGACATAACTCAACTTACAACATACTATATCAACCTTGATGAAAAGGTAGATAGACGTATAAAGATGCAAGACCTTCTTGAAAGAAATGGATTTAAAGACTTTAAAAGATTTGATGCAAAGAAGGCTGGCAAAAGGGTTGGCTGCTCAATATCTCACTCATCTCTTCTTGAAGAAGTTGTTAGTAACAATGAGTATCCCTGTTTAATTCTTGAAGATGATTTAGAAATATATAATTTTAGAAATATAATTGAGGTTCCAGACGATGCAGATGCAGTGTATCTTGGATTTAGTAGATATGGGTGGAATCATAACCAAAGTGAGCCTTTTCCAAAGAGTTTAAAGATAACAGAACTTAATGATGAATATCATAGAGTTTATAACATGCTTTCTCGTCATGCAATCATACATTTTAATCCAGACTATGATCTAGCGTGTATAGAGGAAATGAATAAGTTTATCAAGTATCCAGATGTATATAAGGCTGGAGATGTAAGTATTTCAAGAATTCATCCAGAATATAAGGTATACTCATTAAATGAACCAATATTCTATCAGGATGACAACGGTACAAGAGGACTTACTAAAAAATCATTATATGAGTGTGACTATGTAGAAATGGATAAGTTATGAAAATTTCTATGCCTCCAAAAGAAACAGAAGAATTAAAAAAAATAATTGATTCATCATCAAACATTTTAGAATATGGATCAGGAGGATCTACAATTTATGCGGCACTAAGCGATGCTGACAATATAATTTCTGTAGAAAATGATAAAGATTTTCTGGATAAGGTTATTAAAGAATACGAAGATATAGATTTCTTCAAGCCAAATCTTTTTCCAGTATATTCTTATATTGGACCAAGCAAAATGTGGGGTTATCCAATAGATGATAGTCACAAACACCTATGGAAAAACTATCCAGTAGGGGGATGGAATGTAGCCAGAGAGCATGACATTAATCCAGATACAGTTATTATTGATGGAAGATTTAGAGTAGCCTGCTTTCTTTATTCTATTGGTCATTGCAAAGAGGGTACGGTAATATTTTGGGATGATTATACAAATAGAGATAGTTATCATGTCGTAGAAGAAATATGCAAGCCTAAAGCAACATATGGTCGTGCAGCAGTTTTTATTAAAAAAGATGAAGCCTTCAACCAAGATATGTTTGACAAATACTGTAATGACATGAGATAATTTAGCACCTACTATCAAAGGAAATCAATGCAAACTTTTGTTCCATATTCAGATTTTGATGAATCTGCCTCAGTATTAGACAATAAGCGTCTTAATAAGCAGTTGCTAGAGGGTCGTCAAATTTATGGCATTCTTCTGTCGGGCAAAAGAAAGGGCGCTTGGGTTAACCATCCAGCAGTTCTTATGTGGCGTTATCGTGAAAACGCCCTTTACCTATACCTACAATCAATTAAAAACGAGTGTAATTTTCGCGGTATAGCAACAGAAAAGAACTGGAATGCTATTACAGAAATGCATGAATCAAACTGGGATCGCGGAGGAAATGTGGTTATGCCTGAGTGGTGGAACGATGAGCGAGTGCATCAATCTCATAGGAATAACCTATATGTCAAAGATCCAGATTTTTATGCAGAGTTTGTTTCTGATCGCCGTGTAACGTGTTGTGATAAGTGTAATTATTTCTGGCCCGTAACAAAACATGCTAAAGACTATAGCCCCCTAGATGCATAATATTTGTGGTACAATATATTATGACCAAATGTATTAATGGATGTTTTGCGGAGGGAGCAAAGTCGCATGGCATGTGTGGAAATTGTATTAAAAGAGGTGGTAAGCCTCCACAAAAAAGGCAAAAAGGAAAACTAGTAAATAATAAAGAACAAAGAATGTGCTCTAGGTGTAAAAATATTTTTAAAATTAATGAAGTAAGCAGGTGGTCGCATCCATATAGATGCAATGATTGCCAGTCTTGGGTAAAAAGAGACACATATTTAAAAAGAAATTATGGAATTAATACAAAAAAGTATGAAGAAATGCTTGAGCAATCGAATGGTGGATGTTATATTTGTGGAAAAACTAAGGAACAAAACAAGGAAAGATATCTTTCGGTAGACCATGATCATTCATGCTGTAAGGAAAGGCAATCTTGTGGAAAATGTGTAAGAGGAATTTTATGCGACACCTGTAATAGAGCAGTAGGTCTTTTGCAGGACAATCCAGAAAATGCTATGGCAGTAGCCATGTATATAAAAAATAATAAGCCAGTAGATAAAACATTGTTAATTAATTTAGATTGGAATGTATAATTATCTTATGAATAAATTTTCTTTTGTTGATCGAATGAAACAAGAAACTTGGGAAGAGCACGAGGCCTCCAAGGAGAGTAGATTTGCACAAGGAATAATGTCTGGGGAGTTTGGTCAACAGGGATTTATAGAGTGGCAAAGAGCACTATATCCAATATATGTAACATTGGAAGATTTACTTAAGCAGAACAGGAAAGATCCAGTTTTACATATTTTTGATCACAGAAAACTTGATAGATCAGAAAGAATATATAATGATTTAATTTCCCTTGGAGAAGATCCAGTAAAAATTCCATCTCCATTAAAAACAATCCCACCATACATTTCTGCAATACAAAAGGCATCAGGAACTCCACAAAGATTGATGGCATATCACTATACAAGATACATGGGAGATATGAATGGTGGCCAAGTGATTGCCAGAGCAATGGAAAATGTTTGTGGTATTGACAGGTCATCATTAACCTGCTATGATTTCTCTGAACTTGGAGATACATATCATTATAGAAAACAATATAAAACTCTTTTAGAACTATCTCCTTGGACAGAAGAAGAAAGAGAAGCATTTATTGATGAGGCAAAGATTGCTTATGCAAGAAATGCAGACTTTTTTGAAGAACTATATCAATATCTAACTATATGATTGGAAACCAATGAAAAACAAAGAGAGTTACACAGACGAAGATGAGCGTGCCCTGCGAGACCTTGCATCGGCATCTGAGGCTCTACGTAGGGCATCAGGAGGAAAGGCGGGAGAGTCTGCTGAAAAGAAGTATAGTGAGGCATACACAAAGTGTTATCGTATGGGTTTAAAGCAGTATCCATCTATAGTTTGTAGGTCTACTAGGTAGATCTTATTGCGGCTGTGGTGTAGAGGTAACACGAAATCCTTCCAAGTTTTAGTCGCCAGTTCGATTCTGGTCAGCCGCTCCAAGCCCCTGTAGCTCAGAGGATAGAGCAGAGAACTTCTAATTCTAAGGCCGCACGTTCAAATCGTGCCAGGGGCACTTAGCTGGATATGCCCCAAGGTGGGGCAGCAGACTGTAAATCTGTCGCGGTAACGCATGGTTGGTTCGATTCCAACATCCAGCACTTGACAATAATATAATCTACGATATACTATACATATAGTGAAGCCTACAACTGGAGATGATAATATGGAAAACGTTCTTGTTGAAGAAATAGCAGAAGAAACTGATACACTTAATGCTCATGATCGTTGCGATAGTTGCAATTCTCAGGCATATGTTTGGGTAAATGGGGTAAGCGGAGACCTTCTTTTCTGTGGACACCATTTTGCAAAGTATGAAGAAAAGTTACGGGCTTATGCATTTGAAATTATTGATGAACGCCACAAGCTAGAAGTAAAAAGAGAGTCTAGCGCAAACTCATAAAAATCTATGCCTCAGTAACTCAGTTGGTCAGAGTGCGATACTTGTAATATCGAAGTCGGGGATTCGAATTCCTCCTGGGGCTCGTTCGCAAGAGCATAAAGAAAGGTAGTTATGTCAAAAGGTCGTATAGCATTCTTAACTCTAGACTGGACTAAAGGAATCCAGCCAGTAGAGCCAAACGGTTGTGCTTATTATCGATGCTATTTGCCAGGAATAGAGTTGGCAAAAAAGGATTGGAATATAGCGGTTGCTATGCCAGAATACAATAAAGATTATGGATTTGGTGCGTTTGAAAACAAAGAAAGAATTCATTATGGCTGGGATATTGTTGTATTTAAACTAATCATGCTTAAATCTGTTAGAGATATCTTAGAGAACACCAGACCAAATCAAAAAATAGTAGTAGATGTTGATGATTTTTATGAAGGTTTGGCCGAAACTAATTTAGCGTATCAGAATACTGATCCTGAAAAGCATCCAGAAAACAATAGAGATCACTACTGGGCTATTATTGATATGGCTGATGCCATTATCACATCGACTCAGTTTCTTTATGATTACTATACAAAGGAAAAAGGAAAGGATAATGTTTTCCTTGTTCGTAATGCTATAGATATTGATAGATGGCACAAGAAACAAGATCATGCTAGGGGTCTTCCTAGAGTTGGGTGGGTTGGGGCACTGCCATGGAGATCTGGAGATATAGAAACTCTTAGACCATTTCTTGGAGAGTTTTTAGAAAAGAATAGGCTTGAGTTTCATCATTCTGGACATATCAAAGAACTAAATTTAGATATAACAGACTTAGCCCTTATTCCAAAAACTGTTAAGTTTACCCATGAGCCTAGAAGAATACTTAGTCAATACCCAGAGATGTTTAGAAAAATAAATATTGGACTCGTTCCTCTAAACAATCTACCCTTTAACTATGCCAAGTCTACAATAAAAGGACTTGAGTATACCGCTGCTGGAATACCATTTATTGCCTCCTGGAGTCCAGAATATGAGCAATTGGCAAATGAAGGTGTGGGTCGGGTTGCCAAAAATCAAGAAGAGTGGTTAAATCATCTCAATGAGCTTCTTGATCCAAGAGTTCGTAAAGAAGAGATAGAAAAGAATTATCAAATAGTTAAAGATAGACATAGCATGTTAGCCAGGTCAATAGAATGGGATCAGACCATGCAAGAAATACTTGATCAATAGCTAGTTGTATAGTATAATTGTTTTTTTAACGTCATTCCTATACTGCAGAGAGAGAAAAAAAATGAAATCACTACAAGAAGTTTATGAAAAATATTCAGATTGGACTGGGGGAGACAAGGGAACCAATCACTCATATATAGATGTTTATGAAAAAGAAATGACAGATACGAAAAATATTAGTCTCTTAGAAATAGGAGTACAGTTTGGTCATTCAATTAAAATGTGGCAAGAATATTTTGATAATTCTTGGATTGGTGGAATTGATGTTACACTTCAGTATCTTGCTTTTGAGGAATTAAGCAATGTTTATCTTTGTGACGGAACAGATAAGAAGCAAGTAGATAAGACTTTAAAAAATAGAAAGTTTAACTATATTATTGATGATGCAAGCCACACGCTAGAAGATCAAATAGCATCCTTTGACATTTTTTATCCAAAACTTAAAGAGGGTGGAAAATATTTTATTGAAGATATTGCAAAAGATCATAACCTAAGAAAAATAAAACTATATCTTTCTTCACAGAATATAGATTATAAAGTTTATGATTTAAGATATATTAAAAATAGGTTTGATGACATAATGATTGTTGCTACAAAATAAATGAGAAGAAAAAAATCAAAAGAATACCTTGACTACCCAGACAACTCTGGTATACAATTAGATCATTCTTCGGGATGGTGTATGACAAACTATCATGAAGAATGCCCACATATTTTTAGACATGGCAAATGTGGCTGTGTCTGTCATAAGGAGACAAAGTGAGTAAATCAAAGTACGGAAACAGTAACCTTTATATGACAACGAGAGAGTTTGCCGATCTTGTTGTTGCTGCTCTTGAAGCACAAAATTATTTTAAGAAAAATGATGTTTCTCATCCTCAAGACATTGCCTACGCCTTTACAATTGTGGGCGAAACAATTGGAACTGCCATGAGTTGGGCGATTAGCGAAGAACATAGAGGAAATAAAAAAGAGGCTGTCATGAAGATGGGGGATCTAAAAAAGTCTGATGGTATAGAAGACTATAATGAAAAAAATTGGCGTGGATTTGTTCTCGGAGATAGCGATGAATGAAGACCTAGAGTTTTATGATTGGCTTAAGATCGGTATAGATAAGGGCTGGTGCTCAGATATTGTGTGCGATACTCATGAGGGACTTCCTATGACTGATGAAGAAATGGAAGGCTGGGAATTTGGTAATGATGACTGTATTCCTGCTATAAGGATTTGGTAATGCCAACATATTCATATCAGTGTAATAGTTGTGGGGTTATGGATATTTATCAAAGCATTAACGATGAAACCCTAAAGGTATGTCCAACATGTTCTTCAAAACAATTTACTAGAAAATTTAGTACCGCTAGTATACAGTTTAAGGGTAATGGATTTTATTCTACAGATAGTAAAAGTAAGTAAAACATATGCTATTTGATGACCTAAATCTTTCAACCATTATTCATGAAAATGAGCTATACGTTAATGTAGAACAGCTATATAAACATCTTGCAGGATCTACACAAGAATTTTCTCACGAGGCATATGAGATGGCTCAAAAAACTGGAATAACTGAAGAAGAAAGAATATTTATTAATGGGCTAATTCAGGGAATGTGGAGTATTGTTATGATGCTCAACCATGGTGATCAAGAGTTTAAGTTTGAATCTGTAAAAACAGTAGATGATCTAGTAGAAAAGTTCTGGAATGAGAATAGAACAGACAACTGAGGAAAAGGCAGTTCACTTTGCATCCATTGGAATGATGGATAGGGCAAATTTTTATGCCACCCTGGTTCTTATTAATGAGATCAAGGAATTGCGAAAGGTATTAGAGAAGTAATGTCATACTGTAGATTTATTGAAGCAGACGCATACATCTATGATGATGTTCGCTTTGGTTTGTATTGCATGGGATGCTCTCTTATGCCACTGAAAACTGAGTACAGTGTATTCTTTGAAGAGGATATGACTTTTCATGAATCTTTTACAGCGGGTTACGATTATGATAAGATGCTTGCACATGTAGCAGAGCATCGTGTAGCAGGAGACTATGTCCCTGAAGATGTTGACGAACGTTTAATTTTTGAGCGTGATTGTAAACACGATTATAATTCAGAAGGAATTTGTAAACATTGTTGGGGAAGAGAAGATAATGACAAGCGTTGATGAACTGTTTGCAGAGTTAGAGAGAAGAAGGAATCGTGAAAACTCTATCCTTGCAAAAATAGAATATGCGTATTGGGCAGTAAGAAGAGGTATGCGTGCCGTGTGGAAGTCTCCATACCGCGTCAAGTGGTGGTATCAAAGAGCACGGTATGGATATTCTGACCGTGACTGGTGGAATGGGGACTGGTATCTTTCTGGTGTCATTGCTGGGATTATGCAAGATATTGTCAATAAGGGTCATGGTGTGGCAACATCTTACGCAGATGAAGACAATCCATTAGATACTGATATTGACGTAATGGTGGAGCGCAGAGATACGGAATGGAATAAGTACATTGCTATCTTCCGTGAGTATTCCATCAATGGACCAGCCATTAATCAAGAATGGAAAGATGAGTTTGGCGGGGTACTTGACGAGGACATGCAAGATGCACTACAATGGTTATCCAAGCACTTCCAAGAGTTATGGGACTAATATGATTAGAGTAAGAGTTGATCTCGTACCATTTGGTAACGAGGATGAGGCCAAGGAGATTGGTCAACTTGTTCTTGCCAATGATGGTACTGGCAATGCATTCACAGGAAACTATGTGTTTGTTTATGCAGATAATAGTGGCTTAGAGTATGAGGGATCTGTAAAAGATTTTCCAAGGAAGATGGGAATTTGGGAACTTCTTGCAGAATGCCTCTCTAATTCTGTAGACGTTCATGATGAAGAACTTGCTGCTCTGCTATGGGATAGGGTGAACAATGCTAAGTGATGACTATGCTGAACTTAATCTTTACTTTGAGGACAAAGAAGATAATGAAACAGTAGATGTGTGGGTGTATACCGATCACAACGAATTTTTCATCATCAAGGATGTGAACCATAATCCTGTTCGATACCAAGGATGGTGGAGCATTCCGTTCATTCAGTATAATCGCTATGCTACCGCTCACATCGAAGCATCTAAGGTAATGTATTTTGTAACGATAGACAATGAGGACAACACATGAAAGTTTATGATACTGCCAGTGCTATTCATCAGATTGACTGTAATGAGTGGGTTAAATTACAGGATGTTGAATCTATTATCGCCAAGGTTGTCAAGCCTAATTGTATGTGGGGTGAAGGAGAATGCGTACTTGACTGCCCATCCTGTAAAAGAATGAACGAGATGCTTGCAGAACGTGCAGCAGGGGATAGAGAAGGACAACAAGACATGCTTAATAGATGTATTGCAGCAGTAGAAGCAATAGAAAATGATTTTAATAGCAGTGCAGAATGGGACAGAGACTATGATGTAGATCCATCAGGAAATACACGAAACCCTAGAATATGGATTAGAGAAGCAGTCTCTGCTTTGCGTAGCCTGGAGGTTGAACTATGACATACCCAGAACCATATGGACTAGAGTGCGGGGCAGGTTGGAAAGATATCATTGATCGTACCCATGAGAAACTAAAGTACATAGACCCTGAATATAAGATTGCTCAAATTAAGGAAAAGTTTGGTGGATTGAGATATTACTATAATCAATCTGTTGAATATGGAAGCCTTGCTTCAAAAATAATGGAAGACATTGTTCGTGCAGCAGAATATGAAGCGTCATATACCTGTGAACTTTGTGGAGCAAATAAGCCTAGCGACAAGGTAGAAATTCGGGTACACAAATATTGGTACTTTGGATACTGTCAGTCTTGTGCAGATAAGCATATAGCAGAGAGAGAATCAAGGTATGCAAAATATGAACTGTTGGGCGAACTATGAATCAGCCAATTGATATGAGTCCTCCCTGGTGGGATGGAACTATTGCTATCCCATTTAGTGTAGAAGAGTGGGAAGCAATTGTTAGTGAACTTTACATGCTATACTCCATCCCAACCTTTCCTGAGAATGACTATGATGAAATGATTATTAATATTATTAATCGTATTCAGGAAGGTATTGGCATTGAGCAAGACGGATAAATGTTTACTCGTACAAAGAGAAAAAATGTATGACGTATACATTAATGGTAAATTTGTAGGTAAGGGACAAAGAGGGTATATCTCTACTGCTTACTATTTTTATAAATGCGAAGGCATGGATGTGGAGATAGTATATGAGTGAGCATGATCCTTTATGCCCATCGCTGCTAGAAAAGGGGCTTCCAGATAAGTTTGGGATGATGGAAAGAGCATCTTGTCGATGTGATTTGATTAGCCGTGTTCGTGAAAGCATGAAGCCAGAATGCACCTGTGGTCAAGATAACTTAAGTTATGTTTTTCACCTTGTACCCTGTAAACAAGGGGCTTTTCTTATGTCGCAAGACAATACAAGAAGTTCGGTATTAGATAATGATGGTTAAATGTTGGAACTGTAGTACAGATTTTGAGATTGTAAGTTCGGCGGAAAATACTAACAAACACACCGTCCAATCCATCGCTGAAGTGTTGCGAAGCAACATGTTCGATGCACAACGCGGTGGAATGATGGTAGTTAATATGGATGACACAATAGATGAGATATCTGAAATAATTTCGGAGTATTTAAATAACTATGAATAATATTATTAATCTTACTGACATAGTTGATGGACACAAGATGTGTTGTGTATGCTTTAACTTCATTCCTTATGATGAATTGTATGTTGATGATAAGGGACAAAAATGGGATCATTGTATTCCTTGTACACCACTTGTTTTGGGGGTAGAGCATGGGTGATCTATGGTGGGCTAGTTGGGTATTGGCTGCTTTTGGGGTAGCCACCATGTTTTTTGCAGGGCAAAGAAAGTGGTGGGCATGGTGTATTGGCATCTTGACAGAAACTATGTGGATAGGGTATTCTATAGTCACTGAGCAGTATGGTTTTATTGTTGCTGCTCTCGCATATATGATCGTATATGTAAGAAACACACTGAAATGGAAGAGAACATGAAGAAAATTGCTATTGCACTTGCATTGTTTGCATCTATGCTTGTTCCTACGAACGCATATGCAAGTGATGCTCCTGTATTGACAAGCATCTCTCCTACATCGGGAGACATTGATGGTGGTAACACTGTTACTGTAACGGGATCTGGTTTTACTGAGGAAACAAGAATTCGTATTGGTAGTGCATTTGTTGCTGATACGTTTGTAAGCAGTACGCAGATTACTGTCGTAATGCCTGCTAGTTCTGTGGGATTTGTGAACGTAGGAGCATACAATGGATCATCTGGTGCTGTGATCGTAAATGGATATCAGTATGTAGATACCCCTGATCCTGCTCCTGAGACAGTTCCTGAGCCTACTCCAACTCCCACACCAACCCCTACTCCAACACCTACCCCAGAGCCTGTGACATCGCCTGTAGCCCCTGTAGCAGCATCACAGCCTGTTGCCCAGTCTGCTCCACAGCCAAGACCTGAGCCTACTCCTACCCAAGAGGTAGTACAGGAGGTAGTGGCGGTAGAAACACAGAACTTCCCTATCTATACCTATTCCAATAACGTTACAGTCTTTACCAATGAGACTCAGATGAACGTAGTTGTTTCTGATGTATTTCATAAGAGGTTACGATACACCCTGCAAAAGAGGGTATTGGGATCATGGAAGACTATTAATATTGCATATAGGAATGTTGATGGAGAAGTTACATTCTATGGTATTCCACTGAGCAATGGTCAGTATCGCATTGTCAATGCATCAAAGCCCATCAAATGGTTCTCTATCTAAATTCGGAGGGTACAAGGTGAACCATCACTACCTATGCTATAACAACTATTCAGAAGATGAAGAATGTGAATTGTGTTGGGTAATTACCTATGTTGTTAGGTCTATAACTCCAGAATGTAATTGTGAATATGGTGGTTCAGTACATTGGGATAGACATAGTGTTGGATGTAGATATGCTGCTTTTATGTACGCAACGAGCGGGGGTAGACATGAATAGTATCTCCATTACCTATAGTAAAGATACATTACCTTATATACAAATAACACCCTATGGTCTTACATTGAATAGAGATTATCTTGGATATATAGATGATGATTTGCTTAAAGGGATATTGTATTCAGAAGGTTATTATGATGTCTCAGATGAGCTTATATTGGCTATAAAGGGCTATTCTGATATAGATAACCAGGATAAAGATGTTACTATGATGTTTGCAGTGGAGTAAAATGGTTTGAAATGGATGAATATGGGATATAGAGCAAAAATAAACAGCGGTTCGTAATGTTTTTTTTGTTCAAACACATATCAAACCATATAAACACACATATCACGCATATAAAAAATGGGCAAAAACGTACCGTTTTCGTAATAAAAATAATTAAAACATGCAGAAAAATTCCTAAAACGGCAGGAAATTGCCGATAATAAAATTGGGGGTTTTTTATTTGATTTCGTAATACTATTTATAAACCGTTTATATCATTTGTTTATATGTAGTACTATAGGTTATATATATCTATAGGGCCAGAACAAGATGGACTTATTTCTACCGCTGCTTGTAATGAATATCTAATTCTTTTCTCTTGATCCTTCCAGGATCGGGTGGTATGTAAAGAACCTAATGCTATATTATTACCACTACCTATAGATGTTTCATTAAACTCTGCTACTGACCAATCTTCAGAAGATATTTCAAATAATCTTCCCTGGACACCTATAAGCCAATCGGTAGCATTATCATCTAAATGAGACGCATTACCATATTCTTCTATAGCTGACTTTAGTGATTTAACAAAAGAGGTTCGTAATGTTTTTTCTATGTTCTTTCCTATAGGTGGTAGATCTATAAAATGAGCTAGCTCTCCTACTCCAAGACTACCCGCAAACCCTATAAGATATTCCCCACATTGTTTTATCTTTGGGCGGGTAAGGGAAAGAATAGTATAAGAATCACTAGCCCCTCTATCCCCACCCATATATATTTTATTATCTTTAGCTATACCAACTATACAAGTCACAACTGTATTATACTCCTAAATGAAAAAATTGGCAAATATTTTTTTGATTTCGTAATGTCTTTTTTATAAAAAATTGGCGATTTTATTTTTGATTTCGTAATGTCAATCCTGGAGGTTTTTTTATTTCTTTCGTAAAGGTGATTCGTAATAGGTGTTCGTAAAGGTGCTATGATTATTTATTTTATTTTTCAAGACCGGGCCGCCCCGCTATTCAAATAAACTAGCAAGCAAAACAAGACCGCCAAAGATCAGCGGTATTGCAACCAGACCAGCAAAGAACGATGTAACAAAATCATTGCCAGATCTATCAAATTCAGATTTCATCTTGATCCTTTAAGATAGATAAAACATCATCATATATTTCTTCTAGTGAACCATATGCAACATCTGTTGAAATTCCTAGACCTTCGCACAAAAGTAAATAGGCATCTTCAATTTCTCTTGAAGCAAGAATTCCAAGATCGTTGTCAGCAAGTGTCGCAGAGCCAGAGGATAGGCAGTATGCTAGTGCAAGTGTTGGACCTTCATCTATAATAAAATCTTGCCAACCTCTGTCTTGCAGTACCTCTCGATTGTAGTACCAAAAATCTCCCAGGATCTTGCACATATTAGAAAAGGGTGTCTTGGGCATAACGCTCGTCCTCCTGCAATCTATTTCGCTCAAACTTGATGTGCTCAGTATATTCTATAATACGATCTAATACAATATCTGGATATGCATTTATTACTGTATAGAAAGCGACATACATTAGGTCATGGTCTCTAATTCTACCGTCACTAAATACGTCAAGGACTTTCTGTGCTGCCTTCTCGAAACGAGCGCGATCTCCTGTATTCATAGTTCCTCCATACTAGCAGAAAGGGGGCAGAGTGTCAAGACCCTACCCCCTCTCATTTGTGAGAATTTATCGGGTGGCGATGGATGGAGCCTTACGAAGACCTGTAAGATTAACAGAATCAACAAACTTACCATTCTCATCACGAATAACTACGCGCTCTTGCTGTCCGTAGCGTGTGTCCCACTTCTCAAGGTAGGTGAACTTCTTTGCCATATTTTTCTCCTTAGTTAGGTGTAATCAGATATATTTTATACTACAATTAAACAGTTGTCAAGTACTTTGAGAACCTATTTACAAAATCCTCAAGACCCATAGCAAACTTGGGGGTTCGATTAAGAAAATCAGTATTTGTGGTATTCCAATCTGCCTCATAGAGAGAAACAGCCTGAGCCTCCCAATCAACAATGGGAACAGAATGCTCATTGTCTCCGAATGAAGTAGAGATACCCCAACCTGTTTCCTCATTCCACTCATCACCAATGATTTGTGAAATACAAATTCTTGTTGCATATGACTCATCTTCCCAACGTGGACGAGCCTTATTGATGGCGGTAGCCAGAGTATTCATCATACCCTCGCCTGCCCAATGTCCATACAGAAAAATAATAGATCCATCTGCCTGACGGAATCCAAAGTTTGCACGATCACCCATATTATTCCTTTGATAGTAGTTAGGTAAAACTTATTATAAAACTATTCAATTGTCAAGGGTTAATCTTCTATAACTTCCCCCAAATTTAGTTCTTCTTCCAATTTGCAGTCATGACAGTAGAGGTATGCGGCAGTGACCTCAAGGATTTCTTTAGCATCCTGCTCAATTGTTTCAGCATATAAATGTCCATTAATTTCAACTATCTCTGTGATATACCTTGCATCATGGTTTTCAATCAGAGACATGCTTGTCTTATGATCCTTGTGTGCTGCCAGGAATTCCTGGGTTCCTTCTCTGTTTGCCACGATTACTCTCCTTCTAGAATCTTAAGAAAATCTTCTTCTTTCATCCAATACTTATCTGGGTACTCATCAAATGGTTCTGATACAGATTCCCATGAGCATATCTCACCATCTTCTACATATGAAGTAACCTCGTTAATTGTGTTTAACCACTGATTATCTACTACAAGAGTTATTCGATATGCCTTGACTTTTTCCATCATATTCCCTTCATTTGGATAATGCGATCCTAGCACTTCATTGCTGTGTTGTCAAGTGGGGCATGTAGGACTCGAACCTACGACTACCGAATTATGAGTTCGGGGCTCTAACCTGCTGAGCTAATGCCCCTAGGTACTAGATCCTACCTAGTACGTTATGGAAGCCAAGGTCATAGACATACATCTCAGTCTGACTCCATGCACTTTCGCCATAAAACAATTTAGATACCTTCTTACCTTCAACGGGTGTATAGATAACTTTGTAAAAATCAGGGAATGGCTCTCCCCTATAGACTTCTATGTCACCATTAAATGAGTCCCCCCGCCAATGATGGGTACAACTGTCAGTAAAGATCAAGTCCCAAAACTTAACAGACTTTACGCTAGGACGCTTAGAGGGACGGTAATGCAATGTGGAATTCATCATACTCCTCGTCATTGTTGTGTATAACGTAGTCTAGTCCATCATGGTGCAATTCGTCAAGGTACTTGAGATAATCTTTCTCAGTTGTTATATCAAATAAGAATTCATCTCCCCATGGATCACCTATAACAGATTGGAATACCTCCCAATACCTAGTGATGTTATTTGGATCATGATGATCATTACACTCATAAATGTGTATCATCTTTATGACTCCCTATCTGATACAGCCTCAACAATTTGGTCAATTAAATAATCTGATATCTCTTCTGATCCTAAATCATTGTGTTCCATATGATTCACAATATCAATCCACTCATCTTCTGTCAATGGGTCTGTGTCAGCAAACTGTTGTGATAAATCAGAATCCCACCAAAGAATATAAATCTCTTCATCTGGCTTGTAGTTCTTAAGCATTTCTATTGCCTTGCTAGCCTTCATAGGTCTGATCCATTCTCGTCCTGAAAGATAAGATTATTAGTTCCAAAATAATCTGCTGCATCTTCCTCAATATAGTTTACAATTGTCTCAATGTCAATGTCTGAATCTTCCATACCCTGATACTTTAGGTCTGCAACAACCTGCGGCACATCATATGTCAATAAAGCCATTGCGTTAATTCTTTTAGGTAAATTATTGCTGTTCGTCATAAAAATAATCACCATTCTCATCTGTATGCAAAACAAAATCTATACCGTCAGACATAAGGTTGTCAAGGTATGTTTCCAATTTTTCTTTATTTTCTAAGGTACTGATGAATGACTCAGTTTCCTCATCAATAAGGATGTTATAGACTTCGTAGTAAATATCACCGCGACCTGAGTCCATTTCATAAATATGAATCATTGTGACTTTCTCCATTGTTCTTCAGCATAATCAAAATCAAATTCCAATTGCTCGTAGTTCACTAAACCTCCTCTGTTGGATTATTGCGATCATACCACTCATCTAGCATTTCCACAAGCCCCCACAGAATGCTGTCTTCATCATTCCAAATAAGATTAATTAACTCCAATCTTTGTTTGTTTAGTAATTCAGGATCAACATTTCTAAATAGAACGGTACGCACTATGCTTCCTCAATTGTATATACTTCTACATTTGTAAACTCATACGTCAAACCCTCGGACATAACTCCCGTGGTATCTGTAAAGAGTTCCAAAGCCATTTCTCTTGCATCTTCTGGACTATCTGCCTCAATGAGAAAACTGTCATCAAAGGTAGCGGTTAAATAGGTTTGATATAACATTATGCCTCCTGAAAGTTGTAGTAGTACCTTATACCATCATGCTCATTAAAGTCAAGTGATCCACGCACACCGTCTTCCTTGCGTTCTACGATAGCCCAACCCATAGCAAAGCCCTTGACTGTGTATTTATCTAACATTTCATCTTTGGTAAGCATCTCTTCCACCTCTTCATTATCGTCAATTAGAATATCATGGAACTCATTCTCATTCCAAGGAACCTCGCAGATAAAGTATCCTAATCTATTTACAAATGAATAACCATTGGAGATGAGTGTCTGACCTTCGTCACCCTCCAACAATGTCCAGACAAAATTGTCGGGGGTAGACTGAACAAACTCCACCTCTTCCCCATATGTCTCAAACATAGTTCCATTCCAAGATGCATTGGAATCTAGATGATTAGTCTTAGGCTTATAGGTTTCTAGCCATTCATCTTCAGTCATTATGCCTCCTCAGCATCAATACTAAGATCATATTGGAAGATATCTACTTCCCAGTCATCTGCACCACGATCAGAGAAACTAAACTCAATATGATCCTCAATGTCATTGATCTCTGCGTCAAGGGGCATCTCAATATTTCCACGGTATACAACATGAATCTCCACAGCATACTGCTTAGTAAGAGATATGTCAAGCATATCTGCAATAACTGTTATGTCAGTAGGAATATATTCTTCTACTTCATACATACTTTTGATATGTTCTTTGACATAGTAAATCTTTGTCGTTGCCTCAAGAAGTTGTTTTCGGTATCCAGATATTTGATCGTCTTTGCTTATTAAAGTTTTTTCTAGTAATTCTATCTTAGCAATCAAATCATTACGATCTTTGGCGGTATCTAACATAACTCTCCTTCATTAGATGGTAAACCAACCCTATAACAGAATATAAAAAATGTCAAGCAAAAATTGGCGATTTTTTGGGAAAGTTCTTAATGGTTCGTAAATGATTATTTATTTATATTTATATAAGAAATAGGCCCGGCCCGCAGCTGCCTATTTTGTCAAGTGATGGGGGGTGAGCAGTTTAGACACATGCTCAGGTGTTTTGATTTACGCGAACGCGACTGTGTTTACAGTTTCCAACATTTTATTCTTTGTTGAGTTAGTCACTGCATCGAAACCACTAGCAGCAGCAAGGACAGACTCTGCATTACCACCGCGAGGATTGCGATACCAGTCTAGTCGTTCTGTCATTGCGTTGTAAGCACCCCACGCAGTGCCCTTGATGTTTACGCATGTCTCACCAAAGTAGATACTGTTTAGCGTATCAATTTTGTTTTCCCACTTTGTGAGAGCACCCTTGACATCTTCCTCAGGCTTTGGATAAACAGCAGTGATGATCTCGAAGAATTGCTTGTCGCTGATTTCTTTTTCGATCATTTCGTTTGCAATCTTATCGAATTCATCAAGATACTTGTTCGCCATGCCAAGTGCCTCGCGTGCAGCCTGCACCTTGCCATTGAGCGTCTGAGTGTGACGAATGCGGAACGATTGCTTAGCACCACGACCCTTATGACCAACAGCCATGTTAAGTGTGTTCTGGCAAACAACACGAACGGGAGTGATGCTAGCCTGAATTGCAAGTGAGCCATCGTGTGAAGTGTGGACAAGAAGATAGTTGTTCACCTTGTCACCACGACCCTTAGGATCTAGGTTGGTCTCACGATCAAGAGCGAGGGAACCAAAGACAACGGTTCCATTCTTGATTGAGCCTGCGGTTTCCCATTGTCCACCGTCAAGAAGGTTATCACCAAACTGAAAAAGTTCTTCATTCTGGAGAACCTTGTAACGCTCGCCAACTACACCTAGAACGTCAGTCTCACCATCGAAAGGATTAGTGCGAACGGTCGCAAAGTAATCACGGTGTGATCTGCCTGGAAGTGCTAATTCCTCCACACGCACATTCCAACCTGAGAGGTGTGCTAGACTGAGCATCTCAGAAGTGGTGACAGGTTCGTCAATGACAGTGCCCAAGCCATGCCAAGCGGGTTCGCGGAGGGAAGCAAAGGAAGCCATCTCGCCGTATTGTTCTAACATGTGAGCCATATTTTCTCCTTATTAGTAATTTATTTGATGTGATAACTATATATCCTGAGACTGACATTTGTCAATAGTTATTTAAAAAATCTACCAGTTTTTTGGTGTGGTCTTAATCACATCGTAAAAGCTTGACAAATCTAAGATTCGGGGGCCGGGATTTTTCTGCATAAAATAAGAAGCCCCCCTAGCAAGGAGCAACGGTGGGTGGGGATGCTCAACTCACTAGGGGGACGTTTGTGTAGTGTTTATGTATCACAGATTCTCATGAGATCTCTCCTTCCACTACTCGCGATCCTGATGGGATTTGAACCCACGACCTTCACCGTGACAGGGTGACGAGCACTCCGCTGCTCTACAGGACCTAGAGTGAAAGGGTATCTAGGCTTTATCCCTTTCAGTTTTACATGCAGTGAGACAAAACATTTTTTGTCATATCTCTATTATGTTAGTACACTAGACTGCAAGTGGGGAAGCGAGTCGAACGCATGAATCCCTGATTCACACTTGCCGCAGCCCAATGGCTTTGTCTAGGTCGCATATCCCCAAGTTAGAAAATGTGGGTATAGTTTAAGATACCTGAACATCATGATTAGCATTATAACGCCGTTCGTGTATCCCCACATTTCCAAGCCACTATTTATTTATTTTGACATTGTATCAAATTACTTGACAGTTGTCCAGCGTTCTCCGTTTACCGTCATAAGACGAACGCGAACAGATCCTGAAGGATTCTGGACAATTTCCTGTACCGTTCCTTCGACTCCGCTCTTGAGAGTTGTGAACTGTGAGCCAACAGTGAGTGTAGACATTTTGCTTCCTTTCGATTGTTTGTTTGTAGTAGAACCTTATCAGATAGGTGGGGTACTTGTCAAGGACTTTCCCCCACCGTTATCAAATTGTTACCAAGAGGCTTGGTAGTAGATTTCCCATTCCCAGTTATCCTCAGGAATAGTAGAGAGAACATGGTCAATCATTGTGACGGTATCTTTGAGATCTTGCATGTAGTATTCGTCAATCTCATACCCGCCAAAGAAAAATCCTTCGACAGGTGGGAGAATGTCTCCAGCCATGGCAGGTTGAGAAACAGCGGCATTGCAAAGATTACGCAACTCTACCAATTTCTCACGCGGTACAGGAATCTCTTGGCACTCATCTACACCACCAGCCAATTCATTAACGAACCAACCATGAATAGCATTTGCCTTACGCCAATATCCAATAGGATAAGAAACACTTATACCAGAAAACTGTGAATACTTTGTCAAGTCTTTGGGAGCAATCGAGGCAATGATATCAAACTCAGGATTAATTTTGATATTCTCACGATCTGAATAGTCATTCTTGCTGAAGTACTTGCGAGCACTTAGATACATATCGAGTCCCATTTGGAACCACCCTTTCCGTTGTTGTTAGTGAAACCCTATCATAGGGGGCTGACATTTGTCAAGACTTTTAGTTGTGATCTGTCTCACACAGGACAGGTATGTCTCTGTCGCCAGGTACGGTTAGAATCCTTTTAAATCCTTCATCATCTACTAGATGAATATCAACCATATCAAGACCATCTACCTTGGTAACTTCATATGTGTTTTCATTTATATAGATAACGTCATTTTCTTCTAGCCAAGCGGCTTTGATATTAGTTGTTGTCATGAATAGAACATACCATATTTTTTTACATATGTCAAGGATATGCAAAAATTGGTGATTTTTTTTACAGGTTCTTAAATGAGTTCTTAAAAGATTGACATATACTAGGAAAGGGGTCCGGGCTTTTCACCACCAAAGATCGGCAAAATAAAACGCGGCAATCAAAAAAATAATTCCAACAATTCCCCTAGTTATTGGCAAACTGTTCACCAATCTGTTTAGAAATTTCATTGTACAAATTAATTATAGTTGTTATATCAAAATCACCATGCTCTTGATCATGTGATCGCAAAATTTCTAACAGTGCCTCCCATGCAATTGGGGGTAGATCAATTTTCATTTTTTATTCCTTGTCAATAAATATGTCTATGATGCTGTCAATAAGAAACCCAGTTATTATTCCAAACAAAAAAGTCATGAAGTATGTCATGATGCACTTCCTCTCTTGACAATCCAGATCAATGCTTGAGCAGTACGAGGTGTCAATCCGAATTCATTCGCAACACTTACAACTGCCTCGCACATTTCACGGTATTGTGTTTTATTAGGTGAATCGAAAGATACGTTAGCAGCCTTGCACATCCACACATCAATGACTACCGCGTTCTCATCACCTGCAATAGCGCGAGCGAATGCGTTAGTCTTCTGACCCTTGAGCGCATCGAATCCCAATTCCAAACTATTGTTAGCCATGGTGAGATTATTGCTTAGACCCTTGACAGGCTTACCACTTGCGAATGCATAAGCCTTGGCAACATTGGATGACCAACGCTCACGAGGTGAGAATGCAGATACAACACTCGCACCAACTTCCAAAGACTTGCCTAGCAATTCCGCAACATCTTCCGCAACTTCTTGCGCCTCATAGTACCAAACACTAGCAGCCTCTACTTGACCTAGCGTGGCTTGCATGATGAGCGAACGGTACGAATCTGCATAGGTGGACAATTGGACGGGGGTATCAATGGTGAGTGTGTTCATGTATTTAACCTATCAGATTAGTCAGAGAATGTCAAGGACTTGTGCTTAGTTTTTCTAGAATATTTATTTTTATTTTTATGAGGCATAGCTGCATTAGACCTTCGCAATTCCTGCCAAAATCTAATTTCTTCGCTAGTCTTTTTTCGTGCTTTCATCATGATGATAGTTTATCCTAGTTTTCTTAAATTGTCAAGGGCTTTGGCGAATTTTTATAATGTGTCCTTAATCATACTCTAAAAGGTTGACAAGATTGAAAAATCGTGCCGGGCCCAAAAACCCTTATATACCAACGCTTTTCAACGATTTATTTTATACATACACTCCAATGCTTCACCCAAATACTTTTCCACTTCATTGTGATTACCATCAAATAAACTTAGCATTGCACGTTTGATATTATTCGATGCAAGAAATTCATAGTTGTTTAATTCTTTAACTGATCTCATTCATTACCTCCAAAAAATAAATTGGTCATGTTGTAATTATCAATGCGATATCCTTTGTGTTCCATTGGATACACGTTGCAACCTTCAGACATGTCATTGATCATTTCCTCACTAGTTAGCGCAGAATCAATAAGATACACTTCATCACTCAATGGAATAAGTGTTCCCGTTCCCTGGTGGTATATAAATAGTTTTTTCATTAGAATGGAACCTCCACAAATTGTGTTTTACCAATATACAGTGTGCCATCATTGGCATGAAATACCTTCGATTGATCAAAGGCATTATCCTCAAATACAGAATAAATATCGAGCCAAGCGTGCTCAAAATCTAGTGACATTTTCATTTTGATTCCTCTCGACATAGTGGCCAATGCAATGGCCGTGGTGTTGGATTCTCTCGCCAGTTCTGGCATGTTTCGCATGTTTTCATGGTTTCACCTTAGCATAGGGGTCTGACATTAGGATACGGGGCAGGGAGTTTTCCAAGCGTTCCAAGATCCTATCTCGCAATTGATACAGCGGTAGCATTCATCGACTACCCCAATAACATGCGTGCCAGAATAATCGGCGGTGTGCTTAGGGAGATTTTGGAGGTTAAACATTTTGATCCTTTCGATTTATAAATAAAGATTAGCACAGGGGTCTGACATCAGGCTGCTGCGATAGCAGCCCTAGCAGCGTCTACAAAATCATAGATCCAATTCTGTAGTTGTGAATAGGTAGCAATTTCGATACGCTCAAGACTTGAGCCCTTAGCCAAGTACTGAGACTCGACCCACGCGAACGCTTCGACATCGACCATATTTTTTTCATGGTCTACCCAGGTGGTTACCTCGAAGGATACAGAATCAACGATGAATTTTTGAGTTTTCATTTTATTACCTTTCATTTATAAGATTAGATTATCATAGGGGTCTGACATTACACCAAAGACAGGTGCTTGCCAGACTCTCCAATAGTTTGGACATCAAGCACGCGACCAAAGAAGGTAGGGTGCTCGGTTGGGTCACCTGCGGTTTCTACACGCACGGTCTGACCATTGGTAAGGGTAACTAGGTAAATAAACATTCTTTATCCTTTCGATCTAGTAACTAGATCCTATCATGGGGGTCTGACATTCACTTTCCAAAATATGTGTACAAAAGGTATCAAAACGGACATTTGTGATTGTAACGGTTTGATAACGAAGTTATCCACAGCTTATCCACTAAAATCTTGTCAAATCGACACACGCAGGGTTAAATGAATATTAGGTTAACAAATCTCCACAGGTTTTCCACAGGTTCTTAACGTAAGGCCTTAAAGATATCCACAAGTTATCCACAGCGGGACCGGGCCACTTTCCGCACATGCAAAAAACCCTTATATACCAACAACTTTTTAGATCATACTGCCTAACAAATAACATATAGCAAAAAACAAAATGAAAATAAAAACAATAGGCAAGAAAACTCCTTTATTACCAACGGTTTTTAGGCTCGATACTTTTCTAGAAATGATTCTACTAATTCATTGGGCACATATGAATAAACTCTAGCGTCACCATCTGAATATTCTGAATAGTCTGCGAATTCTTCCATCGTCTCTATCTGGAATCTTCCACGGTATAGAAATGCTAACTCACTAGACTCTCCATGCACACAATAGTGTGAAGGACTATCTTGCACGCTTATGCTATCAGCCATTGGGTGATTGATTTTGATTCGATCATTGATCCAAAAGTATTTCACACTTCCTCCAAATAACGCAGGGTAGATCCAAGGAAGTCTAGCGCACTAGCCTTATTCTTGTCAAAAGAAAATGTGAATGCGTCTAGTTCATTGTTTAGATAGTTATATACGTTTGCTGTATGTGAACCATTTTCCCAAACAATTTGCAAGGTAGGTGTATTGATTTGCATTAGTTAGCCTTCCATGTGTAGAGATAGTTTCCGTTTTCATCTTCGAATGGGCAACCGCTTTCCCATGCTCTTTGCCAATCTTGTGAGGCTTGATAGTCTGCACACGTTGGCTCATCTTGTGTTTCGATTGCACCTACCGTCCCCATGATTAACAACATGAGAGCAGAGAACGCGAGCACCGCTACTGTGTTTCCACGCTTAGTTAGTTGCATTTACATACTCCCCACACTTGACGCATTGACGCGAGACCTGATTATGGAAGGCACTCCAATTTACAGATAGAGTGACATGACGGCGGTTATCTGTGCAATACATTATGCCACGCTCATTTCTTTGATAGACCAACCTGTATTGGTGCAACCTTGCAGAGTACCTTGCAGAATTGCGAGGGCAGTTTCGGCAGAGTGACACTCATAGGCAAACTCTTGGGTTAGACCTTCGGGGGATAGGGTTAGTATTCTCATTGATTGCATTTTATTTCCTTTGTTAGTTTGTTTATAGATTTATATTAACATGGGGGTCTGACAATTAGATCGACCGCACCCATTTGCCATTTACATTTTCCCATGCCCCACAAGCAGGACATTCCATTGCGATACCTACAGGCTTGCCATGACCTTGGCAAGGTGTCTTTCGTTGTTTCATTTTATTACCTATCTACTAAGTTTGTGGGGGGAGAGGAACGATTATTTGCTAGGCTCACCTTTCGGATTATTTGCTAGGCTCACGCTCTACTCTCTATTTATTTATAGTCTGAGACTACCATAGGGGGCTGACAATTGCAAGTCTATTTGTCATTTATTTGATAACGATTAAATAACGGTTATCGTTAGGTTTTCCCAAACCTCTTGAGCACAAGTGGAGCAGCGCTCACACATTGGGGTAGTCTTGACATTACCGTTAGGCAATACCTGAGAGACATTCTCTATCGCATTATGACGAGTAGCAGAGGAGAGGCATAGGAAGCCATTGCATTTGATTGTATTGATAGTGAACATTTCTAACTTCTTTCTTTTTGTTTATCTTTTGTTATGTCTACATACTAACATGGGGGTCTGACATTGACCGATAATAGGACACATTAGGCAACGATATCCGCAGATTAGGTGCTCGAAAAAAACTAATTCAGTTTTGTTTATATCAAATAAAAAATTCTTTAGTTGAGTTTTATTTATTTTGCTACGGATTTCGTTGTTATTTATTCACAAGTTATCCACAAAAAAGTTGTCAAGTCGACACGCCGATATTTATGAAATTGTTATGTTGTGTGCTCACTAAGACAAATCGGACATTTGGTACAAAACATGCACCATACTCCACTGACACATATTAAACAAAACTTAAAATGAAAGTTGAATTAATGGTATAATTAAAATATGAAAACTTGCTCAAAATGTAAACTTTTGTTGCCTATAAATAAATTTTCCAAGGGTACAAACCTTGGAGGTCTTTCATCTTATTGCAAAGATTGTTCTCATGAATATTATAAAAATAGATATAAAAGAAAAAAGAAAATTATGCACAAAACACAAACACATAAACAGTGCAGGTTTTGTGAAAATATATTGCCTATAAATCAATTTCATAAAAAAGACAAAAGAAATAATAAAACAGAAACATATTGTAAAGAATGTAGAAGTTATCTTGGGCACGAAAGAGTTTTACACAGATACAAAATGACAATAGATCAATATATTACAATGTTAAAAGAACAAAACTATCAATGCAAAATTTGCGAGGGTACAGAAAATAAAAGACTGTCAGTTGATCACGATCATAACTGTTGTCCTGGTCAAACAACTTGTGGAAAATGTACAAGAGGTCTTCTTTGCTCTTATTGTAATAAAACTTTGGGCTTAGCAAAAGATAACGAACAAATTTTGCAAAAAATGATAGACTATTTAAAGCAGTATAAATAAAAAATAGCGGGTATAAAAAATTTTTAAACTTTGTAAAAACTCAGCGGTACAAAATAGTGAATAATAAATTTTGGTATAATAATGTTACAACTAAATAAGGAGTAAATATGTCAAAACAAACAAAAACAATGCTCAAATCATGGGGCAATGTATTCATGGCAGCAGTCATCACAGCATTAACAGTCGTTATTGTAGAAACAAAAACACTTGCTCTTGATTGGCAGACAGCAGAAGCAGTCCTGATTGCAGGACTGGTTGCAGTATTGCCAGTTATCAAGAATTATTTCGACAAAAACGATCATCGCTATGGAAAAGGTGCTGACCAAGAGTGACAGGTATCAAAGGGGTCTTTCGTAATCATTTGCGAGAGCGCCCCTTTGATTTTTATGTAGCATTTGTTTTATTTTTGTTGGGGGTATGGGGATTCATAGATCCTACTTGGCCAGAATATTATGCTGATGGCGGAATGCTCATTCTTATGACAGTAATAAGTGTATATCTCATGATCTCTTCTTCATTTATTATGGCATCACTTCTTTGTAAGCGCCAAAAGCACCCTGTATTGGCCTTGATGGGGGAAATGTATGGGTGGTTCTTTATTTCTGCTGCTGCAATTGCAACATCAATCGTATACTTGGTGGCTTTGTACCAAGGAGTGAATAATATTCTTGTTTGGGCAATATGGTTCTTTATTTGGTTGGGCATGGCTGTGTCTTCTGGAGTAAGGGCATTAGACCTTTTTAATTTTTATAGGAGTCTTAAAGGATAGAATGGAAAGCCCTATCATTGTAGCGATCATAGGTGTACTTGCCGCCCCAGTTGCTGCATTCTTTACTTGGTTTGTCAATCGCAAAAAGCATATAGCGGATATTTATTCTGCCCTTGCTGAGTCATCACAATCTGCTGTTGAAACAATGCAGATGACCATGAACACTCTTCATGATGAACTTCTTGATGCTAAGTCTAAGATAGAAAATCTTCTTGAAGAAAATGAGTTATTGCGTCAGGGTCTGAACGAACTCAAAGTACAAAATAGAATACTTCTAGAAGAGAACAAGGAACTAAGAACTAAGATAGATCAGATTGGATTGCAAATGAATAACTTTCATCCAAACGTAGATTCCTCCGAGAAGCAGTCATAACAGCGTGACAATTAGCACATCTCACTTCACACTTCTTTATTTCTTCTAGGATAGTGTTCCACGCATAATCACTTCTTATCAGATTTGATACGCTTGCTTTCTTATTATCGGCAATGTGGTCAAACTGCAATGCTTGTGCATGTTCTGCGTATCCGCAGTCGATGCACCCTTGTGCAGTTTTAATCATGCCTGCGAGTCTCCATTTTGCCGCTCTCTTTCTTGCTCGCGCCGACTTAAATGCGAAATTCATTCCATGCTCTTGTTGTGTGGGGATAGATTTGGTGGAGCGTTGTGTTAATCGCTTTAGCATATTCTTGAATCTCATACTGGGCATCTTCCTTGTCGCGGAGACTTACAAAATGTAGTAGTGCATTGAGGCTTGCTGTCCATCGCCATCTAACATACATAGCGTATGCAGGTAGGAGCAGTCGTGCTTGTTCTGGGGCTACTCCATCTCTCAGCGCATCCTCATAATCCTTTATACCTCGCTCTACAGAGGCTCGTAAACGTTGTAAGCACTTCGCACCAGTCTCTGCGTTTACGGACTCCCCAGAGCCTTGTTTTTTATTTTCTGGGGCACTTCTCCATTGAGCAACGGTAGGGATATAGAATTGCTCCTTCTCAGTAATATATCTTCGAGAAGATTCATTCCAACCAAGTTGATCGTCCAAGTGGGAGGATGAAACAGCGTGCTTGTACCATTGTCTTGCTACCATCAAGGGAGCATAAATTTCAAAGGTAGAAACACAATGTCTTAAAGTAGAATCATGCTTATCTCTAACCAAGAAGTTGATAAGATTAATATCTTTATCACCAAGAGAAGAAACTTCTTTATCAAAACTAACTCTTGCAGCATTTACAACATCAAGATCAGAACCCATATTGTTAACTAGTTTTACATAACCATGATCTAAAACAGAAATCAACTTAAACCCTTTCATTTATCCCTCACTACGTTCGGGATCAGTATATCAAGAAGACAGACTTCACTTCTTCTCTTCTCTTATATATAAAGAAAAGTGTACACTACAAAAAATTCTTGTCAATACCTTTTTCCCTAAAAATTAATAAAATTG